AAATTACTAACGTACGAAGTGAATGAAACAGATTGATTTTAAGAGAAGAGATGCTAAGGATGCACATCCTATGGCTCAGGAGATTGCTAAGCCAATGCACAAAGAATTTATCGAAAGAGGTTTTATAGATAAATAAAACTATATTTAATAACCTAAAAAAAACATGAATTTAAAAGACATTTTTAATGGAAAGAAAAGTAAATCATTCACTGAGCAGTTAGCAGCTGTTAAGAGCATATTCAAAAGCTCTTATGAACAAGCAATCCAACTTAACTCGGCAATAGCAGAGGACACAAAGGTTAAACAGAATGAGATTGCTGCTATTCAAACTCAAATAGACTTTAACACCAAGATTTCAGAAGATAATACCAAGTATATTGATAAACTGAAAGAACTCATTGGATGATAAAGTTTGAAATCGATAATGATGAGGAGAAAGCTGCTAAGGAATTTATCCAGCAGCACTCCGAATCATGTAAGGTTTACAATAGGATGGGAATACCAATGGGCCCACTATTCACGTACTGTTTTACACAAACTGGTATAGGTGTAGGAGTAAATATTTTATGTACTAAATGTGGGGATAAAAAGGATATAACTAATTACAACAAGTGGTAAAATGGGAAATATTATATGTATAATTCTATTAGTATTTTGGGCAGTATGTCTAGTAGGTCTGGTATGCTGTGCCGTGCAAGCTGTTAGATCTTTTAAAAAGTTAAAGCGCAATGATGATGTGGCTTCTTACCGCCTTGATCTTGTTCATAGATGCTGCCCAGATATAGATCTCGCAGAGAAAATAGTGAATAAGCATACATACGAAGAAATGCTTCAATCATCTAAACCTTTAGAGGATAGCTACTGGTTCACTCCGGAGGAAATTGAAGAGATTAACAATAACCATTTATCTCGCCTTATAAGAACATACGTAGCTGAGAAGATTAAGGAGCAATGACTTTCAAAGAATATTTTGGAGACTGGTCTAAGGTAATAGATGAGCAGGAGACATTGAAGATAATGCACTGGCTAAAGGATGTAAATCCAGAGATACTATGCCCAGCTAAACAAAATATCTTTAGGGCTTTTAAGTTATGCTCCCTTAAGGACTGCAAAGTTATCATGTTAGGACAGGATCCATATCCTCAAAAGGGTGTGGCTACTGGAATACTCTTTGGTAACTCTGCAGATACACCTGAAGAAAGACTCTCCCCCTCACTCCAAGTAGTGAAAGAGTCTGTAATAAACTATGAGATGCCTCATAATAGAATAGAATTTGACAACACTATGGAATCCTGGGCAAAGCAAGGGGTATTAATGATTAATACTGCGCTTACCTGCGAAGTAAATAGGGTGGGTTCTCATTTTAATATTTGGCAACCCTTTATGTCCAAATTAATCCATAATTTAAGTACTTATGATGGAGGACTTATATATGTATTGTTTGGAAATCAAGCAAGTCTTTTTAAGAAAGATATAGTGCAATCCTTTGGAATATTTGAGATATATCATCCGGCTTTTTACGCTAGAAGGTGTGAGAAAATGCCATATGATTTCTTCCCTGGGATTAATAGAGCACTTCAAGAACACTATAACACTAAAATAAAGTTTTACAATGAAACAGAATATGGAACTTGTTAAACCTCTAAAGATTGACTCCTCTAAGCAGGGAATCTGGTTTACTTCAGATCTACATTTTGGACATCAAAACATTATAAAATTCTGCAAGAGACCTTGGAAAACAACTGAGGATATGGATTGGAATCTTATCCAAAACTGGAACTCTGTAGTTAAACCAGATGATCTTGTATTTGATCTAGGAGACTTTGCATTTGCTACAAATGCACGATGGAAAGAACTTTTGAGTCAGTTAAATGGACATCATTATTTGATTTTGGGTAATCATGATATTTTAAGATGGCCTGGAGATAAAATAATGGAGCTCTTTGAGGGTGTATCCCATCAAATGATTCTTAAGATAGATGGAAGGACTGTATATCTTAATCATTATCCTTACTTATGTTTCGGAGGAGCATGGAGAAAGCCTGAAAATGCAGTATATCAACTGTTTGGGCATGTTCACTCTGGTCCAAATTGCGGAGGAACTGACACTGATAGATTAGTTAATCTATTTCCATATCAGTATGATGTTGGAGTGGACAATAATAATTATACTCCAGTATCTTGGCAACAAGTGCAGGAAGTTATAAATAAACAAGTGGAATATGGTATAGAAGCTCAAAATAGAGTACACACTATTCCAGATGCTGCTTATAAAGAATGACAAGGGAACTATACAATGGTTGCAGAGAGAATTTTATCTTTGCAACCATTCTAGGTATCGTCATTTATTTGATATGTAGATAGGTAATATCACCCAAGGTCAAATAGACGAATTTAGTAAACAGATGTATAACAAGGAAAATCATGTACTATGGATCCAATAGAAATAACATTTAAAGATGGGTTTAGACTGTGGTATGTCTGTGACTATACTGGTCCGGCAATTATAGTATCTGAACCAAACAGAGTTCCTACAAGAGATCAGGAACACAAAATTTGGATAGTGGATGGCATATACAGAAGTGCATATGTTGAAAGTAAATTCCTCTCTAAGTTATTTGGACTATGCGCCCCAATGATTAGGAAGGAATTAAAGCATTATCCAACTCTGAAATGGGAGGATGCTCCCATTGAAATAGAAATAGGTAGGGTTAAAATTTGTTATTATTAAATGAAAGAAATATTAGCTGGAACATATTGGCTTATAGCAAATGGGGATGGCAGTAGAGCTATCTGTAAAGGAAAAAAGCCTAAGGAAATAGGAAAATCTGCATGGGTAATCGAACGTCCAGAAATGGGATGGATTACCTTAGATAACGATATTCACGTTAGAGCAAAATACAGAGATAAAATCATTAACAAGAGTGACTTTCAAGGTCTAGTTTTTCCTAAGATTTCTTATGAGAAGAGTCCTATGGAAATTGAAATAGGAAAATCTGGCAGAGTATACACGTATGAATCCGAACACACTAAAGAAAATTCAAAGACTTCTTAATGGGGAATCTTTTAGAACTAAAGAGCCTGGAAATTCCATGCTTCCTCTTTACAAGAGCAATGAGGAACATTTACTAACCCCAATCACTTGGGATAAGTGTAAAGTTGGGGATGTAGTTTTCTGTAAGGTTAGAGGGTCTTGTATAACTCATAAAGTCTATGCTATAGATAGCAAGAAAGGATGTCTAATTGGAAATAACTTTGGGCATATGAATGGATGGACTAAAAATGTATATGGATTAGCACACAAATTATGACGCATATTTTACCAATACTTTGTTTATTAATTTTTGTTTTCTTCCTAGAGATTCGTATAAGGAATGAACTTATGGAAGTAGAGCAGAAGTTTAAAATTCTAAAAGAAGAGATATTAAAAAATAGAGAGAAGATTAAGGAAAATAGGGAAGTAATATCTAAAATAAAGTGAGTAACATTTGTGAGAATACCCTTCGAGTATATTCCGAAAATTCGGAGAATTTAAAGTATGTAGAAGCCTTCTTTAAAGATTTAGGAGATGTAGAAAGAGTTGATGATGAAAACTTAGAAGTCTATTTCGACTCAAAATGGAGATTTCCAGAAGGGGAAATGAATAAGTTATACGTGAACCTCCCAGATAAAAGTAGTATTAATATGACCTGTCTTTCAGTTGAATGGGGTTGTCTCTATTGTCAATTCCACAGTTGTGGCAAAGGTGGGTGGATAGCAGAAGACTAATTATGAAAATAGAAAGTGTTACTGGTTGTACTTGTGATTCGTTAACAGTTGATAATGTAGAAACTGTTGATATGGACAGGACAGATGTACAAAATGCCATCAAAAAACTAGTTGACAGAGAAGATGATCTAGGAGTTCTTCAGTCTGTTCTAATAGACCTTGTGGAATCCCAAGGTGAGTTTGAGGATTTAGGTCATTGTGATCAATGTGGTGATTGGATAACTAAATACACAGTAGAATTATGATAAAAATTTGTGCAATAAGTGATCTTCATGGTTATCTTCCAAAGATAGAATCATGTGAGTTAGTATTAATTTGTGGAGATATTGTTGGGCTTCATGCTCAACGATATCCAAAAAGCTGTAAGGAGTGGTATATTGACTGGTTCAAACCCTGGGTTAATGAACTGCCATGCGATAAGGTTCTATTTATACCTGGAAATCATGAAGTAGGAATGGAAGGTCATGAGGAAGAATATAAAAAGTTATTTAGACCTCACGACAAGGCAACAGTCCTATTTCATGAATCCTATGAATATTTAGGAAGTGATGGAAAAACTTATAAAATCTTCGGAACTCCTTACTGTAAGATTTTTGGCAATTGGGCTTACATGAGACCAAATAGTGATTTGAAGGAAAAGTTCTCAGAAATCCCAGAGGGATTAGATATTCTACTTACGCATGATGTAGCATATGGATATGCTGATCAATCTTTACAAGATACAGGATGGGGGACGGAGGAGCACTTTGGGACAGTTGAATTACGTGATGCTATCCTGGAGAAGAAACCTAAACTTCATTTAAGTGGTCACATTCACACTGCTGATCACAATCTAGTAATGATTGGGGATACGAAACACTATAATGTAAGCTATCTAGATGAAACATATACCCCTACATTTGAACCACTTTATCTTGATATTTAAATTATGTTAGACATTAATGAACTTATAAAATCTTCAATGAAGTCAGGTGATAAGGTAGCACTTCGTGCTTACAAGAACCTGAAGGCAGAAATACAAAAGGTTAAAACGGCAAAAAATGCTAAACCTTATACTGATGCCGCTGAGATTCAACTTATCTCGAAAATGTGTAAGAATTTGGAAGAGGCTATTTTAGACTTCTCTAAGGCTCATAGAGAGGACTTAGTGGCTGACTATACAAGTGAATTAGAAGTACTAAAAAAGTTGCTTCCAGAGCCTGTAAATGAGTCACAGATATGTTCTTTTATAGAGAAGTACTGTCTAAATAACAACCTTGTCGGGAGTACAGAAGCTCAAGAAAATATTGTTCAAATCCCTAAAAAAGAAATGGGAAAGGTTATAAAGGCAGTAAAGGAGACATATCCACAAGCAGATGGAAAGTTAATCTCATCTATCGTTAAGAAATATGTTATTTAAGTATGTTTTTAGCAGACCTGTTGTAATAAATGGAAAAGACTCTATCTTTATAGACGATACCTTAGAGTTTAATGAGGAAGACCATATTGTTATTAATCATACCCACAGAAAGAGGTATACAGTAACTGATGAGGAGCTATTATCTATCAAGAATGGGTGTATCCCTATTAAGGATAATGCTCCTAGGGTTCCAACTCCAGAGGATAAGGTTAATCACCCGGGTCATTATACATGGTTGAAGCAACTATGCGGTATAGAGGTAATTGATATTACTAGACATATGGATTTTGATCTCGGAAATGCTATTAAGTATATCTTACGATGTGGACATAAAGAAGAACTTGGGTATTCCAATAAAGAAAAAACTATAGAAGATTTGAGAAAAGCAATATTTTATATTAATGATAAAATAGGAATGCTTGAAAGACAATAAATAATAAGCCTCTGACGGTGTGAGTTAATTCTCATACTGCCAGAGGCTTTTTTTTTTTAATGTGCTATGTGATATTGATTACAGTATCTACACTGATAGACTGTATATTCCATCAAGTTCATTTTTCTAAGATATTTCTACGCAGATTCCTCTGAATAGAAAGCCTACTTTGCTTTACCTAATTTATTATAGTGACATCTAGGGTATTTGCCCTTCAAATCACTTCTAGGGAGAAGGTTCATATTATATAATAAAAATCACTTCTATTTAATATATCTAGAGATTCTGCAGGGCATCTATAATCCCCATTATAAAATATTAGAGAATTAGAACCAAAGTCCCATTTAAAATACCCTATAAAGTTAGGTAATTTACCTAGCTTTCCATGTCTCGCGATTTCAGTTATTTCACTGTAAGTCATAGATTCTTAAAATTGCTCTACTTAAACAGTAGAGCTTTTTTTTTTTTTTACTATTGGGATTTAATATATGCAAATCCAGTATCTTTAATAGATCTAGTTAAACCAGTATTATCGAATATTAAATATTTCCAAGATTTGTCTCCGAATATTGACTGTCCTGCATCCTTTAGTAAATTAACAGGAGCACTGTAATATGGAGGATTCATATTCTCTCCAAAGAACTATATAACATTTATAGGACCCTTATACTAATCATAAGACCTAGAAGATGACTTATATAATATCTCTGTTAGAAGATTTACTAATACTGGATTGTCAGCAGCTGTCTTCTTGTGCTCTTTATATGCTGGAGTCAAAAGTAATCCGAACAATGAACCAAGTAAAGCAAACATTAGTGCGTCTGATGTAAGCTTAAATACATTAGCTTTTACCATATTGTTACCCTTTACATAAGCAACTGCTGCCTTTAACCCATCCTCCTTAGTAATATTAATTAAGTCACTTAACGTAGGAAAAATACCCTACACTATAATAGGAACATTCTTATATACTGGCATTCCAGTATCCTCATTGGTTATATTACCATGCTCGTCAAAGAATAATTTATTACCTTTATCGTCTATTTCCTATTCTAATTTTAAGGAAGACACTCCATTCTTCTAAGTTGGCATAAAGTAATTATTAATAATTCCGTTCATCCAAGTAGAGAAGCTGCCAAAAAGGAAACCGTAGCTGGCATTTTCCTCCATAGCTCTTTTACCTTTATCATATGAACCATATATATTATCACCTAAACCTCTGATAGCATTAATCATACGTTTAGAATATGGCTCTGGCAAATCGTCAGTCATTTCTATTGGATTATCTGGATGCTCCTGATTATACTCCCTAACTCTAGAGAAATAAAGAGATTTGGCTTTTTTATATTCTTCAGATCCAACCACCCCATATTTAAATGCTTTAAATCTAGCATCCTTAGTCCAATCATACTTAAGATTTCCATCTGGATCTAAACTTATCGCTTCCCATACACCATCATGCATACACTTAGCAACAAATAAAGTCATCCTATTTAGGAAGTCAGGACCTCTAAGAGTACTATACATCCAATTCTCATAGTTTAATATTCCATTTCTACCAGTTTTTGCTTTCTCTGCAATACGGCCAACATCTGTATTTGATATCCTATATCTTAAGCATAACTTACTTAATAAGTTCTAAGCCATAGCGTTTGAAGAACTATGAGTCCATACATACGCGTAAGCCTTACTTATATCCTTAGGATTCAAATCTGTGTTGAGTTTAATCACAGACCTTATAAAATTCTGCTAAGCACCTTCTATGGAGTCTCTTAGAGCTGATACAATATTTCCTCCAAGTAGCATATGGGATACTATCCTTTTAATTGGAGAAATTACTCCAACTATTTTCTTTTCAGCTGGACTCATGATTGAGGTATGGAATACGTTAGTTTTCAAGTAGTCCTGCATATATTTGATTTCCTTGCTTACTGTCTCTTTATTTCCATTATAATTACCAGTAATGTGGAGTTCTAGCATCAATGCTTTAGAGGCTATGAGTAATTTGTTATACTGCGTAGTAGATATATGTTTAGCTAGAAAGTCTACCAGTATATTCTCCACGTTGGTTTCAAAGAATCCTTTCCCGTATTTATCTAATAAAGCCTTTCTAGATTTCATAGTTTCATTAACTCCACTCTAACTAGTCGGCATACTTAAGCTAAATGGATTCTTTAAATGCATTCTATAAAAGGAATCAGAATCTCTTCCAAGTAGTTCACGCTCTTCGTCAGTAATTCCTTCCACGAACTCGTCAAATGCAGTTGATGCGTCCTTTACCTTTTTGCAAAAGTTTTTCATTCCAGCTAAAATAGCTTCTGCACTCTATCTCTTAGTAGCACCTGAAGCTCTTTCCAGAGGAACCCATAGGTATTCTGGGTGTGTCTTTATCCATTCCTTAATTTTTGGATCATTGGATGAATAAAATCTGGAATTTCCATTCCTATTAATTTTGTCTATTCTGAACAGAACCTCTTTTAACAACTCCCTTTCCTATGGCTTTAAATCATTAGAGGTATCATAAGGATTTTTAAATGACATTAATTCATCATCTGGATTGAAAAAGTTTGAATATTGTTGAGCCTAATTTCCTACTATCATATTCTAAGCAGAAGTATATCCCTGTTTCTTATAAAACTAGTCAAACATTCCTCTAATGTTAGAATCATATTCTTTAAGGAACTCTTCTGCAATAGTATCATGAGTTATCTGAAGATTATTTACAACTATTTTGATGTTCTCAGAATCTACAGTAGGTGCAGTAAAGAATGTTGTATTTAATCCGTTTAAAGAGTTTTTATTTTTAGGAGTTTCCCCTCTTAATGTTAGATATGCCCTGGCGGTTAATTCATATAGAGTTGCCATATTTCTAGTAAGAGACTAAGTAGGCTATGCTAGAGCTTTTTCAACTTCCTCTGGGTCTGAGAATGATGGATATTGTGTTAAGATTCTATTTAATATATTTTCTAAGGAATGCATCTAAACTACATCATTATCTACTTCTTTCAATTCATCAAAGCCATACTGAGCATATTCCCTAACGTACGCCTCTGGTTTTCCAGTTGTGATAGTAATGTATTCTTTTAGAATCTCTTCTACAGGATCTGTAAACTATGCAACTGAAAAATTATTCTCAATATTTAATCCGGAGTTTTCCTTGTTTACTACTGTAATTATGTTCTAGAAATAGTTCTTATTAAATTCACCGATATTATAGGATCTATAAGCTGCTCCATTTATAGAACTTAACACACCTAGAGTTCCAAGCTTTACATTGCCTCCTAACTATGGTAACATTTCATTTAGCAGCTCCATGGTTCTTACTGCCTCTACGTTACCATAATCGCCTTCCAAATCTATATACTCGCTATCTCTCCTGTAATACCCTAATATATTATTTCTCCCCTGTCTAATAGGGGCTTTTGCTCTTAAATCAAAGGAAGATAAAGTAATTATATCTAAGGTATTATCTTCATTATTCTTAAACACGAGTATATTTGCATCAATTAAATCTGGAAGGAGTTCCCAAGTATATTCCCTTTTTCCAGTTTTTTCATCAGTGACATAATCATTTAGATACTTTCCTAGGACGGACTCCAACTAAATAGCAATACTCTTTAGACCAGGAACAGTTGAGAAAGTCATAAATCCTTTATTATAACTATTGACTATTGCTTCCTTAAGTCTTTGAGTAGAATATCCCTTTGAATCTTCTAAGTCTGATACATATCTGGATACTAAGTCAAGAATTTCTTGATTCTTCTCTTTAGGCTTATTAGACTTAATGTTATGTTTTTCTCCTTTTATAGTTACTTCATAAGCATGGTCTATGTCATTTACCTAAGAAATTACTAATGGCTCTGTTCCCTCAGGATCTATAGAAGGGGCATATTTAACCCATTCCTTAGCAGATTGTCCGATTCCTTCACTTCTTAAGTTTACAGTTGGAAAAATAGCCTTATTTACCTCTAAAGCTCTAGATATAGGCTGAGAAGATATATGATAAGGGATTGAATTATCTTTTATAAAGTGGGCTACCTACTTGTCGAACTTATGCATTGAGTATCCATTTCCAGATTTCTTAGTACTATACTGTATAGTTGCTTGCACTTTGGCTGAGGATACTACCCCGTTTGAATCATAGGCAATTCTAACTGGGATAACATTCAAATCTATGTTTTTAATATTAACTCCATTATATGCTAGCATCTATTTTAGAAAAGCTAATTGGTATCTATACTTATCAGCCTTTACTCCTGTCCACTCTCTTGGACTTTGTGTTGTAGTCTTTAGTGCATACATATGAAGAGTCCCATCTTCACCTACAAATAGCCAATCAATATGCCCAAATATTTCCTTATCCAGCCCGGATAGTTTAGCTTTAACATTTAAGCCCTAAATAGCTTTACTATTGAGATATTTTCCCTTCTCTTTAACCCAAACGCCATGCAGCTAGTCTCTTAAGGAAATTGCAACTTTCTGCATACTATCTGGAACAGAATCTGCAATTAGATCCTAATATTTAGCATCGTCATTCTCAAATAGGATTTTAGAATCACCAAGTAAGTGAATAAACTTAGCATCATTTCTTAAGTACTTCCACTGCTCTATTTCCTGGGATACCTATTTTTCTGCAGACTCAGGATCTATTCCTAAATCCTCCACCAAGTGTTTTATGCTCTCCTATGTATATGCATCAATATTAAATGGAGTAACTAGCGGTTTACCCTCTATATTACATTGTGGCATATCAAGGAAACTTAACACATTTAGTCTTGACTAATCAAATGAAGGTTCTCCATCTATCATAGATGTCTAGCTTAGAGTAAGACCTTCTACCTTAATAGAATTGAGCTTATCTATCTGTGAAGCCTACCTGTCGGCTCTACTAAATACTATATCTGTTATCTTATCAAGTTGCTTAAGTTCATTCTTGTTAGAAAAAACTTCATCCAAATAGTCTAGAAGTTCACTATATGAAGTAAACTCTTGACCATTGGCTTTCAAAGTATAATGACAATAATTCATATTAACATTTTTCTATTATATTACCATCTGCTACTTGTTTAGAGATCCACGCAGATATCTTTCTTGAGTTTTTAGTAGAACCAAAATCTATATCAGGAGACTATAGCATTTGAGCCACTTCTTTATTAAATTTTCCAAAAATGCTAGTTATGCTCTTTCCATAAAATTCCTTTACATCTACAATATTTGTATTAAATACTGATTTAGTTAATTTCTTTAACTATTCTTCAGATGCACTAAATACCTAATCTGTTTGAAGAGAAGTATGTCTTCTAACATAGTTACTAAACAGTTTGGCAAACACCTCCTCTGCCAAATCCATCTATGATAGCTCAGAATACCTATCTCTAAGCTTATTCATGGTGAATCTACCTTCATCAGTACTTAGTACTAAATTTAATAACCTTTCGTAATTACCTCTTAATTCTGGATTGCTCTTTAACATTCCTAAAACTAAATGGACATGTTCATGTAATAGGTCATTAGTGGAAGCAATTGAAGTATTTACATAGACCTCACCATTATAAATAAAAGCCTTATCAATATTAGGATCAGCTATTCCCTTTAATTCCTCTGAGACCTCTTCAGAAGTAACTAAGTTTATAGGGACTCCAAATTGATTCTGCAGAGCAGTAGATATAGCAGACATCCACATAGTAATAGGGGCATTCTATTTCTTCTTATATTCCTCTATCTAATCCTTGTCAGTAGGAATCACCTTATACTCCCATCCGTTAGAACCTAATGATTTTCTATCCTCTATATAATAGTAGTTTGAATCACTTTCTGCTATATCGTTGGCAATATTTACTAATTCCTAGGCATTTGTTCTATCCTCCATTCCCAATAGCTCATTTATCTTATAAATATAAGTTACTGCTTTCTCTGGAGTATTCATTTCTGAAATTATACGGTCTTTGCTAGTTTCATCAATATTCCAAGACTATACTAACTTATTAAAGCTCTATAAGGTATAGGCGTTCTTTCCCAGTAGAAATTGCTCATCCCCTCTAATATTAGTGTTTCTATCAACAGGAACATTAATAGACTCTACTATCTATCCAGGAAGAAAATTAGTTGAACTTCTAACAAATTCACTTGGCAAGCTATTGTCCCAATTTGAACTTCCATCCTCATTTGTAGAGTGGTCTCTAAACTTAAATTCTATTAAAGAATTTTTTCTAAGGTGTTGTCTAGACAGAGCTTTATCTACTGCAGCCTGGGCAGCTTTTTTAGAAGTATATGAGTTACTTAAACTCTACTCAACTAAGGTTCCTCTACTAAGATAATACCTTTTCTTTTTATTAGGAAGTGCTTCAGCATATATTGTATACCCTCTATACGCCTCAGTACTCATGTTCTATATGGTGTCATAAGCAATTCCATACTTTTCTGATATAGGAGTAAATTGCTATTTAAGCGTTATACCTTTCTTACTGCTATATGCGTATTGGTATGTAAAGTCAGGTTCACTTGATAAAACTAATCTAAGTAGGGCATCGTAACTATTCTTTGCACCATCTAACAATTGCTTTACATCATCAACATTTCCCTCCTAACTATTTACATAGTCCAATATAGAATTTATAACTTCATCAGCCTTTCTTGAACCGAACTCATTAAAAGCTTTCTAGGTAGATACCCCTATACTATCTAAAAGAGGTTTATGGTATTGCTTTAACATCTTATACAAATCCTAGTTTGAGATAAATATCTCTCCATCTCCCTTATAAAACTTCCTAAAATTAAGATCCGTTATAAATGGATCCTCATAATCATTAGGAATGTCATAATTTCTTAAATTTCTCAGAAAGCTCTCAGCAACCTGTATAGCGCTTTTCCCACTTTTTAAGAATATTCCAGAATATGCCTTTTTGTTAGAAACATAGTCTACTAACATATCTTCAAGGCTACCTATTTCCTGATTTTTCTATTTGCTCTCCTATAGAATCTCGTTTAATTCCTGATAATATGGAGATTCCTCTGAGATATTTAAACCATAATCTCTAATAGTATTCCTAATTTTTAGGAAGTTTGAAAGTTTCTAAACATCTTCCTTAGTGCCTTTTACTATAAATACCTCCTCTCCATTAGAGTTTATAGTTCTTCCATATATAGGTTTTCCTCCTATAGATAGTTTATTTACTAGTAGAATATTTGCATTTCCATCAGGAAACTGAATTTCTCCAAATTCAGGACTTTCTCTTAAATACTGTAGAGTACAGTTAGCCTGAATACCTTCCTACTGTAAATCCTTTAATTTAATACTTCTTAGTCCACTATTTATAGACTAAGCTCTTATCCCTTCTACTATTTTATTAAGGGCTTCTGGATCTTCTCTTAGTGCCTATATAAAGCTTTCATCAATGAGGACTGAAGGAGAACTATCATTTAAGTTCAACTTCAGTTCTTCCCCATTGACTTTAACTGTAATAATACATTTACTCATTCGCAAACTTTACTTACGGTTAATAGTCCATCCCTTATAAAATTATTTATATAAGAGATAATGTTATCTGAATCTTTCAATTCTTGTATAGTATTTAGCTAGTTCTGTAGATAATCAGAGAATTGTCCTCCTAGTACAAAATAGCTTCTTTCATTATTTACCCTTTCCAGGTAATGGTTCTAATCCTCACTCTATCCTTTACGTAGGAATCCCTACATTGGCTGGTAAGAAGTTCCTACTCTCTCCATAATTACTGGTCCATCTTCAGTCATCTGAATGCAATAAGGATCAGTCTATCCTTTTGTAGAGCGAACATTAGACGCAGCTGATACCAAAATGTCTTTATAGCTAAGATTTAGAATAGGGGCATCCTTAGAATACTTAGAGGAATCAAACTCCATATCTGTATCCAATCTTGGAACTCCATAATAGTCTACCTTTCCTAAGTAATCAAAGTATCTAGACAAAAGTCTCATAGACTAGTTCTTACTTATAAAGGCATCAAATAGGGTAGTTAATCTACTTGCTCCATACTGATTCTTATTTACAACTAGATTATAAAGCATGAATAGGTCTGACAAGGTCTAATCTCCTACCTTATATTTAGATAGGGCTTGTAGTCCAGATGAATATGCCTAATACTTCTTCTAAGATTCAGTACTATCTTTTATAGTCATCATATTCAGTCCCACCTTATAAAGAGGAACCTTCTATTCACTACTTCTCAAGAGTCCCGAAATGAATGGATTATTTGCTAAATCGGTATATTTCTTTTCCGAAATATTTCCATCCTAGTCTACTTCAGTTACTATTCCCTATTTCAATTTAGGAATGATTACATTCTCAAATATATATTTAAAGGAGGCAATTGATGCTCTATTATCTAGATATAGTAATCCATCTTCTTTAAAAGTACCTGTAGAAGCATCTGCCTACAAGTATTTAGTTCCAGCTATTACAGGAATACTAATATTCTAGTTCTAAATAAAATTAGTTATAATAGCTGCATCTATTCCACCTAACATCTTTTTCTAATACTTCTCAGATATGTATCTGTAAGTACTCTTTGCCTAATTAAACACAGCATTGAATGCCTTTGATTTAAAAGATAGATTACTATCGATATCAATAACTGTAGAGAGAATATCCCTAATAGCATCAAATTGCTGAATGTGAGTAAAGGCATCAAATATGTTAATACACTTCTTTACCTAGTCATATTCGTCAGCAATCTATTGACGGTAATTAGCATCCTTTAACCATCTCAAGACATCCATTGGCGCGGCATCTTTTAACTATTCTTTTATTTCTGAAGATACTTTATTATCTCCTAGAGTAGCTTCTACTCTCTGAGAGAGAATACTCTAAATAAATGAGGTAAGTTTCTATAAATCAACTTTAGAGGTTGGAAGTCCCTAATTAAGTCCAAGGAATCTACCAAAGTTACTAAACTCGTTAGCTCCCTCTAATACATTCTAAAACTCATCACAATCAGCAATTACACTTTCAATATTTTCTGGATTTCCTAATCCTGCTTTCTCATATGCTTCTTTTATCTAAAGCATTTTTAATGCGCCATACCTAGCTTCCATCTTAGGGTTTATCTTGCCATTAGTCATGAATTGACCTCTAGCAAATGATATTGCGGTATTTATATCAACTGTAGTTCCTCCAAAAATATTTTCCTCAGTAATAGAATCTATGAATGAAGCCACTGGTGAAGTCATAAATGTAACGATGTCATCTATATTCATTCCTACTGTAATTAAGAACAAATACATTTTTGCCAATTTATTACCTGCATTTACTTTAGCAAGGATTAACTCCTTAGCATTATCTGTTGCAGCTGACAGAACTTGACTAATCATCAAGTCAACATAAAGGTTTCCAGTAATTCTTGATCCAAACTCAGCTTGAATATTAGGGTCTATTCCATCCATATTCAAATCTGGAAGACCTGTTATTGTTCCAGGCTGGATATTTCCCTTTGCTCTTCCTATAATTCTACTAGTTGTAAATTGGAAATGACCATATTTTCTCTTCTCTGCATTTCCATGCCTAATCAAATCATTTAAGTAATAGTGCCACATGAATGATGATTTCTCACCGTTAGCAGCAATACCAATAACGTTCTTACCAGTCATATTAGAATACTGCATAAGGTATTTAGTTGTAGGATTCAGAAGAGTCATTTCTGAAGCTGCTTTCTATTTTGGGCTATACCTAGATGCTGCACGGAAGTCTTCCATCTCAATAGGAGAATAAGCTCTAGTCATATTCACTAAATCTTGAACAGTATTCTATATGTGTGAAGAAATAAAGTTCTTACTTACATCCTGAGATAAGTTAGGAGGAATCTAAGTAAACTCATGTTTATTAAGATTCTTTACTACTTCTAATCCGTTAGGATTAGTATAGGATATATTAACAGTCTTGCTATCACCATCCTGATAAGATTCCCTATTTATCTCATTTATAAGATCTGCATATAGCCTAATCTTAGATGCTTGATCCTATTCACTACTAATTCTTTCAATCCAAGGGTCTAAATCTACTATGTGATCTAATTGCTTTAATCTATTTTCTATTACTCCCTTGCGATTTTCATCAGTAGTCTCTGTTAATTGCTTTGCAAGATTAGCTCTGGCAGCTGCTGCATCATTTATTACTATATGTCTTATCTTCTGAGGCATTGGTAGATATTCTGAAGCGGCGAGTGTTTCATCAGTAGAATAATCAAATAGATTACTCCATCCAACGTATTTACCATTGGTATCAAAACACAGACCCATGACATACGCTTTATCTATATCATAATCGGATCCTTGTAACCATGTCTGCCATGCAGTTACAAAACATTGTCCAGTTTCTGTTCCAGTGAATCCTACATTTTTCATCTTCATGAATGACTGCAGTGTTTGTGCTGGAATACGAGCAACTGTAAAGCTCTATGCTTTTTGGAAAGAAGTATACTACTTATTTCTATTTTTAGCATTAAAAGCTCTCAGAGCTTTTCTAAGATTACTACCACTGATTTTAAAGCGATTATTATCGTTTTTATTTGGATTTGCAGCTCGCATCATCTTATACAAAGATACTACATATTCTGATAAATCCTAATCATAATCTATTTCTTTACTAAAATTATATAAGGTTTCTTGGAGAATCTTTCCAGAGCCAAATGAAAGAGACTTGTTTAGCTATACTCCTCCATATTCGTCTGATTTATATATGTTTCCAAGAAGTCTGCTAATATACTAATTTACTTCCTAGTCAAATTTCTATTCTGGAGTTAATTTAGAAGTATGACCTTCAGCATTTGTATAGGTAAGTTCTGCGTCAGAATATTGTTTCTGCTCTAGGCATTGCTTTATGGCACTTCTATTAATATTATAGAGATCATATGAGATTATAGACCCATTGTCCATAGTTTCATTTACTCTATGTTTAGAAACAAACTCAATATATTGTAATACTCTATCTCCATCTCTACGGTAGGTAGTTTGATTCTCAACCTTTTTACCTCCTTTTACAAAGGCTTCCTTCTTATTATCCCACACAATATCATCTCTAACAATTTCTCTACCTATTTCAAATAAGCGAACATTATCTTCTGTTATAGCATATATCCTATTAACAACAGTTGGGGAATTTTCGGATACTTCATACTCTCTCTAATATTTTTTCTTGTTTATATTATCCCAAGCTCTATAAAATGACATACAATTATTACTATTTTTCTAAAGAGGTTTAAAAGTAATAAAGGTATGCTTTCCATTTCCTTTAGTAAATACCAAGTCGTAATTATCAGATTCAACAGATACAGTAGGAATAGAAAAATAATCTGGACCTTTCTTTAATACATCCACTAAAGAGTCTCCTGCCTTAATTCCGAACTTAGAGGCATATAGATTAGACATAATAATCTCCGCTGCTTCATTTTTTAGATTAGAAATCTTTACTGGCTCAGCGCCCTATGCTAATTCATATACTCCCTTTTTAATGTCATGGAAGGCCTTATCAACGTTCCACTTCTTAACCGCTTCTGCAGATAGTCTCTTCTTCTCATCTCCGGATATATTCATATTATCAATTTCAGCAAGTTCCTAAATCTATCCCTTTACTCTCCAATGATTAAAGATATTGGTATGATGTTGAACTCCGAGAGCATCTACATAATCCCAAGTGATTCTAACTGGAGCTAAATTTCTAGGTACTGTAACGTCTTTTTGGAACTTCATACTAGAAATATTTGAATAACCTCTCTTCTGTAGGTATTCTTGTGGATTATCCTAGAAGTTATAATAGTCATGGATCTCATTTAACGAAATGTGTTCCTAGAATATTCCAGTTTGTCCTAGTGCATTAGTTCCTTCTAAGGTTACTAGTACATTTTCAGTAGGTATAAAAGATTGTCCGTCTTCATATACTGGCATACTCTACTGTATAGTAGACAAGTACTATTTCACAATATCCTATTTTGCTTTAGTATTATCTAGCTCTGTTGATGAGAACCCTTTCTCTGTAGCTTCCTTTACTAGATCTTCAAACTAATAAGTCATTCCATTTATGTCATATATCATTGACATATTATAAGAAGGAACCATCACAGTACCAAGACCTGGATACTAACGTTTAATAGATTTTTTGTTTATGTTAGATACAAATGTAGAAAGAATACTACTATATATGTTTGGATCACTAAAAGGTATCTTTAGTTTGTCAAGAGAGTGATCTGTATTTAAATTAAATTTAGCCTTTATGTTATTTATAATAGCTTCAGCTAGACCAATCTCTTTACTTCCAGACTTAATATTTGCCATAATAGTTCTACCTATGACATCATAGATAGCAGACATATCTCCAGATTCTCTAAACTGAGCAACTGCATCAAGCTCTACCTTAGATAGGTCTAAGGCAGTCTATCCTAACTGCTGATAAATCTGTGTAACATAATCATGCAAATAACCTCCTGCATCTAAGGAGCTTATAACCTGAGAGAACTCTGTCATGTATGCTTCATCAGCTGTATGGTCTGAATCCTGCTGGATACCATAGGTATCAGATCCTATAGTCATATAAGAAAATTCTGTATCGTCGTACCAAGAGGAAGTAGGATTTATATTTCCAACTCCATTCTTTACAGCAGAATTATTTGCAAGGACATGAATCATAGCCCTCTTTAAAGGCTAGTCATAACTCTTAATACTTAAATCCTTCGGATCTGCTCCTTCTTTTAAGGTTGCTACATGGTTTATGTAATTAGTTACAGCTATATTGGAACCCTCAGAGTATACAAAATTCTCTCCATTATAAGATTCAGTCTATATACCTCCTAAGGCTGTATGAAGTTCAAATAATGAATCAATTGTATGATATAGAGTATTTTCTAGTATTGACCTAGAAGGAATGTGGTTTCCGTCATTATCAAAATAATGATATACTTTATACTATTTTCTATCCTTATAAGAATTAGCATTCTAATCGACTTCTTCTTCAATGGTATAATATACTCCATTTTCTCTTCCAAAGTTTACAATCTATATATGTGCTCCGGCATTATTGTAATAGAGTTTATTATTAGGATATAAGTTCTATTCCATAATATCATCAGCGAATGATATTTCATAGCCGACTTTATAACCACAACCTTTTATTAAGTCAATTTCTCCATCATTCCATGCTCCTTCTATTGACCTTCCCTATGCATCAACTACATGCCATCTCTTATTATGCATCTTTCTAAAGATATTATGTAAGTTGATTGCGTGTTTAGTTGAGTTTAGATCATTTCCAACTGATTGCCTCATCCACTGATTTGTAATAGTATCTGTTGCATATTTTAACAAAGTTGCAGTCATATACCTATCATCATAATAGTGCTGAATAGGCTTCTTAATTGTTCCAACTTCATTTGGACCAAGAGATTTATTCTCAAGTATAGACCAGAAAGGACTTAGCTGAGCACTACCGTCATGTGCATCCACTACGTCAGTTTTTCCACTAAAATTGAATACGTCCGCAGGAACATCTGAAATACATGCAATATTCATTTGTTCACATATACCCTCAAGACTTGGAACCATCTTAGTCATAGTTGCAGACATAATTACATTACGCTTAAACTGAGCATTCTGCCCTAGGTTTTCCATAGCATAAATCTAATCATTATAGGCTGCCTCTAAATCTGCAATAGTATTCTCCAGAGGAACTCCTTCGGCTTTAGCTCCATTAGCTATTAGTTCTTTACCATTATCTATCATCTTTTTTAGATCATAGAAAGTAAGAATATTTTGATCATATTCTGGATTTAGAAAGAGAATATTTCTCTTGTTAAGATTTTCATTCTTTATTTTCTTTTTTAAATCCAGCTTAGCCAAAGCCTTGATTTTGTGGTTAATTTCTGAACCAGTTGTACTAAATCTAAGATTGTTTCCAATAAGATTATCAATAAGAAAATAAGCATTTAGCATTGGATTTAAGGTAAAATCTGCATTATCATCTATACTTCCATATAGAATATCCTCGTTTCCAGACTTTGCTAAAACTACATATTCCTCACTTCCTACTTTCTTAATCCATTGTTTAGTATTTAACCCAAAGGTTTGCTTCATAATAGACTTCATCTGTTCATCTACAGGAATAGAGAATTGTTTTTCTAGAAGAGTCTTTAGAAATCTTCTTTTTTCCAAAGCAAGCCTCTAATTTAGCCTAGTAGAATCATTTGGATTGTATAAGTTAGTAGCAAACTCATAAAGTAATTCATTGAATGCTAGCTTTTTCCCTTTAATTTGCCTATAATGCAAATCCTTATAAAAAGTAATAGTATTATTTGGATTTGCTTTATTGTAGGAATTGACTGCATTCATTAAGTCTTTTTCAGAATTAATAGTAACCTCTTCTCCTGTTGCAAGCTTTGTTGGGATTCCTTTTAATACTTTACTTATGTCATCTATACCTTTAATTTGTGGAAATAGTCTCTTATAATCCTCAATGACCCTTTCATATACTTTATTATAGGCAGTACCTATTGTACTTTTAAGTTTAGATACTACTGCCTATTCAAGAGCAGGGCTCTTTATAAGGTCAGTTAATTTCTGGTTATCAATGATAATATCTCCAAGACTTATATGGTCTGTAATAAATTTCGTTTTATCAGATTGAGTAGTGGACTGTGTGAAGATTGTTCCATCCTCATGTAAAGGAAGTAGAAATTTGTTAACCAAGGCATTGTACAAAAGCTCTCCCTCAGTCATATTCTTTATCTACTTAACTTTACCATCCTTAGTTCTAACATCAGTGTCAATAGTCACATCTAACACTGCTTTTCTATTTCCTGAGAACAGAAGGTATGCAGTTGGACCGCCTGCTTCATTTGATTTCCTCATCTGAGTTTTTATATCTCCACTTAAGAATGCAGGGCTAAAGTTTGGAATTTTATCTCCGTCTAAGTTTGAGATTACAGATTTAGAAGTATCATTAGCCAGTAATGCTCTTGTATTTGCTAACTTAACAACCCAAGGCTCATTAGAATCGACTGTAGTTAATTGGTAACCGTCAAAGTCAGTTCTAAAATATTCATATAGATTTCTTGCATCATAGATTCCTGGAAACTTTCCAGAATCTTTTAAGAAGGTTCTCAATTCTGTTAGTGCATAAGTAGAACCATCTTCTTTGGTAGCTTTTCTGAAATCATTATAAATATCTTGTATTACTAGAGCTCTAACCGCAGACATAAATACATCATGTAGGAAATTAGGTCTACCTTTCATTGAAATAACCAACTCATTTAATGACTAAGTATTCTTGCTGAAGTCAGTATTAAGCATATTATCTATGAAAGATAGAACGTCTGCTAGCTGAGTTTCCTAGGCAGTTAAGTTATGTCTAGACACTAAAGCATTTCTCTACTCTCTTGTGTTAAGAGATACATCTTTAAGTCCCTCTAACTCCTTAATTTGGAATCTACTAGCGGATACATTTTTCTTAGATAGTAAATTTACTCCTAATCCATTTACTTTAATTTGATAATCTTTTCCAGCAATATTTATAGAATAACTCTTTCCATCTGCCATAGGAGTCAGTTTATATTCATCTAACAACTGAGCACTATCTAGTCTTTTTATGGTATTATCATTTATATCATTGATAATGTCAAATTTAGTTTTAGAAATTGAATATTTATCCTTAACTGCGGTTTTTGTAGTCTAAGTATCAAAGTCATAAACTGTCTAAAGATAATTTAGAGCAGTATTTGAACATATTAGACCATACATTGCTTCTACCAAATTATATCGAGAACGAATACCGTTTTCCTTTAAATATGCATCCTCAATCTCAAGCCATGACTTATTTTGTCTTCCGTTCTACTTGGTTTTCTTTCTGGTATCAAATACAGTTCTGTATATAGAGTACAGAACATTCATGTTATTATAATCAAACCCTCTAGATTCCAGCTCTCTAATAATATTCTAATTCTTGTCAACAAATAGTTTCTTAAATATGGTCTGTAGATTACCGTTTCTCCTAGATTGATCTTTAGTTAAATTTTCTACAGCGTCTTTGAACTCATTATCAGTTACTAAAGTTCCTGCTGATTTTAGCTTAACTATAGTTCCTACAAAATCTTTTGGTTCTAGACGTCCCCATTGTTCAACTTCATCCTTATAATCATATAAGGAAATTCTATTAATGAGAACCTAATTAAATTTAGCCATTTCTTCCAAAGAGTCCGATACATCATCTCCCCAAGTCTTTCTGGCATTGCTATTTCCTGTTGCTATCTAGTACTTATAGTGATAAGTATATGTATTGTTAGCATCAATAGTATATTGTATCGGATTTAATTGGGGTTTTATAGTTATAAACTTACTAAGACTCTACTTTAGTATATCGTCAAAGTAAGTTAAATTAATAAAGGCATTTACTGCATTATATAACTCTCTATTCTAGCTAATTTTCCTTACCTTATCTATATCCTCATTCCAGCCATTCTCAATTGAATCAAGAAAAGTTCCTTCCTTCTTGAGAAACTCTATAATATTATACATGGCGGTAATGGTATTATAGTGATTCTGAGTTTTAACTTTAATACCCTATGCTGAAGTAATATATAAGTGCTAAGGAAATTGTCCAGCATCTGCGTCCTATAGATGGTAATGTACTAAATAATCCCTAATTATTTTATATTGAGACTCCTAATAATTAATAATATTATTATTTAATTTCTCATCGGAGTCTATAATCATTCCGTCTCCCCTAGTGTCAATTATAGTAGCAAGTGCTAGATTATCTTCGAAAATTCTACGTCTCCAGGAATCCATTCCTGGATTTGAAGTTCCGTAGACATCTGATAACATTCTCTTATATCTAATTTGCTGAATATCTTCTTCCTTAATTAAATCTGTTCCCTTAATAATAGCTGAAATCTGCTATTCAGCTTTAGTTAAAGGTCTTGGAAGAAGCTTACTCTTTAAAGCTCTAGTTATACGAGCCTTATCTTGAGTTGATAATTCAAATTGAAGATTTACTTTAGATAGTTCTACTCCAACCTATTTTACAAGGGCATCTATACTATCTACATAAGTATCATCATCAAGTGAATCGTCTATATCAGTGCTGAAGGGAAGTCCCTACAGCACTGAATAAACATCCTCTATTAACTCGTCTACATTTGATGATTCTAATTTAGAAAGATTTATCATATTTGAATGAAGATCTTTACTATAATTAGGAACTCTACATTTTTTCATATTAAATTGGACATGAGTTGAATAAATTAGTTAAATCTCCTATAACATCATTAGCATCATCTTCATAATTTTCTTTTAAGTATCCTATCATTGTATTAACAATACCAGTGAATGTTTTCCATGAAATGTCTCCTCCCTTGAATTGATTCATTAACTCTTCGTTAAACATTTCTAGGTCTTCCTCTCCGTCCTCTCCGTCCTCTATGCCTTTGAAGAATGGGTCAACTATCTATGTAATTGTATCAATTGCCTAGTCAGGTGTTAATGTCTCAGGATGTAATTTTTCTATCTGGTCTGGTACTATTATAACTCCATTATTATATTGAATACTATAATATTCTTCTTTTCCTTCAGAATTTATTAAAGTTATTTTCTTAGCATTTGGAATAGATTCTATTGATTTAAAAGTTTTACCCTAAAAATATTCATTATCTTTTAATAGAGTTAAGGATCCATCGGCACTCATACTCGTTAGCATATTTTCAAATTGGGTATTAGGATTATTCCATATAAAGTTTCTTAGCTCCCTATCTATTTTTTTATTTACCATTTTAACATAATCTTCAACAGATTCAAAGTCAGTTGGAGAAATTTCTATCCCAGATAAAGTAAGGGCTTGTTCTACTTGATTATGTAAATTCTATATAGGGTCAACTACTTCTACCTACTGCTACTAAGTAATAGGATTTTCTGGATTCTGCTCAACGTATGGATTTATATCAACCGCAATTAGAGGTCCAGAAGAAACTGCATTAGAAGAAAATAACTTCTTATTAGTTACAGTTCTATCAATCTACCCAGACTCTTCATTCTTTCTCTCGACTAGTATTGGGTCAGAGAATATTCCGTACTTAAACTAAGCTGCAGTTGCACGTATATTATCTCTAGTAAAATCATTTTCCACAGGTGTAGAAATGACTCCATGGAACATTAAATTAAATAAATCATCCATTCTAGAATCATATACTCCAGTTCCATTTTCCTTATTATACGGAATAACTCCAGGTATTCCTTCAGAGAACTCTGCATCTTTATCAGCACCAACTTGATTATCAATTGGATCAATAATTCCCATCCAATTCAGAACCTTGTCCTGATATTTAATTGTATACGGAGTAGCCCCATCTCTCTATCTATTAACTATATAGTCTAGAAAATCCTCCTTACCTGTTGCCATCTAAGTACTTATATAATGAGCTGTCTTGATCATTACAAGTGGGAGAGTAGTTAAGTTAGTTTTATCAGAAATATGTAAAGTACTTCTAGTACTAGCATCCTATTCTTGGAAATCCAAATCAATATTATTAGTTGCTTCAACATTCTTAAACCAACCCTTCATATCCTTTAAGTTTGTAGTGATATAGGATTTCTTGTTCTACTCAGAAGGTGGTATAATCTAATCAACTATATTGTTAAATATATTTTCAAGTATAGCTAATTGAGTTCTAGCAATCTGAGGATTAATATAAATTCCTACAGCTTTATCAGGATTGTCGTAGAATTTACTATCTATATTTGTTAATTTTCTAAGATAAGCACCATGAACAGAATTGAACCCAAGTCTAAATTCCTTTACGTAGTCAGCTAAACTATCGTTAAAGTCCCATAGAACCTATAGCCTTGACTATAATTCTGGGGACACCAATTTTCTGTACTGTGCCTCATCTAAATTATCCTTGTCTCCTTTCTACCTTTGGAACTCTTCATTGTCCATCTGACAAAGTTTATTTATATCTTCGTCATTTAAACCATTTTCCTTACAGAATGCGTCATAACGCTCCATAAAGCGACTTAAGCCGGCTCTGTAGTTCCACATTGCTTTATACATTCTTATAGCAAATGGCTACAGTTCCATTGGTGTGGTAAATGTACAATTTCCTACTCGATTATTGTATAATTCTACCCACTTTTTTTGATAAAGAGATTGAAATGAAACTCCAACATTATCAAGACGAATCATTCTAACCTACTTAGGCATAGTTGGATCCTATGTCTATCTTATATAGATATCCTTTAATTCTGATGGAGAGAGTAATAAGTTGCTAGAAACGAACATTACAGGTTTACCTCTCATTTCTGGACTAATTCCAGGAATGTCGTCTATTACAATATTAACATCAGATTCTACCTAAATAGGTGCCTTACTTCTATAAGGACTCTAAGAGCTATTAGCTTCCTCTAACCTATAAGAAGAATCCAAAGGCATTAAACGAGTATACTGTGAGAATTTTGGAGGATTAACTCTAAATTCCTGGTTATTCTAAACCCATCCATCAACTATTGTAGAATACTTAGTTATGATATCGTCATATGAATCATACAATCTTTGTAGTTCCTCCGAATTTTCTGCGCCATTATCTATCTTAGATTTAATAGCTTCTTTGATAGAATTTGCATTTCTAGCCCAGGTATCTGGATTATTTAGACCTCCTAGGGACACAGAATATATATTTCCATCTTTTCCCTCCAGTTTAGCTACAAGTTTTATTACCTTTCCTCGTATTGTTCTATCCTCATTACTCAGCCCACTTCCCTTAGTTAAACCTATAAGTCTATTTGAATCAGATTCGTCTTCTATCCTTATAAAGTACTATATGTTATTAAAGGAATCCTTGCTGAATATTTCTCTAGTTTCAGGAGGCAATCTATCGTAGTACTCAGATCCGTATATTATTAAATTCTTTAATTGAATTACTTTACGCATTAGCTCTACTTTACCTTCCTTTACTTCTTGTCCAGGCTTTACAAAGATTCCTAAGTCACTAGTACTATTAGAATCATTTACCCAAACATCTCCAGCAGTATTAATTCCAGAGTAACTTACACTACTGTAGGTAGTTACAGGACTGCTTAGAATAGTATTCTATTCCATCTCTTCTGAGGCTGATTCTGTTTCCTCTTCAGAATTATTTCCATCCTCTTTAATAGGAGTAGTCTCTTCCTGTATCTCCTCCTAAGATACCTCCTGTCCGCCTATTGTAGTTGGTTCATTTGGCTCTTCATCCTGATCAGTAGTAGGAGCTCCCTAAGGCTATTCAGACACTTCTGGATTGTCTGCAAGAGCTTTCTCAATTTCTGGAAGTCTTTTATCTCTAAATTTCTAAACAGAGGTAGATAATCCAGAATATTCTCCGTTAAACTCCGATTCAGCACTCTATATTATATTGGATAATCCGTTGTCTATAAGGATAGTACCTTTGGTACTTCTAGTAATTAGAGTGTATAAGTCCTTAGAGAATTGATTAATATTTGTATTATTATTATTCCAACTATTTCCTAAGTCAAGATTCCATTTTTTGTCTACTACAACATAGTCAAACTCTCTTCCCTAAACATCTAGAGGAGACAGTGGGTCACTAACCTTTAGTCCTGCATCTCTTAACTTTTGATACTCGGTAGATGATGAATCTCCTATGAATCCAACAGAAGCATTCTTTGGAATTTTATTGAGAACATCCTGAGGAATAGTATCAGTAATCATTTCCCCGCTAAAGACATCTTTATTATAATAACGCAATTGAATATTCTTGAAGGTCTATTCGTAAACAGTATTTCCAAGAGTTCCTGGATCACTAACTGACAATTTATCAATTACAGAAAGTAAAGGCTATTGATTAGAAACCTTTAAAGCATTTCCATTCCTTAATGATAAATATAGTGAAGGAGACCTCCATGCTATAAGAGAATTTTCTTCGATATTTCCTATATTATTCTTGTTATATCCATTCTGATGTTCATCTCCTATCAGAATTAAATTTATTCCATTAAGGTCACAGAACTTTGATATAATAAGTAATTCCGGAGTACTAAAATGAGTTGCTTCATCTATCACTAAATATTTAGGAGCATTATCAATCTTCTTTATATTTAGATTATCCTTTAGATTTACAATGGTACTTCCATTCTCTTTCTAAGTTGTATATAAATCTTTAATGTTTGGAGCTTTACCTCCAAAAATAGTATTAAATAAGTCTGATTTTAGTTTTTCAGTGCTGTCTGGTAAGCTATCCTTTAAATTGTCTACCTAACTCTAAGTAGGACCAGAAACCCAAGTATTTTTTCCAGTTCCAAGGTTTAATCTTGCTACTGCAAATGTCTTTCCGCTTCCACCAAGTCCAGTAACTATGGAAGTATTATGAGCTACATCCATCTTAGAACCAGTTTTAGCTTTAATCCAATCTAATGCCTCATTAATTGCCTTAGGATTTTCTTTCTATGCATAAGCAAGTTTAGATACATATTCCTATATAGATATTGGGGCCATATTAGGATTCTCATCGAGGAATACTTTTAATCCCCTATAGTACTTTACAGTACTTGCTGACATAGCTCCAACTATTAACTAGAACTTGTCATAATTTGTCAACTTGTCGTAAGTTAGATTCTCATCCAGCTTAGCTGATTCCTATCCTAGTACCTAATTAGCATCAAATATACTATTAGATAGATTATCCAGAATTTCAGCAATAGACATATTTGACTTCTTTCTGTTATTATAAAGTAATTCCTATAATGCTACTATGGATGAAAGAGAATCATCTAATGTTAAATCTTCATAACCATCCAATAAGTCTAGAGTAGGAGAAATCTTGAAGGCATTCCTATTTAAATCAAAAAACTGTTTAATTGACTTAGTTAGTGCTTGATTTGCCTTAATAAATTTTATTTCTCTCTATCCCGTATTCTAATCATGCTTATTAATCCATGAGTTAATTTCTCGTCTATATGCAGAAATTTCTCCAAGAAGCATATTAGCATCTCTTTCTTCAATCTCTGGAAGCTCTTCTATTTTACCAAAGACATCACTATGATTTTTTACAAATTCATTCACATATTTATTATGTCCTACAGGTGTTCCATCTGTAGTTCTTACTGAAGCGCCATATATGAAGGATTCCGCAATTTTGAAATCTTCTAGAATTTGCTTTAAGCTAGATAGCTAAGAGTCACTTAATTGGAAATCAGCATTCGTTTCCTATGAGTTATAGGAGTTATATATATCTTGAAGCAAATCTTCAACATTGACATCCTTATTAGAAGAGAACTTAGAAATTTTATTGAGAAGAGGAATAACTGGATTATTTACAAAGGTAGTTCCTTCCAAGGCATTAAGAGTCTTAGTCTGAGGAGAATTATTTACTCCTTCTATAAAGGTATCTAGATTCTTAAAATAGGCGTCTGATATCTAGTCCGATACATTGTCTACCATTTCATTATATTTACTCTCTGAAATGTCGACTACTGTATCAGCTACCTCTGACTCTAAAACTGATGGATCTATTGTAGCCTCTGCATAGAATTTCTAGAATGGCTCAAGATTATCTGAGAAAAGTCCTAAATAATCCCATTCATCCTCTAAAGAATTTCCATTTCTCGCCATATCATATTTGATAAAAGCATCAAGGTCTCGATAAGTAATTTCTCCATTATTTTCAAAATAGTAATCAGAAGGAATATTAAAAGCCTACTTCTCGTCTGTAGACAAGCTAGATATAGATTTAAGAGATTTTATAAAATCAGGATCTGATGAAAAGGCTCCAACGGTTTCATACTTTCTTCCAACTATTGATGAAGCAGTTTCATTAATTCTATTCTTAATTGCCTTCTTTAGGGATGGAACATCCTATATACCCATCTTCAGAATCAGGTTATATAAGTCAGTATTTTGCTTATCAATATCAGAAACATCCTTAGGATCTACTTCCTATCCATCTTTAGGGGTAACCTACATTTCCCACCAATGCTTCTTAACATCCGCATCTGTCTGTTCAGCTACATTGTCAAGATAGTACTTAAGTAATTCACCTCTAAGAGCGCCAATCTATGATACAAGATATCTGAAATCTGTAGAAGTTATAGGCTACTTAGCAAATTCCTAAATCCAATTAAATTGATTATCAATATTGTATTTATGTATTGCATCAGCATGCTTTTTCTGACGTGCTCTGAAGTCTTCTTCAGATTCTCCCTCCAATGGAGAAGCTAATGCTGCAAATTCTTCGTCAGACTCAGAGTCAAGCTTATCTGTTACCTGCAGTAATTTCTTAGATGGATCATTCTTTCTTAATTTTTCAATTACAGATAGTTCCTAATCAAAGTTAGTATTCTAGAGAGTCTATAGCTCTGGAAGAACCTGTTTCTCCATATCTTTATATAATTTAAAAGCAGTATCTAGATCCTACTTACCATTCTTTTTCCAAGCTTCATATCTAGTCTAAACCGTTTGAAGTTCTGAAGGAGATAACTATTGAATAGATTTTCCTGTAAGCTCTCGTGCAAACTAGTTAATGTTAAGAGATAAGAATCTTCCACTTAAGTTAGTATCCATTGCAAATAGAGTTTTCTCTACATATCCTAAAGAACCTTCTCCGAATAGGTAATCCTTCTACTCTATAAGCTCCTACTTCTCCTACTGGAGTTTCTAAAGTTTCTCCTAATATTCAGGACTTTTCCTTTTAGCTTCGTCAGTAGTAGTATTTACTAGTTCCTATATTTCATTCTCTTTATTAATTATAGAGTTTGAAAGATTCTAAAAATCCTCCTAAAATTTAGAGATATATGATAGATTCTTAACATTCTCTGCATTATCTCCCTTTAGAAAATCTGATAAGGCATTTGCCCTATATTCTCCCTGAACCATTTTATCAAATAGTTCATCTTCAGATAGATTTAGTTGGTTACCATTAAGGATTAAATCTAGTTGGTTTATGATGTTAGAAAGTCCTTCATAGTTTGCCTATGCTTGAGACTTATGATTTTCATCTGCAGTTATATAGGTCTTCGTTCCATCGGAATTTGTAGTACTATCATAGGATAGTTCGGAACTTCCAAGAGAACCCTTGTCTCTTAGAGTTTGAAGCTCCTGCAAAATATCCTTTTTCTTTCCTTGTCTTAGAAGGTAAGTAATTTCATTTTGGAACTCTTTAGTAGAGTTGTTTCTATTATTCCAAGCCTCTACTCCTCCAAACATAGCACCACCGGCAGCTCCTCCGAAGAAGGACATAAGATATCGATCTCCCATATTTTCCCAAGCACCATAATCAGTTTGTGAGAAATATCCGAGTCGTCCTGCTAATTCTCCTAAAGATTTAGAAAGGTCTGTTACGAGTTCCTCACTTACTTCCTCTGTACCCTCTCCTAAAGCCTTACCTACAATACCTATTGTTCCATCCTTATATTTTTCTCCGAACTTATCAACGGTTCTCTTGCCTAAGTCAATTCCTTTTTGAATAACCCCTATAATACCTTTCTTTGTTGATAAATCAGCTGCTTCTCTTCTTCCAGCCATATATAGGTCAGCATTTTCTTTAGCAGCTTTTCTTAAAGCAAGTCTAGCAGGATCCTTTTCAAAGAACATCTCACCGAGACCTAAGTATTTGTCAACAGAATACATACCAAGTGTTGATCCAAATGCAATAGCAGCAGCCTCCGCAGGAGTGCCTCCCTTTTCTAGAACTGATTCATATACATCAGTATTAGATATAAGTGCCATATATCCGAGAGATAAATCCTGAGCAAGTCTATTTCTATTCTACATTACCTTCTCTGCTGCAGGAATATACTTGTTAAGAGCAGCCTTACCTAAGGAAGTTTCTGCCCATTTTCCAGATTCAAATAATTTTCCAACATTATAAGGGTCATCAGTTCCAAGATAAGAAGACAATTGTGCCTTACTTATTTTTCCTTCTAAACTCTCCTGTATGTATTGGTTTGCTTTATCCATGTAATCCTTCTAAGCCTTAGCAGTTGCAGTATTAAAGACTGAATCCCCTCCTCCCTTAAGCTTGTTGAAGGTATTTGCTATGAACTTCTGTTGTCCCCATTGCAAAGCAACATCCGACATTAAATTTCCAAAGTTTTCAAAGCTAAATGTATTCTCCTGAGCATAATCAGACATAGAAGTAGAGAACTTCTAACCGTAAGCTGCAATAGTGTTTGCAAGCTAACTATTAGGGTTCTAATCTCCAGTTAATGAAGCAAGCATACCGTAAGCCATAGGGAGAGTCTTAGCTAATTCTCTTCCCACTAATAATCCGGAATAAGCTGTGTTAACATAAGGTATAAACATTGGAATTATAGATGCGACATTTTTTGCAACTGTTCCTGCAACTGACTTCTCTAAATCATCAGAATCAAAGAAGTCATATTTGTTTATAGCACTGTTTTCACTAGTGAGATAGTCTGCTGCAGATACTACTGTCTTTCCCCTTAGATTTCTACCATTAGCCTTCTCTGTATAGTATTCTCCATCTTCATTTACCTTCCATTCTCCTTTCTAGTGCTTAACTTTATTACCTGTAATAGGGTCTACTTCAATAGTATCCTCATCATAAGTAGCATATACAAGAGGGTCATCAAAAAGAGAGCTAATATATTCAAATGGGTTAGTAAACAGAGAAATATCGTTAACAGATTTGTCCAAAAATGTGCCTGTAGCTGGATCAAATATTTTACTATTCTGAGCTAACTCTCTTCTAGACTTATCTGAATTAGTAATTTTATTTATTCCACCTACACCAATTCTTCTATGATCTGGATTATTAACAGTATTCAAATTGAAGTTGATGTCCTTTACTCTACCTCCGGCAGGTCTATTGACATCCCACATACTATATTCATAATTGTCTACAGAGTTCTCTGTACTGAAGTCTCTAAAGGTACTTGCAACATTATTATAGTAGGCATCAAATTTCTAATCTGAGAAATTACCATTACTATCCTAAAACATCTTTTGATTTCTAATATATGGACTATTTTTATATACATCTTTAGACATAAACTGTGTATTGTCTAAAGTCATTCCTGAAACATCCTTGAAGTCCTGAGCGGTAAACTCAGGATTATTCAAAGATGCAACAAGCCAATCATTCTATTTCATTGCCATAGCGTTGCTGTATTTGTAGCTTTTTGCTTTTGTTGTTTATCCCATACCTGTTGTCTCTGTTCATATCTATATGCGGTAGACTCCTTAATATCATTACCATCAGCATTAGCAGCATTAAGGGGATTAGTGTTAATAGGAATGTATATATTACCTTTATACAATTTATCATTGTTAAATGATATCCAGTTATTATCTAGTTCATATTCACCTTTATCCTTATCAGATAGAGCTCTCCTAACAGTATCGAATAGCGCATCATCCCCTGATGCATTTTCTATATACTAGGACTCTTGTAATCCCTACTTCTTACCTGCTACCATTCTCTATGCCTTACTGCTTGCAACACCTTCTAATACTAAGAAATGCCCAAAATACTTTGGATTAACTTCTCCCTTGGAAGCATCTACTAAATATCCAAGGCCAACTCTTTTAAGTATTTCTGCTTTCTTCCTCTCATAGTCTTGAGTTCCAACTTTAGCACCTAGTTGCTTAAGTTTATTTATTACCTTTGAATAAGTGTCCATAATACTAAAGTTAACCTTTCCATCGGGAGTTATAGGCAGAGTTACTGTCATAGCACCTCCACCAGAATTAACCATAATGTCGTCAAAACTGTCAGAAGAAATCTACTAGTCTCCAAAGGTAATGTTCTATCTATTTTTAATAAGATAGCCTACTTTAGAATCACCAATATACTTAGTAAGAGATTTATTGTCGTCCATTCCAGGAGTAGTTCCGTAATACTTACCGTCAACAGAAAGCTGTCCTCTTCCTATAAGTAGATTATAACTTTGCTCATCACCAGCTTTATCAGATTGAAGCTACCTCCAGAATCCCTCTTTAGGATCTTCATCACTTCCTCCGTTACTGCTGCTCTTTCCAGCTTTTTTAAGTTTCTCATCGGTTCCAAGATAGTCTACCTTATACGAGGTTGTACTTTTTAGGCTGCCAGATAAATACTATGTAACTAATGCTTGAGTAGCTTTATTTGGATCAGATATTCCAGTTTTTAAAGATGCCCATACTTTGGCTCTCTTAGGGAGACTTACAGTTAAGTAATCAACCAAAGCTTTTATTTGCTGTGCATTTGTATCAGTAGAAGACTCTGTCTAATATTTTCCATCAAGAGCACTCTACAGATATTCTTGCTGTTGAGCTTTAGAAAGATTCTACAAGGCCCGTAAGCCTAATAAAGCTTCTTTTCCAGCAATTCCTTGTTCTTCATATTTATAACTTCCTAATGATACTTTAGCCTAGTCAAGGAGCTTCTAAAATGCTTCATATCCCATTCCATTATTAATAATTTCAAAGGCATTATCATTCTTTGAGAACGCCATTTTAGGAGAATATTTTCTAAGCCAAGCTAGATTAGAGTTAGTAAGTAGATTATATTGGTCAGGATTACTTTGATACTCCTACAAAGAGACCTCCTGTATATTTCCCTTTTTATCAGATGCTAAAAGATTGCCCCCTAAGGTAATTGCAATCTCTCCAATGCTGCCGTTCTCTTTAGCATCCTTAATAGATTCATCAAATCTTTTCTTATTCTAATTAGCTACCTTTAACTTATATAAGCTACTTAAATAAGTATTAGCTAATTCCCCAGTATCTATTCCAACTAAACTTTCAGTTGCCAAAGTTCTTTTAAGATTAGTAATGATGGACTTCATTTCATTTGGAAGTCCATCCACGTCCTTAATCATATTAAATAGATCTTTCTCCGTAAGTTTCCCCTTTGTGTCTTCCTTATCTTCATCCTTAGAAGAACTCTTTATTGAAAGAGACTCCTTATCAGAATTTGATAATTTAACACTCTATGGAGCCTAAACCTATGGAGTTTGAACTGGTCTATATGTTGTAAAGAGGGAGGAGACGTTTCCTCCCTCTTGTAATTTAGGTATAATATTCATTACTTCATTACTTTGTGTAGTAAATTTATAGTAGATGGACTCAGTTTTCCTCCCTTTCTAAAGAGTGTGCTCTAATTCATCTTAGTTCTGAGTCCTTCTATATACTATCTAGTTCCTTTTGATTGTTCTTCTGCAAGGGCATCAGAATCAGTATAATACTTATCCCTAAGAGCTCTCGCTTTGGCTATATAGTCCTTGTAGAACGGCTAAGTAGTGTAATCAGCATCTTCTCCATTAACTGCCTGCCATGAAGCTAGTTTAGCATTAAACTCTTGTGACATATCATTGATAGAATCTTGGTATTGCTACTTAAGATTTCTTGCCTTTATCTCATAAGGGCGATTCATATCTTGCATATCAAGAGATAGTGAACGCTACTTATTCTCTGCCAATTCTACTCTCCTATCATAATCTCGTTGAGCGTTTCTATACTTAAGGTCGGACTCTATTCCAGACAAGAAGTTATCCCTGGACTGCCAATTATTTTTAAGTCTTCCTGCCTCAATTTGTGCAATTTCTCTATTAGCCTAATTAATAGAAGCCCTATTGAAATTAGCTGTATCGGTTCTTCTAGCTATATTATCCTCCTATCTCTTAAGAGCTTCCTATTTAGTTCTGAGAATTTCCTTATCATCAGCTAGGAACCCTTGATACTGCAAATCGGCTGCTTGCCTATTAGCATCTAACGATCTGGCTGCATTTAGGGATGCATCTGATGTATATGGCTAAGCCGCCTGTCTTCTTACATCAGCTGCTTGCCTATTCCTAAGCTACATTTCACTAAAGGCTCCAGTTACTGGAGAATATAATTCATAGGTATTTTTTAGAACAGGCTTTATAGATCTTCTAATAACATCTGCAACCTTATTATTAGTATGTAGAGAGTCAAATAATCTTCCAGCTCCTACTGCTAGAGGTGCAATGTCTTGTGCTAATTTTAATCCATTCTATTGAAACCAGTTTGGTTTACTTTCTGGTTGCTAGGTAGGATTTATAGCAGATTCATTACCCTACTTAGAAGTATCTGGAGTAACTCCAGTTAATTCATAATCAGTCCAGTTAGTTATACCATCCACACTTTTAATACCATTAGAATTTACTTGATACTTTCCAGATTTAGCAATTTCTGGATCCACCCAGTGCTTTACTCCATTTGTATCCTTATAGAAATAACGTGTACCTTCCTTCATTAGGTCATTGTGCCTATTAGCAAGAAGTTGGTCATTTCTGATACTGCGAATATAATCAGATAGATTAGTTATAGCTTCTCGTGGACCTCTCATATAGGAATCCTTATTAGTAACTTTCCAAGAGGTTCTAAGATTTCCATTCTAATCGAAGAATGTAGAAGTAGAATTGGAAGGCAATCCTTTGTCTACTAAATGTGCCCATTTAAGGAAAACATTATTGTCATCATTAAAGGAACTTTTATCCTAAGCATTAATGTATTTCTAAGCTGCTGATAAAAGACTATTTGTAAAGTCCTTATAATATTGTTGCCCTTCTACTTCTGAAGCATAGGATTTACCTTTCTAAGTATAGTCAGAATAATTTGAATCTGTTTTGTATCTGGAATCATTCATGCCTCTTCCACTATTCCCATAAGAAGATCCATACACTCCTTTATTATTGATTCCGTACAGAGTATTTCCCCAATTAGAAGAGAATTTATTTACATCAAAATCATTAATTCCGTTGTACCATGGAAGTTTAGTGCCCTGTTGAGCTTTCAATATACCTCCAAGTTTGCGCGAATCAACATATGTAGTAAAGTCATTCTACTAAGGTTGCATGTGGTCTTTAGCATATGGAATATTCTATAGAGGTAATTCAGTTATAGTATTATTTGCTTTATCCCAAACCCATCCTGTTCCATTCTTAGTCTTGAGACCAGGAATATAATAAAGATTTGGATTATTAGGATCTGCATTCTGTAGCACACCCTAAGCCTAGAGAGCATTAAGAGTAGCAGTTACGCCTGCCTTACTACTAATATTAGAAGATCTAAAGATCTATGAAATTCTTGGGTCCGATCCAAATCTATAATATCTATTATAGAAGCTATTTCTTAGAATATTAATTAAGCCTTTAGATGGGATTTTTACCATGATAGAAGTCATTCTACTCATTGTATTAGCATCATAGGATTTATCAAATAAAGAGGCATGTTTAGTTTTTATTTGAGGCTACTGTACAGGGGCCTCCTATAACTACTATGTGGGCTATTCCTGTACAGTAGGAGTTCCAGTTGCCATCATTTCTCTAAAATCCATTCCTCCAACTGCCTTACTTAAAGCTAAATAATCTCCAGGGTCAATGGTTCCATCACGTAAGGCTTTTGCAGCATTAACTAAAAGAGGAACATACCTTGATTTATCAGCATCCTAATATCCTTGGAAGGTATTGTCCCAATTATCTGCGACAGATTGAAGAGCATTTGATAAGTAGGTAGACCTATTTGCTATGCTTCTTACACCATTTTTCTCTGCATCAAGCTCAAGGAAATCTTTAACATTTCCATTGTCACTATTGAATAGCTATCTCATTAGAGCTGTCCTGACACTTCCGTTTCCCCATTCGATTTTAGATGGATCTTTTGGAGCCTAATAAACATTAGACTTTCCCATTTTCCCATATATGTAGTTGGCTATTAAACCATAGTAATCTTTATTCTTTTTGTCAGAATTTGTATATCTGCCCTTTGAATCGTGGAATTGCCCATTGTCGAATGTAATAGACCCATCCTTGATTCCTGCCATAATGTTAGCATATGCTGTTCGGAAATCATCAGAATCCTTTTCACCCCTTTTCAGGGTTGCTAAATATTCATTCAATCCCTAGTCAGCAGTCTATGCTAAATCATTGTAATCATATTGCTTTCCATAGAAGCTATATAAATTAGGAGTAGTTCCTCCTTGCTACATTTTCCTTGCTAGTGACATTATAATATGTATAAAAAAAAAAGAGGAAGAGGAGTTGATTATCTCCACTTCCTCTCAATGAGTAATAGATTATTTCTTAATTCTATAGGCTAAGCGACCACCTTTACGGAAAACAGGTTCACCCTGTGGTTCTTCGGCGCCTCCACCCTGTGATTGCTCTACAAGCTGCAAGAACATTTGAGCACCCTGTGCAAGCATTTGACAATCTTGATTCTGTAATCCCTGTGCAAATAATTGTGCTAATTGCATCATAGGATTTTCTTGACCTTCTTCCTCAGGAGCTGGTTCTTCAGGAGCTTCTTCCTGAGATACTGGAGCTTCTGCACCCTCAGCAGGAGCACTAACTGGGCCACCTTGCTGAAATTTCTTAGTCTGTTTTACTGCGTTTTTATAAGTAATTTTCATAATTATATATAATTAAATTAAATGATTTTGTGAGTAAATATACAGTATATTTTTAGCTAACCAAAATTATCAGAAGATATTAAGCATTTTTGTTATCAACATACTCTGCAGGTCTGGTATCTTGTCCTTTGATTACCTTGAAGATATACTTTCCAAGTGATCTACATTTGTTATCAAACTATGGAGAGCCCTTAGCAGCCTCTGCTGCCTTAGCTTTCTTTATGAGAATTTTAGTTTCCCTACGGCTAACAATTCTTTCTCCTCCCCATAATTCCATCTACGTACTACCATCTGGAGCCAAAACCTTCATAACTGGATCAGAATTATCCTCGATATCTAACTCATCTCCAATCTTTATACCAGATTTCTCATTTACCTCTAGTACGTATGCAGTTTCTGGAGACGATATTAAAGTTTCATCATTTGGTTTTCCATGATGAACCTTCGTAACTTCCTAATCCTCATTTATGAATATAATATCAAGAGGAATCTTTGTATCCTTCATCCACATGGAAATTTTCTGATCAGGGTCAAAATAAAATAGCATACCCTCATCCTTGGAAAGTTTCTCTACTCCCTGAAGACCTTTTATCTTTTCCTAATCAGTTTTGGCTTCCTTTACATTATATTCATTGCCACCTATTCTTACTACCATTGGTCATCATCAAATAAATCATTGATTGCCTGCTAATCAACTTGTGGCATATTTTCTGGTTGCTGCTATGGTGTACCTCCAAGGTTTTCGTTTGTAATACCTGCTAGAGTCTAATCAATATTGTCTCCTTCCACTGGAGGGGTCTAACTGTTATTCTAATTAACTGGAACAAAATATCCCTCTGCAGACCTTTTAATAGGGATTTTAGTACCATCTATCATAATGAAATCCTAAGCGGTCTCTGATTCAGGTACAGAATTTCCAAACCATGATTCAGGATTTGACTAAATAGCTTTCATAGCATTTCCAGTAACATATCTTCCAGGACCCGTTCCAAGGGCTAACAAAGGAACTCCTATAGTAGTTTTAGGGTGATTATTCATCCAAGTTTTTGCCTGTTGCCATCTAGATGATAGGGTTGTTCCCTTAACAGGATTAGCTGAACGTGCTGGCTATTCAGTTGGAGCCTCTGTAGGTTTTGGAGTAGGGTTCCTTTTAGCAGCTATCTATTCATTTATCTTATTTCTTCTATTCTAATAATGTATATTACTTCTCCTATAATTCTAAGCTAGCGTTGCCAATCTTTCCGCCTCCTTATCAGAAAGTTTAGGTCCACCCTATTGAGATTTAGCTAGTTTACTAAGCAGCTTAGACAGTTCCGGCTACTCTTTACTTAATAAATTTGCATGTCCCTAAATCTTAGCTCTTCCAGCTGCCTTAGCTATTTTTGCTATCAATCCTCCAACACCAAAGGCTGGTATTGTATTATAATAATCCTGCATTGTCTTTAGTATTATGTAATAATTCTTCTGTAATTAGTTTTCCTGCTTCTAGAGCATATTCATCTTTTTCTTTCTAAGAAGCTTCTTCACTATAGTATTTCTTTTCAAGTTCTTCTAGTTTCTGAGTTACTTCCAGCCTAAAGATTACCTCTTCCTTTTCTATCTCTGCTTGCTATTCTATTTTTCCATTATCTTTTTCACTTACTACTGGAATCCCTTTTTCTGTTATTCCATCTAAGTTCATATTATGCTTCCTAGCATGTAGAGCTCCATCAGGAATTACATTTATAGAGCCCCCATTTTGAAACTCTGGAATATCAAGAGGATTCACTAAGCTTATAGTAGTTTCAGAAATAAGTTCTATAATAGAGCCTCCATTCTTATGTTGTGGAGTATCTTGTTTAGATTTCTTTTTACGGTAGTAATAGCGGTCTTTTTCATAGACTAAATCATGTGTATCTTTAAGACCATTTCTACCATTGTAATAGGTATCTGTTTCCCAATGAACTTCTGGGTTAGTATCTTCCTTACCTTTCTTTAAGAAAATGTAATCTTCGGTTCCCTATAAAGGGGCCACAGATCCGAGATGGAATGGATAGTGTTCATTTTCATCTTTATAACCTAAGTAAAAATCATAATTAGGTTGATTTGTAGCCCATTTCCACCTCTGCATTTCATCATAGGGCAGATTATTATAAGCAGATTCTAAGTCGTAATTTTCATTCTAAAAATCTGGATTTACATCTTTTACCCACTCCTAATAAGAGGGTTTTCCAGTATTTGGAATAGATTCCCAGTCATTTGGAGCCAAGTTTTTATAAGCACTCACAGGATCTAATTTAGACCCTTTCTACGCTTTTAATATAGATCTAGCTTTGTTTAAAAGTTCTATAGACATACCTCTACGTCCAACTCTAATAGAAGCCTAATCATATCCTCCTTCCATTAAGAATCCTAATCTATTACCATTAATTGCAGACATAGAAGTTCTTATATTTGCTCTGTCTTGAGCCTCATCAGAAATGTTAGCTATAACAGCCTGCTATCTCTTAGCTTCAGCTATTTGTCTATTAGCTCTTTTTCTAGCCCCACTACTTAAAAGTCCATACTTTTTCCCACTCTTCTAAAGAGCTTCATTGACGGTAGACTCACTTCCAGTGTAGGAAGATCCTACCTAAGCAAAGGCCTCATTATCTTTGGTAATAGTATCAGCTTTTTTACCTCCAAAACCATTTACAAGACCTAGAGGAGTTAAACTTAAGAAAGAACTACCTAAGATGGCATCAGTACTGGTCATACCATCAGTGCCTCCACCTAAGGCATTTATCCCCTTACCAAGAAGAGCTCCTCCTTTCATTATGCCTCCTGCTAGCATTCCTACTGGTCCTAGGGACATAGCAGCATCCGATATTCCATCATATACGGAATCCATAGTCTAGGTTATATCCCCCTTAGCTCCATTATATTCTGTTTTCTATGGCATAAAGGATCCTACTAAATCTGAAGCAGCTCCTATTGTTGCTCCTATACCTCCCATTTTAGCGGACTTAGCTCCTTCCAAACCAGCCTTTATTCCCTTATTGGCCTAACTTATCATCTTAATGCTAGATCCTATTTTTCCAGCACCATTTAGTATATTTCCAGCTTGACCCCCAATCCTACTACCTATTTGACTTAATGCGTTAAATCCCTAATCCCAGCTGAAACTAACTCCTCCAGAGTTGTTCCTCTGAAGAAGCTAGCTATCTGGAGAATTAGGATTTATAGCATCATTCATCATGTTTTTGCCGTTTAATGCTATTAATGGATCAGATGAATTAGATGTAGCTAAACCAACTTTAAATTTCAAGTTGTTCATCTATGGCTACATATTCATTTTGAATGCATTAGCATAGTCCGGCATCTAATATGGAGATGATTGAGGCATTAAACTAGATAATGGAGAACTAGATTGATTAAATATACTCATATTAATAACTTATACTATATAATGTCTTTACTGCAGTTATAATTGCCAATTTATCTCCCTTATATCGTACCCTTATCTTAATCCATTTATCTTTAAGTTTCACTTCTTTCATTTGCGATTCCTCCCAATTCCATTTAACTATTGCTCTATCTAGAGAGTTTTCTGGGATATTAAGAGTTCCATTATTGTAAGTAAGAACTTCATTTGGGATTGGAGATTGTCCTATTTCGATAGGAATTTTGTTTCTATTAAGATTTACTCTATTTCCTAAGTCAATACTATCCCAAGATTGTTCATTTTTGTAAACTACATTTATTGGATTTATCTGTACATTCCATTTGTCTTCTCTATACTACATATTACCACGGATTCTTCCTCCATCCTATAAATCTACAGCCTTAGCGTGATTCCAAATTCTATACTCACCAAGAGTATCATATTTAACTATTTCACCTCCAGCTAAAGCAGAGAAATTCTTAGTAGATATATTATCCTTTGAGTGGTAATAATCTTCAACCTCATTTACACTATCCTGTCTAGAATAATATAGAGGTAGTAAAGCAGATTTATCATACAAGCCTCTGATCTCAGCGCCATCATATAAAGCTCTATGAGTTGCAGTAAGATCAATATAGTTATGGTCATATGTAACATCAAAGCCATTAGCCTAGTATAGTTCCTTGGTGGCTTCTTGTCTTATGTACATATTTTTCTTGTCTTTAGCAAAGTCAAAGCTATCTCCAACTATTTCATAATGAAAGGAATCTGGTTCTGCATTATTACTTATGATTTCAAGGTCATCAAATATTTTGTGAGCTGATGGGTTATCTGCAACAACAAATTCAAACTCAAATGGATGCTATTTACCATACCAATAAGTAGGTTGTATTTTATCAGAGATGTCTATAATTCCAGACTAACCATGTTTCCAGAAATCTGTAGTCAAGAACTACAAATTGTATTCAGGAATTACTGCAACTACTGATTGATAATATCCTGCATCTACATTAGTTCCGTTTGTAAAACCCTAAACATATGCCTCTCCTATGTCAGGAGACACTCCCTTATATTTAGCAATTATATTTGCTTTAATATTTAATAAGATTACAATCTTGTCTGCATTTACTGGAGTAGAAAGTCTAACATTTTTACCGTTTTCGTCAGTTATTATACTTCCGTAAGAATCTCTCTAATAAAGTTCAGATTTGATTTTACTATAATCTCCAACAAATTTAAGCTTATTATCCTAGATTATAAAATTCTTATAATTTCCACGCGCGTCTGGAACTAATTCATAGTTAACCGTTACCTAAACTCCATCACCAGTTGGAAGGGTTCTATTGCTGAGACTCAACTGTGCCTAATAATTATTGTCTTTAATAATCACCTAATCTAAGGTTACACCATCTGCAAAGGAGCTTCCTTTATTGCTAGTTCCTAACTTTGCTATCCATTTAGAAGTATTTCTATCAAAAGAGAAAAACTGGTTATACATATTTCCTGAGTAACTAGGAATCCAACTATAGAAAGTAACCCAACCTACTGTCTCATTAAAACAGAGATTCCAAACTTTCTCTTCTAAACCATATAAATTATCATAGAATGTAAACATTACATCTTTCTTATAGGCATTATAATGAGTCTTTACATTTCGTATTCCTATAATAGGTGTTAATTCTCTCTCAGATAAACTTATATTCTAATTTAGAAATTCCTATACTTTAAAGTCAGAAATACATTCAAAATCAGTCCCATTCGTTCTCCATATCTTTTTAGCAACTGTATCTACTCCATATACTCCTAGAGGAGTTTTTATAATTGATTCCTTCCATTGACTTCCAAATATGTCAGAAATAATTTTAGGATTTTCTGGAAGCACATTTGAAGTATTAATATATATATTACCCCCTGAACCTTCTCCAGCTATTGCCCTTTCGTTAATAGGTATAAGAGAAACTCCATGTTCAAATATACATAAGAGGTTTCCTCTAAACTCAATTATTTTAGTTATAGAACCATAAGTTTTAGGATAATCTCTATAGTGTGTTCCCACAAAGGTTCTCCATCCATTCTAGAAAGCATCCTAAACCTATATATTTGAATAAGCTATTCTATTACTAAACTCATTTTTAATCCAAGGAACTTCGGCAACCTCAAAGTTTACCCTTTCGGATAAAGATTTTTCAAAGCCCTTGTTATAACATAGAGCTTCTGGAATCTTATAAGCGCCACTATTTGACATTGGGTGGAAAGGATAGAAACCTCTTTCATGTCCAAACATGGACACTTCATCTGTTTGAGATGAATCTATAGCACGAATATTCAAATTCATAGTGGATCTTACGACAAGAGTTACATACATTCCCAGTTTTACAGCGTTAACATCACCTAAATTTATTTTTTCAAAATTTTCTTTCTTCACAACGCCGTCAGACACCTCAAAGTTGTTAGCCCAACATCTTTCATCAACTATGTCACCATTAGTAGGAGAAGATGGATCCTAGAAGTTTCTATTGACTCTATGTGTAAACTAACATATGTAACAGTCCCCTCTATATGAGGGATTATATAGTTTATTTTCGGTTTGATTTAACCACCATTCTGTATGCTCTAAATCAAATCTATCAGAAATAGCATAAAAAGGAGATTTATCATTGTATCTTATAACAAAATAATCATCCATGTAAGCTGGTTTATATCCAGGAATCTTTATATCAATAAGCTAACCTGCTTTCTAATAACCAGTTATTCCCAAGTAAGGTCCAAAGGAACCTCTAAGGAGATTATTTGCTTTAGTATTTACATTCTTAGTTCCTACGTATTCAAACCTAAAAGCCTCTTCAGCCTCTCCAGCCCTAGCAGAAAACATATTATTATTTATCGCCACTAATTTCACATTATCTTCTACACCAACAACTTTTATAGATGAATATGTAGAACTCTTCTCGAACTCAAAGTTTTCCGGAGTAAAATGAGTAGTATCATGCTATTTTAATACATTGGTATTACTACAATCTCTACAAGTCATTTCTGAAGCAGAAAGTAAAGTATTTAGATAAGGACTATTTACATCATATTCTGGGCAAATGGCTCCCTACACGCTTACTTGCTAATTTTCTAATGTAATTATTCTCTTTTTAAAGTCATGAGTTAAATATCTTTCTCCCTCTGTAGTTAAAATTTTGACACCAAATGCATTCTTTTTCTGAACTTGTTCACCCTTTGAAAGAAAGCCTTCTGCTATATATGTAGAAATTCCATCAAGATTTACTGGAAGGACCGGAGTATGACTCTATTTGTCTATTCCGATTGTATATGCCTAACATAATGTAGTTGGGATTCTCTTCTATCTCACGAAGAAGAAGCCCTTAATCTTTAAAGTACCCTTTAGATAGTCAAGAACCTCTTTAGGTAGAATAAAGTTTATTCCTATTATGGTTGAAAATCCCGAATGTTGTATGTCTACAACTCCTTTAGCATTTTCTTCAGATACAGTACCATTAGTTTGAACTATTCTATAGTTAGTATCCTAATAATTTATATAAGTCCTCTAACCATCTTTCATAAATTCAGTTTTACTATAATCTGATTCTGAAATGTTTTCACTTAGATTTTTTCTTCCTCTAACATTAAATACTTCAGTTAAAGTATTGTCAGATTTTATGAATACAACCCCAAACCTATATATTTCATCATCCCAATATCCAACTTTATTATATATGTAGTAAGGATCATAATATGTATTGGAAATACTGCCAGTATAATCTAAACCTATCTATTTAGTATTATATTTCTCAGAAACACTCAATATTGGGAGGAATCTTAAAGCACAATCCGCTAAATCGTCATACTATGTTTTCGGTTTATCTACGTTTGCGAGAAATAACATATTCTAAACTGTATCCTGTGTTTCTACAGAGCCATATATTTGATAGGTAGCATTAATATCATTTACGGTTACTTCCTATACGTCTTCAAATCCTGACACTACTAAATATGTGCCTTCACCCTAACTAATTTTGTATTCCTTTAATATCTTATAAGCCTGAACAGTAGCATTCTAATTAATATCTGAGGTGGATTTAGTATAATACACATTTATCTTTGAGTAGCTCACATCTGTATTTGTTAACACAAATTTAACTTGTTTGTGAGAATCCTCATTTCTAAAACCAGAGTGTATAGAGTCAGCACTATTTCCCATAAATACTGACACTAGCCCAGACTCAGCAAAGAAATCTGATTCATTTCCATCCTCATCTACATACCTAAAATAAAAATGATAATTACCTATACTCAGTTTTCCTCCATAGCTTAAGCCTAAGAATCGTAATCTTGGTATAGTTGTAGTTTTTTTATATAAGGATGTATCTATATCAAATTGTTCTCCCTAATCATATATATTAGTATCATTTGTTCCCTCACGGTTGCAAACCTAGTACTAATTCTTCTTGGTTATACTAAATCTAGAGTTTATAAGTCTAGGCGGATTCTTTCCATCATTTATAACTAGATTTACGGAATTGTCATATGACCACTGTGGTATTATATCTACAGGATTATTTAGACTAAAATCTAATTCATCTGTCTCAAAATCAACAAGCTGTCCTTTCTAATACACGATAGGGGTAGCCTCAGATTTTGGTATTATACCATCCCAGGAAGATTTATTCTCTAAATCCTCCTGAGATATGCCAACTTTAGTACAGAACTCTTCAACCTCCATTAATCTATTCTAATAATAGATCATAGTCCTATTTAACCTGTAATTATGAAGGGGATTATATTCATATACTAAATTTCCCTATTGAGGGAAAGTTTTTAAGGCTATTTTAAACTAGTAATTTATGTCTTGAAGATTATTCATTTATTTGTATTATATTAGAAATAGCTATACTTTGTTCTTCTTCTCTTCCTAGAACATTTATCATGTTAGTTGACAGGGTATTTCCTAGTTTTAACTAAAGCTTTCCATCAACACATTGCAGTTTATGCCTTGAGTTTGTCATTTCATTTATTATACCAGATCCAAAATCCTACTTTAAATACTCAAGTTTATTTCCAAATTTATCATATAATAATCTTGGAGAGACTTCTATTGATTTTACATCTCCATCAGGTAGAGATACTAGAAAATCTTCACCAGTCGTATGCAGGATTCTATCTATCCAGTTGTCAAAATTCTCACTATTGGATACACTAGTTTTTAAAGTAAACTGTTGTCCCTCTGTCTAATAATATAAGTTAGGAATATCTTTTGTAGGTTCTATATCTACGCTATCATTAACCTACAATTTGAGATTTGCATTTATTGGAATCTCCATAAGATTAGTCCAAGTAAAGTTCTCATAGTAATGTATCTTACTCCACTTATATTTAGAAATAGAAGTTGCTGATTTTACTACCTTGTAATACTATTCGAATGGTACTTTTAGTGTATCATCTGAAACACCCTATCTAAAAGTTAGTGGGTATATGCTACTGTGCCACCTAGAGGCCTAATCAGTAGACATTATATTAGCCTCCTTATGCCATATACCTGCTCCTCTAGTCCCGAAGGTAGTTAATCTTACTTCTCCATTAGAGTCTAGAAATAAGTACAGTATTAAATTAACGCTATCTTCCTAATTAGTTACATAATACTGTGAATACTCATACCTTGGTCTATCCCCTCCACGATAATCTCCGTATCCCCATAGAGTAAAATTTCCCTAACTTCCAGTTTTTGCGGTATGATAAACTCTAAATCTTAACGCTAATATGTCACATGTCTATAATTTTGCTTTAATTTCATTGTAGGTATCAGCATACTTTGTTATAGTACCGTTGTTTGTAGAGTCATCTCCAAACTGCGTTTTACTTGATCCAGCTTCGCCTGCATCAGCATATGATCCTGCTAAGTATATTGCAATCCATTTAGAACTACCGTCTATTAGAAGCCATCCACACGTTATATCTAGTGGTTCAAATTTATAAGGAACATTTATACTAGTTAAATTATTATAATCTATCTTTACAGGAATCTTTAAAGTCTATGTGAATTTGTCTAAGTAATGATTTCCAGTTAAAGACACCTTATGGGAAGTTTCTCTAGAAATATCCGCAATATCAGATGTAGAGTGCTATGATTGGTCTGAAGAAATGCTAGTCTTTGATGGCTTAGGTGGAGAGAAAGTATCCTTGATTTTTATACTATCTTTATCTATATTGTATAAAGATACCTTTAATCCAGAAAAAGTAGTTTTTCCATGTATGTCAAAGTTAATATTACATTCGTAGTACCTCTTTATCAGATAATCAATAGACTATTGCTTATCTAAATACTCAGAAAATGTATTAACGCTATTGCCAGCACTAGTTGTGCACTCATCCTTTACTATAATATTTGACACTGTTTTAGAGGTAGCTTCACATTGAATAGTTCCTTCTATGGTTTCCTGTAAAGAAATCTATTTATAGTCATTGTAATCAAAGTAGTATTGATTAAATATATCACAAGTATACATTAATCTATAGTAACAGATAGTCTTTTCATTATTATAGTTTATAACCATTCGCACTAAATATAGTCTATCGTTATCTAATAACTATAAAGATTCCTAGAAGTGTCCAGAATATGAACTTCTATTCTATACCTTATATACTTTATCAGTGTTCAGAGAGAATGAGTCCTAAGTTCCACTTTTCCAAGCCCCATTTATACTATATTCATTCTAGATATTTTTAGAATTATCCTTTATATAAGCTTTAGTCTACTCATCATACTCATAAAATTCAAACTACACTAATTTAATTTCTTTGTTTCTTTCAGGATAAGCTTCTAATCCCCAGTTTAAGGTAATATTGCCTTCATTGTAGTAATATCTATATTCCTTTAAATCTATTTTTCCAGATCCTAAGTTATCTACATTTATAGAGAAAGACTACTTTAGCCAATCAAGATACCCAAAAGGCATCATCGGATATATATTAAAGTGTACTTCCCCAGAATTTTGTGGAAGCTAAAATGGTGTAGTTAATAGAAACTAATTGTCAGTGCCATCATTCTTTCTTGGAGTAACAATCCCTCCGTTAGTTGAGTAATCTACATTTGAATCTATTTTCCCAACATAAAATGGGGTATAGAAAGTTGTATCCTTATTGTTTAATATATCATTATTTGTTCCGTAGGAACTTTTTGGATAATTAGTTATAATAGCTTCTTGTAGCTTACCATCATTAATCTAAACTCCTATTCCATATAGATTAATTTTATCCTAAGAAGTCTAATTATTATAAGTCCAATTTAAATAAAAATAAAAGTTCCAATTATCTCCACTTTTTATAGCATCCCAAGATACACTAAATGTATCTATACACTCTAGCTCTGCTAGTATTGCTAATTTTCCATCTACTTTTGAATCAAATACATTATAATTTGATTTGATTAAATTTCTATACTCTTGTAAATTTAGTTTTCCTCCAGATTTGTTTAAATCTGAGTCTAATATGTAATAATTATTGTCGTGCCATATCAAGGAATTATTTAAATTATTAATTATACTATTGTCTTGAATGGCAACAACATTAAGTTTTAGGTATTTTGGATATTTATCAGGGTTAGTGTTATTAGGCTCTTGTGCACTAATAAAATTATCTTCTCCATTTAGCTCTTTACATCCTATTTGAAACTTATCTCCTGGATGAAGGGGTTCATCTAATAAAATTAACTTTTTAAACTTACTTTTAATATGGTTGTCCTAAAATAGATCAGATAATTCTAGTGTATTTTGTGGAACACTTAAATTATCAGAGGTAATATTTCTCTCTGGAGATGGAAAGCACCCTATCTAAGATTTCTTTATAATCGGATTGTAAGACACAATATACATAATACCTCCCAATTGGGCAGTTCCAACAGGAATATATCCCTATGGTAAGTAGGCGGTCCCTACTCTTCCGTTTCCCATATCATTCTAAAGAACATTCTCATTTCCATTATAAGTCAATATTGTTCCGTTTAAGCAATTAACTAGAGAATCATTGGGAGTTACGAGTGGACTCAAATCCATTAGTAATCCCTTATTAAAAGTATTTACGCTTTCGGATTTCTTCATAGAAATTCATATTTATTATTACTTACTAATATATCTTTAAATTTTAAAGGGGATCTGGTCTCTATTAATTCTGCATTTGCTTCTAACTTTGCCACAAAGTATTTAAGTTTTATAGGAGATATGCTTGGGATTCTAAATATATATTTCTTGGAGTGCTCATTAAGTCTGCATTCATCTAGTATTTCGTACATAAACACCTAACCAAAAGTAAACTTCTTTCTAGGTCTGCCCTTCTTATTTTTCTGAAGCAAGTAATTTTCATACTACGTATCAGATAATGCAAAGTAATAATATCCTTTCCAAGGACTCCCTTCTCTCCTATATGCAATTCTTATTTTTGTGATAAGTTTGCGTATATAATAATGAAAATGCTATAGAGAACTTTTCCGCAGATTTCCTATATAATACCACATTGAATCTCCAGAAATTAAAAGATCCCCTCCGTAACTATTATGTAAGTATACAGATTTCCAAGCAAATGTCAAAATTCTTTTGATGTCCTCCTATGGAACCTCTGGAAATTGCCTATAAATCTATGGATAATAATCGGAAATTTTAGTATCTATGTTACCGTCTCCATACTATTTACCCATATTAGTATATCTAGATATAGCTTCCCTAGTTTGCTTATTAACATATACAGTCTTGACCCTTGGTGTTCTCTTACCTAACATGTAAAATCCTATCTCATATCCAGAAAAGTTAGAATTTACAATATCTATATCGTCCCACTTTCCAGCCTAACGTAGTTTCTAGAAATCTCTACCAGAAACTCTCTTCATATGCATATTGCATTTTTTATCTCCAGTTAGTGGGAGCCAAAATGTAACATTACGTTCTACTATGTCTTGTATAACTATTTTCATAGAAGCCCGAAATATTTTCTTTACTAGAAGAGATCTATGGGCATCCCCGGTTATTTCTAAACAGTCTCTGCAACTTAATTTTAACTTCTTGTAAGGAAAGTTAAAGAATAAGTCACTAATATTGAATGAACATCCAAGGGCATATCGTTGTATCATTTATCAGATTTTACACCAGGACTCCAATAACCCTTACCATCTAGGTACCCTTCTTTGCCGTCTATTTTAATTACTTCTCTACCCATCAACTAGTTTTTGGTTAGTTTCTGTAATTGTGCTCTATTTAATTTAATTGGTTTCTCGAAATTAACATTGCCACCCATAGCTAAATAAGCTAAAAAATCCTTTCTCGTCAATATTCCCTTCATAATTATTTGTATAATTTAATACTTTTTCCAAATTGTTTTCTATTCCAGCTTGTCTTTGCATCAAGTACTTCATCCCACTCATTCTGAGACATATAATGATCTATTCTAGCCTAGTCACACTATATATCCCATCTAGATTTTAGTATTTGTGCCATCTCAATAATGTTTGCATTATTAGTCTATAGTCCTTCTTTAAACTTAGAAACATATGCGCAATATGTAGCCAAAGCTGTAGCTTCTTTATCTGTTATTTGTGGAAGACCATCATCATCTAAAATAAGTCCTTTATACAGAATATTAATCCTTCCATGAGGTCTATCAAAATAAAGCATGTCTCCTACTCGTTCATAATGAATAAGCTTTCCTGGGAGATATAGCGGGCTTCTAAAGGCTTTTCTATGTTCTGTATAAGATTCCACATAAGCAGAATTAATATCCCCATTAGGAGTGTCATTAGCAGAATAATTCCATTCCTCAAAGTTAGTTGTTACAGCCTCTATAATGTCTGCATTGCAAGGTAATTGTACTCCTTCAGAACAGTCTGAAACACATGTAGAATATCTATATAGTCTAGTTCTCTTGTTACCAATTAGATTCCATCCAGCTAATGCTATCTCTTCCCATTCATCTTCAGGCATGTTTATACCATATAAAGTATTCATTAAAGACATTCCGTAGTGGAAATTATTTAAGTTGCTCATAATTGTATGTAAATTTAAACCCTTTAAATATATCTTTACTTCTTATATGTTTTCTTATGGTAACTTCACTACAATTAAATTCTTTTGCAGCTTCCTTAGCAGAACCAAATTTCTTAATCAATGTACCATAAACATCTAGCTAATAAATAATTTTATAATTTCCCCCTCGCTTGTACCCATTTTTGTTTAATCTGTAAACCTCTGGTATATACGTTATATCTATAGTACTTGGCACATTTGAGTACTCTGACTTATACACAAATATATAACCTCTGCAAACCCAATTCTGCCGTTTACATACTTTAGTAATTAAAGACTTATTAACATTTAATGCCTTTCCAGCTTCAACGGCAGATTTCCACTCTGCTACAAAATTGCCTCTAATATCATACTATAATATTGGGATCGAAAGTTTATCCTTCATGTTCTATATAGCTTCTTTATTACCGGAACATCCTTTAAATCCATTTTTCCATCTCAATTTCATCTGTTCTGAACGTAACTATTTTGTTTCTTCTGATTCAACCCTATTAGAGTATATATCTTTAACTGCCCCACCTTCATCTATATTATATCCGTGATTTATAGAATCAAACAATATAATATACTCCTTCTCTTTTGAGTTTAGTATATCTCGAACCTCCTTTTGATCTAAACTCTCAATTGTAAAAAGTACTTCATATTGAAAATTCTCTGGACCATACTTTTTTCTAGCATTCTCTATCTTAGGACCAGAATATTGTGTTGTAATACATAAAAAATCAGATCTACGCTTTCTTTCATTCATTGTCTGTCCTATATATACTTTTCCAGATGGGGAAGTATATTTATATATTATTCCTCTATATAATTCATTCGAGTTCATCCGGGTATGTATTGTTGATCATTAGGTAAATTGCTAGGGGCAAAACTACGATAATACCTTAGTTTCTTTTCTGTAACCCTTTTCTTTATCTCATTATTAATGAAGGTCATATTATCATCCTACAAATCCACACAACAGCTATAATTTCCTAGCTACCTTAAATCCTTAAAGATTGCTGAAATAGATACTGTGTTTAGGAGGGGTGCATTAAAGATAAAACAGTCATACATTCCATTTTCATTTGGAGTAGTATCTATCCAAACATATGGTCTATTCTTACCTCTCTTTCTATATTTGTGATATCTAAAAGCAGTAGCTGAAGTGTAATATATAAATGGAAGTTGTCTATCAACAGATCCTATGTAGTCAATCGAAAGACTTCCGTAGTCATTAAGAATCTATGGTATTTCAAAGTGAGCGATTGGTGGATCAGCGCAAGGATCTTCTCTGCTGCATCTACACCTATCAATGCTCTTACAATCTACAGGAATGCAATTAATCGAGAGATATAAGTCTTTAGTTGGCAATACCCCCTTTAAGGAATACTCTTTTAAGATTTGAAGTCTCTCGTCAACTATATCCTATTCAAGCTATTCCATAGACATAGAGAGATTAGTATGATACCCTCTAAGTCCTGCTACTACATCATTCCTAATTGCAGAAGCTAACTTTTCAAGTTGATTATATATCATAGTAAGAAAAAAAAAAAATGGCGAAGGCGAAAAATCCCGCCTCCGCCTTTTATTAGGTTAGTTATTACTATTCAGTAAATTTACCATCGGTAACTTTCAATCCATTTGCTGATGCTGTTAAAGTATCGCCATCGATTTTAACAGAAGCAGTATTTCCAGCAATGTAAATACCATTACCAGCAGTTAATTTATCCTGCTTAGCTGCTACCTGAGTCTTTAACTGTGCAACTTCTTGCTGCAAAGTCTCAACATTAACAGTTCCAGGGTCTGGAGTTTTAGTTCCAGGAGCAACCTCCAAAACAGTTCCTATCTTAGCCAAAGCTGCTTCAAAATCAGTAGCAAGATCACTCTTAACATAGAAAACATGAGTTGTAACTGATTTAACAGTATCACCTACAGCATTCAATCCAAGAACACCTCTGTTAGCACAATAGTGAATAGTATACTGATTATACTTTGCTCCAACTATAGGAGTTTCATCTTGATTGATACCAAATGCACGAGTACGTGCAGAAGTAGGGAGGCGCAAATTGTGAAGAAGGAATGAATATGTTCCGAAACCTTCTTTACCTACAAAGTAACCTTCTTCAGTTGCAGTAACTTTAGCATTGGAATCTTTCTCTGTGAGATCCTCTAGAGACCTTACAACATTGTATTCACCCATACCAAAGTGTGCTTTTTCATCAAATTTCTCAAGATTTACCTTTCTAAATCTCTGATATTCTGTGGTAGCTTCTATAGTAATATATGTACCACTATAAGATACATTTAACAGTTTATCTCCATAAACAAGCACGTTATACTTCTTAATAGTCTTCTCAAGAGCTTTTGCAACCTCTGCAGCAGAAGTTTTCCAAACAAAATCTACAGCAAATGGCTTGCCCTTTAGAATCATATCATTAGAATAACGAGAATCTTGTGATGCTTGTGAAAGACCTACATAAATAGCAAGTCTAAAGGAATCTCCATCTTTACCATTAAGCTGAGATAAATCAAGAGTAACCTTTGCTAATTCTGGGTCACTTGCCTCTGCCTTGTAAATAGCAACTACGCTATCACTCTTAAAGTTATTTACTCTCTTTACATTAAGGCTGGCAGGTTTAGTAGCGGTCTTATCCTGTGCAGACCACAATGGTTTGCCAGTTGTAAGATCTACATTTGAATTAATTACGTTAGTTGTAGTAAATTGAAACATAATTTAAATTATTTTTAACCTCTCTGGGCTTATGCTTGCTGAGGCTGTGGTTGAGGTGCCTATTGATGAGCTGGATTTGCAATAGACTGTGTAACTGTAGGATTAGTTTGTAAACGTGGGTCAGCTGTATTTTCCATGACCAACATTGTCAGCTCATTTATGATCTCTTGACACACATAATCAGGAAATTCCATGATTTGTGATGTATCCTATGTAAGGTTAACCTATTCCTATGTTAATCTAATAGTCTAAGGTGCTTTTATATAGTCAACAAGGACTTTTTCTAATATAAATACACTATTATCTTGTCCATACCGAATTTCCATTCTTACATTAGATACATTACCATAACGTGTACCAGTATCCCTTTCTACTGTACTAACTGTACGGGAATCAGGTTTTCCTAATTTAATAGTACGTGGAAAATTAGATTTTGTTGTTTTTCCTTCTACCCTTTTAGTGCTCAAATCATCAATTGAAGCACCATTAATTTCTGTAGCATAAGTATCTTCTTTATAAACAACTCCATCCTTTACATATACACGAGTTCCAGCTGCAACACCATCTTTAGCAGAAATCAAATAATATCGAATTTCTGTAGGGAATCCAATATATTCTGAACTTAAATCAGTTCCATTTGGATTTGTATCAGTAATAGGATTTGTAGGTAATGTATTATTTATATTAATGTTATGTATGTAAAAATAAGGTCTTTCTGGAAGTGGTCTATTATAGTAATCATTTACGATTACTGACCAAGAATCAGCAGTAAGTCTTTTAGCTGGAAACTATACATAATTCCCATCATCGTAACACTTGTAAGTTCCCTTTACCCGATAAATGCATATACAATTTAAAATATGTAAATAATCTGATGGTAAAGTAGTTTCGTATGTGCCTGCAAATAATTTTGATAATCCTGCGCCAAGATCACTAAGCTATCCTATAGCTGTATTGGCCTTTTTGGACTCGTTTACGTCTAATATAGCTGTGGCTTTTAATACTCTTAAATCATCAGTAGTTTGTTGGTTAATATCATAGATATTATACCTTTTATTTATATATTGATTAATGGCTTTATTTATGAAATAGTTAAAGTCCTCAAGTAACATACTAGGTGCATTTACCTTGCTAAGCTCAGTCAACATTCCTTCCCAAACTTGTCTTGCGGTCATTTACCATGTTTTTAGCTATTTTATTTTATCTTATCTGACTTGTATATGCTATATCTCAACACATATACATACTGATTACTCAGCTCTATAATAATCTGGGTAAGTATCCTTCTTGATTAGCTCCAAGACTTTCTAATTCTTAGGGTCTTTCATCCATGCAATGACTGCATCATCAGTAGCACCAAGAACGATATTATCTCCATATAAGTACAGCTTATTCTTGATATAGACTACTTTCTTCTCCTTAGCCTCTATAAAGGTTAGTCTCAAAGAAATATCATCTCCTGTATAAAGATTAATAATCTTATTAGGATCTTTCTCTGCTACTCTAACCAAGAAGTCTATAACATCAGCAGTAGGTTGATTGCGCATATCCTTACCAAGGATCCTAGCCATATTAAGATTTCCTTCTGCACCACGTGGATCATCATAAATGAATGATTCTGCCTTGTGAATCAATTGTTTATGAGATACTCTACGTTGGGTATCTAAACCAGGTCTATCAATATAAAGCTCAGCCACACCATTCCTAGTAGGTTTACTAGGAGTAGACTTAGGTCCATCTATGATTAGATTACCTTTCTCATCACGGGCATCTCGACTCTTAGCAATATAAGGGCAATTTTCTATTGCTTCCCATTCTGCCTTATCATAAATATCGTTCAAATTGTAAGTTTTTCCACTGGTAACTTCAAATAAGTGGTTTTCTGGGAAGAATACTGCAGTTCCCTCAGAGAACTCATTCTTTTCCTTTTCACTCATAATCATATCACCCTATGAATTAACTCTTTTTATACAACTTGGATATTGTCCATACTTATTCTTACAAGGCATAATCATATATTTAATATTTGCCTTGTCATATACGCTTCTTAATGTAATTATTTTGTCGTCAAAAACGACATCAGTTTTGGTCACTGTCTTTTTTACTCCAGTATTTGTTGCCATATTAGTTCATATTATCATTAAAAACATACAGGAGGAGGGTTTTATGGCTCCTCCTGTCAATCTAACCTCTATTATAAGTTTTATTAAGCTTCTCTTACGATTACACTTCTATAAGGAGTAAATGCAGCAACACCTGCATAACCCATCATAACAAGTTTAGAACCAGCAACGTTGCTAGCAACTTCACCAGAACTCTTTCCATCATAACCTCCAACACCAACAATCTTGTTAGTCATGAAGTCCTTACCAGTCAAGCTGAATTTAGCAATAGCTGGAGTACCAGAAGTCTTATCAGCAGTTAGGTCGATGCATACACCATATCCCTTTGCAGGATATTCACGAGTCAATGCACGATCAACTACAAAGCTTACCTGGTTTCCTGCATACTCATAAGTATCAAAAGTAGCACCTACCTTTACGTATCCACCTAATCCCTTGTTAGCAGACTTAGAATACATATAAGTACCATCAGTCCTATAATTAGCAAGATACTCTCCAAGAGTCATTTGTAGGTCATTCCACATCTTCCTATTAACAATGAAGATAAATTTATTACCTGTATCAGACTGAGCCTTATCAGCCATATCTGACATAATCATGTTAAACAGCTATAGATTAGGTCTATTGCTATAACAATACTTATTAGCAGCAGCTTCAATTTGAGGGATAAGTCCCTCTCCAATATAGATAGGACGTCCAGTTTCTGGCTCTGAAATAGTAGCCTTACCATTTACATCAATATTACCTTTATTGAATGTAAGACCTGTATTCATTGCATACATAAATGTGTCAAGAAGTTCCTTTTCTTTCTTGAGCATCTTGTATACACCCTCAGACTTAGTTTGGTCCTTATCATCAGCAATACTCATGAATACATTTTCCTGAATAGCATACAAACTAGACCAGCTAGCATCTGCACGGAATGTAGTCATAAAATTGCGATGACGTTCCATTTGGCTCTGGAACTTTGAGTACAATTTATGTTAATCAATATGTTTCCATATTGTTCAGACTATATCTTAATCTAAATATTTAAATACAAAGCCTTTACAAACGTTTCGTTTGCCTAAGGCAACTTGCTTTGCGTTTTTATATCCTGCCTTGACGCAATCAGTCATCGTTTCAAACGTTTCAAGTAAATTTCCTTCTTTATCAAACCTACCTACTTTTCCTCCAGAATATGCTTTTTCAATGTGAAGTCTGTTTTTCATAGCCTTGATAGGTCCAATATTATCAACTTTCTCATAAGAGAACTGATGTCCAAGAAATTGATGTCTGTTCTTTATAGCTCTTGGTAAATGACCTCCTCCAGTAGCATCTGGATTTAAGTATTTAGCAGCAGCAATAAGACTTTCAAACTCTCTTTCAAAGTTTCCTTCTAAATCATACATATAAACTTTCACCATAAATTGAGAGATATCTCTTCCTCCAAGAACAAGATTATATGTATCATCCCTTTTAAGGAACTCCTCATTAACTAATTCACTTTCTAACTTATAAGCATCTTCTTCGTTATCAAAGACCTTTAAGGTAGTTCTTATAAAGTTCTTTATGCCATACTTCTTAACAGCAGATTGAAAGTGCGTTTTTGGATGCATGTAGCTTGATGGTCTATATATATAGACTCCATTTCCTAAATATCCATCGAAAGTATTTGGATCTTCAGTTTTATGTACTCCTATGTAGATTTTATTATTTATTTTACTTGTCGTTTGATATACTATATATTTCATTGTATTCAAATTTTAGATTTATTCCATTTCGGGGTTTATTTCCCCTACGTCCATCCGGACTAGTCGTTGAACGTTCCCTGGTACTTCTCTTTGAGCTTGTAATCTCCAGGGCTTCGCTGCTGATTAGCATACCTTTCGGGTTAGCTTTCCAGCAATTAAGAATATTTATTTAATTTTTCATTAAGCGGCAAACTTAACGGAAGAGAGCAACTCAAAAATGAAACATATGAGATGTTTACCCTCTTCTGATAGTTCAGGCATAGCTACAGATTGGAATGTAGTAGTGTCACCTACCTGGCATCCATCAGTATCAAGTATTGTATCGTAATCATTGTCGATTAGGCGTACCTGAACTTCCCAATAATCGTCACGTTTCCTAATTGGACGGCTTACTACTTGACATTGCTGCTTTGTCTTATCAATGCGGAAAATATCATACTTCTGATAATAATTTTCTCTGAATGCCATTGTGATTTCTGTTCCATTTTCTCCTGTTTCAGTTGGAACTTCTGCAAATTCAACTTTCTTGATATTATTTGTTTCCACAATCCACTCAAATAAAAGTGAACTAGAAAGTTGGAATTGGTCTGCTTTCTCATCCTTGTAGAAGATATTTCTCAAACCATCAGTAATGAAGTTAAGAGTATTATCTGTGTACATACGGGCAACTACACCGATACGATGAGGTTTACTTCCGAGGTACTTAGACCAGTCCTCGTATGTCTTTGTCTAACCCATTGTAGGGATTCTGCTTGTAAAATTTGCAACTAACATATTACTAAAATATAAAGATTAATTTAAAAATTAAAGTTCATCAAGGTCATCAAATATTTCCTTTGATGGCTTAGTGTGTGTATCCTTAAATACAACATTATCAGTTTTCTCCATCTTCTTTTGAGTATCGGTAACTCCTTTCTTGTAACTTTCTTTACGAACACTTGCTATTTCTTTCTGAAAATAGCTCGTAATGTCGTTGATCATTTGATCACCATTTAGAGCTAACCATGCAGTCTTAACTAAGACATGAGGATCTGATAAAGCTTTGGCTAAATAATTATTTCCTGCAGCATCTTGACCAGTAATAAAGTCATAAAGTTCCTGCATATCATTATTTTCCATATTTAACTCAAATCCTTGAATCTCCTTAAGGTTGTTGATTTCGTCTACAATCTAGTCAGAAAACTAATCATATTGCTATTGAGCAATCTATTCCTGCTCAAGCTGTGCTTGCATTTGATTCTCCTGTTCCGCTTGCTTATATTCGTTACGAATAGCTTCTATTTGTTTCTTAAACAGACCTTCATTAGCTTTAGCCCTCTCTAAAGCTTCGGTTGCCTCATCTTCAGTTACCTCTCCCATTCTGCTCATAAAGTCCATGAGAAATAGTTCATCATCTGAATATGCGTCAATTTCATATTGTGGCTCTTGAGAATTTTGAATGTAGCGCTCAACTTCGCCATTTCCTATAAATTGAAGATACTCAGACGGACTCATGCCGCTATTTCTGATAGCATTTATAAGTTGAATTTCGGACTCATCTAAGCCGTTTTCAGGGGTGCTTTCAGAAGAACTAAGAATGTTAAGTTTGTCTTCATTGCTTAGACTATCCCAATCTACTTCTTCTACATCACCTTCTTCTGTTGCAAACTTAATCTTAGATTTATCTTCAATTCCTCTAGATTTTAGAAGAGAGGTAAGAAAGTCATCCTCTTTTCCTTCCTCTAGATCTGGAGTGTCTGTATTGTCTGGATCCTTTGGCTCTGGATTCTCTGGTTCTTGATGATTATCAGGACCTGGATCCTGTTTTTGTTCATTAGATTGCTGTTCATCGTCTAATTCATCGATGAAGTCAATGTCATCATTATTTCCTATTTCCATAATTAAAATTTTTAGTTTATTAGTAAATATAATATTTTTTAACTTTTCAAAAAAGAACTATAATAAAGTTTATTTTGAAATTACAATTTCATGATATATATCAAGGAGTAATACGGTGGTTCCCATTCTAGAGGAGTTCCTGTTCCTGTATATCCAGTAGAACTGCTTTCAATAGTTACACCATGAGTGTGAGTGCCATTTGATGATGTAGTTCCCTCTACAGTAGTAACAGTAGACATTACAGATATTTCGTCTCCCTAAGTAACTTTAGTAGTTGCTTGTAAAGCACTTGTAGTATGAGTATGTTCTCCAGCAGATATAGCAGTTCCCTATAATTCTGGAATAGAATGAGAATGTTTAGGTAAGTTATCGACTGATAGCTCTATTCTTGAGTTTCCTCCAGTTTTTCCGGAACTATCAGAAGCCTTTATGAATTTTCCAATTAAGTTAGGAGTACCATTCTTTCCATCACATATAGCCCATCCCTATGGAATAGTCGAGGACTATCCGTTAAACATTATAATACTTCCACTTGGAAATAAATTATTTATATACTTCTGCACCCACTCAGTTGAGGCAAAGTTCTGAGATTTGTCGTTAGGTTCTAGGGTATAGGTATCAATATAGGAGGCTTTCTTTAAAAATAACTAATCAGTATAGAGTCCAATCCCAGTAACAACCTATTCCTTTACTTTTATTTCTAATTCGTCTAGGGTTCCTGCCTAGACTACTTTCTTGTCTCCCTTAGTTATTGCGAATCCTTTATGATTAACTGTTGGAATAGCTTTATCAGTTCTTTCTGTTAAGAACAATATCTAATTACTTAAACCAGAAATAATAGAATCACTCCCAATCTAATCTATACTAGCCGCAGATACTTGAGATTGATCAATTTTTACTCTAATTGAATTATTATCACTGTTTACGCTAAGGACTACTAATGGAATTAGATCTTGTACTGTTAGAGAGTTCTGAATATACTAAGCATATACCTTTAATTTATCCTATTCTTGGAACTCATTAGCATATTTGAGTTTTAAGGTAAATTGTAAGGCGGTCTCTTCCACGATATCATCTGTATAATATGAAGCAGAATTGATAATATTATTAGTACTATACCAATACTCAGGTAGAGTTTGTAGAGTGTTATTATCTGTAGAATTTCTTACAACTAAATTATCAACTTCTAATGTAGATTGGCTTCCATTATCATATAATCTAAAGCCATTAGCTTGAGATGCTCCGATTGACTAAAATATGGTAGAGGACACAGGATTAGAACATATAATTATATCATCCTTAACTATCATTTTCTAGTTCCCATTTACTAATACTTTTAAATTATTCTTTGTAAGAATGCATCCATCAGAATCTTTTTCGTATATGTGAAAAGAATCAAAGGCTATAGAATTATATATACCTTCACCATATATAACTAAAGCTCCTTCATTAGAATCTTCTTTAGCTATTATGAACTACTTAGAATAGGGAGTTGGTATAGACATTTCATATTCTGATAATTGACCTCCCTACACTATATAAAGTTTCTACTCAGATTCGATATATATTATACCATCTTTCAAGCTAGTATCCTTAATATCCTATAAACTTGGATATATAAAACCTATGTTAGTTAAAGCTATATGCTTTCCATCAGAAGAGGTTTCCTGTGGGCCAAGAAAAGAAACGTATGTAGTTCCAACATCTCCTTTTAAATCTATTTGTGTTCCATTTATAAGAAGAACTACTCTACTGTCTTCTCCCTCTCCGATAACATAAATACCGTCCTTTACTCCTACTTCTTTCTCCTTATATATAAATTTAGCATCCACATTTATTTTTCCATCTTTTATAAGATCAATAAATTTGGATCCATACTGTATTTTTACCTTACCTTTGGTTTTTATAAGGAAGTCTGCAGAAGAAGATCCGGCATTGTTATAAGTACTTCCGAACAGATTATTCTTTTTGGAGACTTCTAATTCAGATATTTTAGCTTTTAACTGCAGAATTTCCTTTTCTAAGTCCATTATCCTAAATATTTTATAATTCCATTATAGTGAGCATCTACTATAGCTTGTTTCCCTTTTTCTGAGAGTAAGAAATTAACATCATCTTTATTATCCTAAAATAAATTTTCTGTTAGCACTGCTGGGCAAATAGTATCTCTGCACATCGCAAGATTCTACACCCAGTAACGTTCTTTTGGAATAGCTCTATTTCCCTTAAGATTTAGTAGAAGAGCCTCGTTGTAAAGAGTCTTAGCAAGTTTCTTTGAATTTTGAGAAGCATTCTAAGATATAAATACACTCCAGCCTGAGGCAGTATGCCATTTACCATCTGCTCCAGCAGCATTACAGTGTACAGAGATGGAAATAGCCTTATTTCCGTTTTCTCTACATACCCTATTGATTCTTTGACATCTTTCTCTTAGAGAAATATCTTCCTATTCTGGGGTGACCACATATACCTTGTAGCCATTTTCCTTCAATTTAGATTCTAGTCTTTTAACTATCTCTCTAGCATACTAATACTCTTTAAGCCTTTTGTCTGGACTACACTTTCCTGGAGTATTTACCCCATGTCCATTGTCTAAACATATAATGTAATTACTTTTAATAGTTTCCATAACAAATTCTTGTCAATTAGTTTATATTGCAATTATAAACAATAAATGCCTAATGTCCAAACGAAATGAACACTAGGCATTTATTTAAATCATATCTTCCCATTCTATAGGAATACCCTACTTAGCCATATCTGCGTACCACCTATTGAAAATGAAATCAGGTTCCTTATCAAAAATGTCTTTAATAAAGAGAACAAAATGCTTCTCATCAGCAATACTAGATCCATAGAAAACATTTCTGCACCAGTTAGCGACATATACAGCGTCGTGTAACTTAGCATTTTGGATCTCGATATTATGGGATTGTAATAGTACATCAAGCTTTTCCTTAGAATATTCCATCTTCTACATTTGCTTACATGCAAATTCGCATAACTTTTTATTAAAATGAGGGCCGTAGTACCTTAAGTAGTTAATAAATCCCTCAGGTTTAATATCATATTCAGTAAAATCCTCTCTCATAGTCTTAAATGAAAATAGGCGGAAGCAAAATAATCTGCCACCGCCTACCTATTATTAATAGTTATATCTTCCCTTAGACTTGCGAGACATAGACTCTTTGTAGCCGTAGCGTCTATCTCTCATATCTTCATCCTCGTCCTCATAGTCGTCATCTTTATCATAAACTTCTGAATGTTCAGAAAGCATTTTTATAAGTTTACATGCGAGTAGCTTTATTCTGTGAAGATGCTCAATAGTATCTTCATAAGAATCTTCCTTTATTTCAATAAATCCTTTCATAGCAATAATGTTATTTATTTCCATCCTTCTGGAGTAGGCCCAGTATTTTATCCATCTTAGATTCTATACCTCCCATTTTATCCTTTAGGTTATTAATATCTTCATCCCGTTCCTTTTCCTTAGCAAATCTAGGATTAAGCTCCTTAAGGATACTTTCACAGGAAGTTATTATATTATTGTGATAAGTAACACTATCCACAATACTCCTACTGTTCTATAACATATTGTCAACCTCATTTGACATTAATTCTTTTGTTTCTGTTATAACAGCATTATTATAATTAGCTACAGACTAAGAGGACGGAACGTTCTTAAAGTCCATATTCTAATTATTAACCTTTACATTAATATCAATGGTTGATCCATTCATTAAAAAATTACTACTATAGTTGGGTTGTGTTATACTTACTACTTGTCCTACCTTCAGAACTGGGTTTTCTCCCTTTTCCAAGATGTAAACCACACTGCCCTATCTCAAAGCTGAAAACATATTATAAATTTTATAGATTAATTAATTGTAAGGTATTAGTCTAGCTTTCATACCAAACTAAGTATATCCCAGTTCCAGATATATCTTCTACCGTTGCGGGAGCATTATTTGCCTTAACTAGTGGCTGTTCATTACCTCCAGAAGTGGTAAACACTACTGGAAGAGTTGTAGTAGTTCCCGTTGGAATAGGCTATGCTAAATTAATAACTAATAGTCCACGATAAGGTCTTCCTACATTTCTGTGATTGTTAAAATCATATTGAACTTTAGAAGATGTAACAGTTACAGATAATGAACGAAGTGCAGGGATACCACCAATATTTACATTAATATAAGCAGGTAATATCATATTCCCTCCTTTCTCAACCCCATAGTGAGTTATTTCCACATGAGCATCCTCCTAATCCATAGTTTGCTAGATTATATCCATAAACTAAATTAGTAGGAACTGCTGTCGCACAACTATATGGAAGTGTTACAGTCTCTGGAAGCTTACACTTAACTCCATTTATATCACTTTGTAAAGTAGCTAGAGCACCAGCTAATGGTGCAGTTGCGGACTGAATCATTTGATTGAATACTGCAGTTTGATGACCATTATTTATAGCAACGTCCTTCTGAGAATTTGACTCCCTTAGCGCATCTATCTTATTTTGCATTTCTCTCATCTCTGCATCTCTCTGACCTGCTAAGATTGAATCTGCTGCAGATTTTATACTATCTTTAAGGTCACAAGTTTGTCTTTGTGTCTCGTAGGCAATAGAAGAAAAACCTCTCTCCTGTCCATTTGCAACTGTATTTATTGCATTCTGCAGAGTATTTGTTTGCTGACATGTTGCTAGCCTATTTTCGCAGCAACAATCTGCAATTTTGCCAGCAATTTGGCAATTACCTGCCTGGACTGCATTAATGATCTGTTGAGAAGACATACCAACTTGGTTTCCTACTCCCTAAATCTGTGACATAACTCCATTAATGGCACTCTAAACATCACCAAGAGTACAATTAAGGGTTGTAGCAAGCTGACTAATAGCGTTACCATTTCCTTGAATAGCTTGCATTAAAAGTTCTCGACCATTATCATTGTTAATTAAGTTTCCTAAATCTGCTCCTACTTGACCTGCTCCACGATTTCCTCCGAAACCATTCCAGCCATTTCCTCCCCATCCCATGAGGAAGAATAAGAATATTACCCACATGAACCATCCACCTTCTCCTCCGAAGCCAGAATTATTCCTTGTGGCAAGCAATACATTAGGATCTATTCCTCTCTACTGAAGTAGAGGAGCTAACATTGATATTAGTCCATTGTTATTTGTTCCATTTTCTGGGAACATAAAAACTTTACTGTCAGACATAAAATTATATTTAGAAGATTGTTATAATAAAAGATCTATAATACTAAATTGAATCTGGTTTTAAACTGAAGCGCTTCGTAACTAAATTAGTACAATTTTGTAACAATCAAAATTACAACTTATTTTAATGAATCCAAATTAAATAATGTTAACAAATGTTAAAAATAATAGAAAAAATTTCTAAGTCGGAATATGTATATAAACAAGAAAAGCCTGGTCATAAGACCAGGCTCGCTTTGATAATTATTGAAGAATAAATATTTAAGAACGCTAAACATTCTGTCCAGAATAGCTTATCTTTAATATTGAATGCAAATATAAGTATTAATACTATTAGCAATAATACCGGAATTAATAGTGTTCCAGAAACTATGTTCCAAACTATGGATAATATACAAGTTATGCTAGCTCCCGCTATATGGGGGATTCTATCTTGCCCTAGATACCTTGGGCATAATCCAACTAATACTAAAGCTATTACTGATAAGAATGGGAGAAATTGAAAGCATATAGGACTAATCTCCACCCACGCTGGGAAGGTAAGAAATGCAATTGCTACTATACATGCAGTGAAAATATTTCCATTATTAAGCAAATAATAGCTCTATGATATACAGTCTGGTTTGTATTTAATTCTAATGTATACTGTATATCCAATATATATAGCAAGTGATAGTATTAAACAGGATAAGGCAAAAGTGGACATCAAATCTTAAATGATAACTTATCTGGATAACCAGCAGTATAATCATAAGCCTTCACTTTAGATACATCAGTTAGCTAACTAACTGCTAACTTATGCTCTGCAGTTTTGTTATAACAAGCCAATGCATATAACTCCAAAGAGCTTAACATTTGAACTGCTGCATCACAGTTAACGGTAATGCAAATTCCATTTAACCATAAAACTGATTCCTCTTTTCCAGCATTCTTCTCAATATTTATAGAGTTCATAAGTCCAACTCTGGTATCCTTACTTAACCAAACCTAGACTCCATTTAACATAAACCCATTAACATTAGAAGACGTATCATACTAGTCAATCTCTCTAAGCACCAACTCTTTAGCTCTGTCTAATGGTGACTTTTCTGGAGCAATATTAAAATCAACTTTTATATTGTAATTAATATCATCTATCTAGTCATTAGTTCCCTCTGATAGGAGAACATCATAAAGGCTAGTGTTGTGTTCATCTTTATATACTCTAAGTATCGCCTCAAAGCACTTAGATAAAGTAGGTTCTCCAGAAATTCTTACTTGAACATAAGAATATCTAGTTTCCTCTGTTTCTTCTATTTCGTCTCCCCTCACAGAAGAGATCTTAACTACTTTCTTCTCTACGTCATAGTTATAATACCAAATACCATTGTTTAATGATTCAAAGCTTTTAGGCTCAATGGTAGATTCAATTTTTGTCGCTGTAAACATTGTTCAATTTAATTTATGCAGGATACTTAGGTATTGAGTTTAAATAAATAAAGAATTATTTTTCCAGCTTCTTTTTATTCCAACCTGAGTATCTAAAATTACTTCTCTCTTTTATTTATTTTACCTTTTTGCTTCTATTATTCACCTGAAGGAAAAGAAACAAAATTAGAAACCGACCGGAAGCCGATCAGCCCGACGTCAGATATGGTAAATTGACAGCCGGAGGCACCGAGACCCGCATCCGAGAAGGAACGAGACATACCGCCTACGACAAACGTATGTAAAGTCTTTTCTTTAGATCCTACCCATAAATAATCACAAATGTATTTGGTAGAATTACCCCCCAAAAGATTAGGAATTATATGAGCAGCGTCTCCTAGGGCAAATGACTTAATATATCCGCCAACAGGATTTAAATCTCCAACCTTAACATAAGAATCGTTAAGAGTGTCTGCATACTTACTAGCATCCTGGCAAGTATATACATAGTTCATGTTATTAGGATGATTATTCGCGTCAACATCTATTATAATTCCATCAAGATTAGTCCAAAGGTCTCCAAATGGATTATCAAATCCTCTCCATCTTGGCATTCGCATTGTTCGTCCAGCCAGTGGAATATCATAAGAACCATAAGTAAAGTCAGGAATAGTTAGGGATATAAGTCCTGTTCCATTTCCAAGAGTATTACCATAACCACAAGGAGTTAATGGACAAATGTCATTGTAACTAAGCAGTTCATCATCCATAGTAGTAATACCACTTCCCATACCTCCCTGACGATAACCTTCGTCTGTGAGAGTTGCAGTATAAGCCTCCTGTGAGTTAAAGTTAGCATACTCTACTACATAAAGCCAATAGAATATGTTCTTATACTGGTCATAACTCAACATTTGAGATTTAGCATTCCTAGAGTATGTTCTCATAGTAGCTCTGGGAAGCCTACTCCTAGGCTTACCTAAGTCTGTTCTGAATGGATCAGTTGTTAAATACTTGTCATAATTACTTCTATTTTCTCCACCTCTACAGTATGCATTAGTATTTACTACAGAGATAGCACTATTTACAGGTAAAGTACTAAGGTACCCCATGCTCTTGGGAACAGTATTTAGAACTGTGCTTCTGTAAGCGTCAATTAAGATTTCTGGTTGATAAGTATAAGTATCATCAATCTTAACAGTAGACAACCATACTTTAGATACATTGCCATCAACTGTAGACTTAATATAGAAAGCTGGGCAATATACTCTCACTGTACCATCATAACCATTCAGAACTGCTCCTAGTTCTATAGATTTTGTAGCACTCTCTAGAGAAAGAGCTTTAAGTTGGTCATTAACAAGAAGAGTTGCTGTATTAGTACCAGTGTCGATGCTGCTAATTTGGCAAGCTACTCCATCAACCTTTATCCACTGTTTGTCATACTGTAAAGTACTGAATACATCAGCTACCATAGTATAAACATCACCTGCTACAGTTAGTTCTACTGACTTAGTAATAGCCTCTTTTCTAAATCTCCAATCAGATTCATTTAACCAATAGATTACTTTACCTCCTTGAGCAATACAACCTTTCAATTGAGATTGAATAGGAAGAGACTTATGCAAGGACATGTTACCAATACGAGTAAGATGTGGATCAGCTACAGTCATATCAAACTATACACCATAAGCTAATACCTCTTCAAGACCAGTAAGGGAGCAAGAGTAAAGCTGACCGTGCGTCCAGATTTCCTTTGTATCTTTTATAAATACTATAGAAGTATCTAGGATATTTCCAGCATTTAATTCTGTAGTAAATGCTGTTTTAGTTTGAAAATGGATTAATTTTTTATTTATAGCCATAATAAAATGTTTGGAATTTCATGGTCTCCCTTACCATCAAGAGACCACGAAATGTTATATAAGTTAAAATAAAAATTAGCGATTGCTAACTTCCAAATTTATTTCAATTTTTTAATTAAAGTTCTTCCCAAGCAAAGAGAGCATCGACGTATGTTTTAACATCGTTAGCTTCTGCAAGACCTTTAGCTGTACTAGAAGCAGAGCTAATAGCCTGAACAGTTACCGAAGTAGCTACAGTCTGAGAATTATTGGACTTAGCTCCTACAGTTGTAGTCACATAAGAACCATCTTTTCCCTTAGCAATTGATTGAAGAGCAGTGTCAGCCTTTGCACCTTGAGCAGCTGTGGCATAATTGCTTGCTAGAGAAGCTGCATAAGCCTTTGCACCATGCACAGTATTTGAAGTAGCAGTATCAGTATCCTCGCCAACTACTGCATCCTTAGCTGCGTCAATTGCAGACTGTACTCCAGATATTTTCACTCCAGCTGTATCTACGGACAAGAACTTTTCTGAAGTAGGATCTACTTTTATAGATACAGCATTTCTATCTATAGCAATGCCATTACCTGCTGTATATGTATCAACTAATGACGATAGATCTACTGTAATAGTCTCTTTACCTGAATCTGTATTGAAAGTAATAGTTAGAGCTTTAGATTCAGGATCAAAAGAAACGGTATTAACCATTCCGTCTTTAATAAAGTCAGAAGCATCTACTTCGGCAATAACTGCATTTCCAATTCCAAGTAATTGAATCTTCTTAGTAGTAGAGTTATATTTGAGATTCAATGTAGACGATAATAGAGTTCCATTGAGTTCGAGAACTTTATCATTTGTAGAAACTCCTGTTACAGTAGCCGCTGGTATTGCTACAGAAGCTTTAAGACCAGCAGCACTTTGACTGAGAGTTACATTGCCAGAAGCTTTATCCAATTTGAGTCCAACTGTTGGAGCAGTTGCTGTTCCAGTGACTTCAATTGCGGAACCTGTAGTAGCAGTTACGCTAGCAACTTTAGACTCAGCAGCTTTCTTAGCAGCCTCAGCAGCTGCAGCTGCAGCAGCACCATCAGTAGCTGAGTAGAAAGCATCCTCTGAACGGTAAGCGGCAGTGCCGAGCCCCTTGACGATAGACTTACTTACTCCATCTACAGAAGTCTCACCATTAGCGGTACCTTCTGCCAAAGTCGTGCCAGAAGCACTAATTGTTACACCATTAACACCTACAGACACACTAGCCTTACCACCAGCATTGAACTTAATAGTTTTAGCAGTAGAAGTTGCCGAAGCGGTGTTAGTACCATCAGAAATAGTTGTGAATGCGTTAATGGCTTGAAGAGCTTTGACAGCTTCTTGTAAAGCATCTATCTCACTTTCTGCAGTGGTTATTTTTTCTTGCCACTCAGAGCTCAAACCATAGAATTTACCATGAGTAAAGATTTCTCCAGAGTCCTTAATAAAGACTATAGAATTTGTATACTAAGCCTAAAGGTCTGTAGTAAACGATGCTTTACTCGCAATGTGAACAAACATTTTTTTCATACTTTATATATTTTTTGTTAAATTTCATTCCACTCTAAAGCAGAATTAATTGCTAAATTTACTGTATTTATAACTGATCCAGAAGTACTTGCATCTCCATTTAGTGTGGCTAGTGCAGCTTCATTTGCTTCAACTTTAGCCTATAATGCTGCAATATTAGTAGCATTAGTATCAATTAGTGCCAGTTTTTCTTCTGAAATTAAAGAACTTCCTTCTACCTTGGCAACGTATCCAGTTAGTTGCGTATTGGTATAGTCTTTGGCGATCTTAAGGGTGTTAGCCAGCGATCCTGCTGTTTCTTCAGTACCATTAAGTACGTTTAAGGCAGATGTATTTTGAGCTACGGATTCTTTTAAAGTAGAAACATCTTCGCTTACTTTTGAAACAGCCCCACTAATAGCTTTATCAGCCTCACTCTTAGTGTAATATGAGCTTAAATCAACCGATCCACCAAGGGCATCCCAGCTTTCTCCATTCCAAGCATAGTTAGTTCCAGCAGGTGTGCTTCCATGGGCAGCTACTACATTATAAGTGTCGCCAATTGCAACTTCTGTAGGAAGAGCATCGTAAGTATCTACAGATCCTTTATAAATGTAGACCGCAGATAGAGATGTTTTTAGATTATCTATATTTTCTTTAAGAACTCGACCTTGATTAGCCGATAAAGCTGACGTAGTACTTGTCGAGGTTAGATTATCTGTAACGTCTGTCTTAGCAGCTGAGGCATCTACTGCAACCCAATTATTAGAGTCAGTATATGCTGTAGGGGCTGTAACTGCATCATATTTAGTAAGCATGTATAGCCCATGATTTTCTCGTACTGATACTACAATACCATCATAAAGCCATACTTTATTATCACTATCAGCCCATGTAGAAGTCTCTGTTAATTCAATGAGGGTATCTACTACTACTCTAGAATCTAACGGAGCATTCTTCTTAACCTCTAGGTTAGCCGAAAAATTAAATATTCCTCTATTTCTTGCCATAACTTAATTATTTAGAGTAAGTAATTCTATAAGTAGTTTCTCCATTGAATCCTGCATCGTTTCTAGTATAAGTATTGTAATTTACATTTGTTCCTTGAACAGTAATTTCTTCTGTTCCAGTAGTAAAGTTTTCAAGCGCATATACTTCATACTGATTTGACAAAGTATTCAACATCTCAATCTTGGTAACAACATGGGGAAGTTTAAATACATGTTTGTTAGGACCTTCAGCAGCTAGAGTTGCTGTAAACGTCAGATTCTTTGTAAGGGGTAACTTAGAAGGAGCTGCATTTTTTATGTTAGCATAGAATGGGTATACCCCATAAGTAGCTACTGCAGAAGAAGTAACTGATCCAGCAGGAAGAGCTGTATAAGATGCAGCAGGATTACCCTTAGAATCTAGTGGTACAGGACCTTCAGCATACTACACCTTGTAGTAGAAGTTTGTTGTTCCAGCAGTTACAGCATTTGGAATCCCGTTTGCTTCACTTCCAGCATAAATAACATCAGATGATTTTGCTCCAGCTCTTGGGCCCTATGTAGAGGTACCTATTTTAATAGCACCTTGGTTAAAGGCAGAAGTGAAATCTTCTGTAGTGTACCCAGCAGCTCCTACTTCTTTAATGTTGGATACTCCAGATTTTAAAGAGAGGGAAGCAGATGGTGCAGTAATTGTAGGTTGAATAGTTGGGAATATTAGAGTGTCTAGCACTTTAGAAATAGTCTACCCTGTAAGTTGAGCTACTGTTGTTCCAGCAGCAATACCTCCAAGTTTTTCTACTGTAGCAACAGTGCTATCTAATCCCGAGTTATAAGTTACATTCATCTAACCTCCCTCAAACATGTCTGCGACATTATTAAGTAGGGTTCTATCGGCATCTGTTAGAAGTTTGTCTCCAAGATTTGCAACTACTGTAGAACCATCTGCCTTTGTAAAGGTAAATGTATTAGTTGAAGAATCAAACTCCACATCTTTTACTTTTTCTCCATCAGATCCATAGAGTTTTCCATTTAAAAGGAGTTCTCCAGTATCTGTTGCAAAAAATAAAGCATCAAGCAAGTTACCAGGGTTTTCTGTAGTATAAGTGTAACTTGCTCTTAGACCTCTGAAAAATTTAATCATTAAATTAAACGTTTATCCAGTTTATAGTTACTTTATCTAATTCTGTCTGTACGTAATCTTTAGTAGCATAACTTCTCAATTTGCTATCGATCTCTTGTTTAGTATAGTAATCGTCTAGTTCTACACTTCCGGATGTTCCTCCCATTTTATACAGTCCAAAATAAAAATACTTAGACCCTTTTATAAAATACATAGTAGTATCATCCACTAGATCAGCTTCAACTAAATCGGAGTATTCTTCAGATGTCAGTAAGCTAAACCTGATAACTTTGTCTGAGTTTTGCAGAACTACTTCCCCAGAGAGACCATCGTCTTTCTTTTCAAAAACTACTCCTCCTGTTTCAGAAGAGAGATCTAAATCGGCGGAAATACCATCTCCATATACTCCTAAAGATACTATAGAAGGACGGTTACTGATCTTTAGCTCAGCATATACTGTGTTTTCTATTACATCTATTATGATAGATTCTGAACTTTTTCCTATATATTTATCTATAGGGGCCAGATATTCATTACCATCTGATAATAGAATTGCATATACCCAAGTACCCAATGGTAATTCACACCCTTTATTTCTATCAGCTTGAGTTATCTATCTTTTTGTAAAGCTCTGTATTGTAATACTAGAAGGAAAAGGATATGTTGATATTTTACCATCGGAAGTTACTACTTTTAAAACCTTGTTTCCTTCCTATTCGACAACTTCTACAGAGGAGACTCCACTGAAATTCTGTAGTATAGAATTTATAGCCCCCTAGGTGAGAATCGCATCTGTATCATCTGATGGTTCAGTAGATACAGAAAATTCTCCATAGTTTACCCATAAATAATCAAGCTGACTCTATCCTGGTTTTCTTTTATCCTTCATACCATTCAGTTATGTCTTTTAAAACTTCACTAAGAGGTTGTCCATCATGTGTTATACTGGAGGATCTTCCGTCTACGCTTAAAGAATTTCCAGCTTTCTTTAGAATATTATAGTTCGAAGAATCCAGTCTTACATCTGCAGATAATTTATCTGTTCCTGATACTACTCTTTCTCTAGAAAGTTCTACTACTTTATCATCTGGATTGTCTACAACCCATTCCTCTATAAGATTATCTATTGGAATAATTACTTCCTAAGAATTTTTAAAATTAAAAACTAAAGACTTAGTATCCTGATCGTAGTAAGCATTGTCTATAATAGAGGAAATAGCTAAGGCATGCTGTGATCTAATATTTCCATTGACTTTAATCGTTAAGATGCCATTCTCATATTCTGTAGACAGTTTAGTATATAAACCATCATTATTAACGATAATATCACTTCCGTTGGAAACTTTTACATTAGCCGAGATATTTGAACTTTTAACGTCTTCATCAACTGTAATGGAGACTGTATTGGTTTCTGTAGGAATTAATTTAGAAGTTCTTAAAGCCTATGCAATAAGGCCATCTAAAGTCTTCAGTGCATTCATCACTGATGTAGCACTTTTCAGATAGTTAGTTTCCTAGTCAGGACTAAATGATCCATCTCCACTTAATCCTACTCCCACCTAGGTCTAGTCCAGCTCTGTCTGGAAATTATTATCTCTATTATTAGAAACTGCGGCAAGAGTCTCCACAAAATCCTATATACCCCTTAGCGTTCTAAAAGTAGTATTCGGAGTAGGTGTTCCCTGAATTTCGTTCCACAAGTCTCTTAAATGTTGATATAGGTTATGAGTATAATCAAAACCTCTTAAGAATTTTTGCAATTCTGGAAGAGTGTTTATCTATGAGTCTGAATCATCGACTGTATCAAAAAACTTGTGAAGCAAGTTAGAAATATCTGATAGATTATTATAATCTAAAGATTTTAAGTATTCCAAAATATTCTCTTCCTCCGTTCCTACTATAGCTGACAAGATATTAGAATGTTCGGCAGACTATTTCTGTAAATCTACTACAGCATTTGAAATCGCAAGTAAGTTGTCTAGTTGATTATGAAACTCTGACATGTCATCAGTTCCGACAATTTCAAGAATACTATTCTTTCTGTCAGAAATTTCCTAATTGAGATCATTTCTTATCTGAGCTAACCTATCAAATAGTTTATCAATAGATCCTTCTTGTATAAGAGGTTTGAACTGTAATTCTCCTCCAACTTCAATAACCCAGTATAAAGTCTAAGAATCTCCAGACGATACTATCTTAAGTAATCCCTTATGTAGAGTAGTATTATTAAGCTCATCAGCATAGAATGCTTTTAATTCCTCTTCACTACTAAATATGTAGTTGGCCTCCATTGGATAGTCACCTGTTCTGATGAAACTACCCATCATTTCACTATATTGACTCATTTTTATGCAAAATTAAAAGTTACTTCCTAGTTTAGGCTAGACAGTGCCTATCTGTATATGTAAATCTTAAAAATTATGTCTTTCTCGACTCCAGGCACTTTCAAAGGAATCATATCAATTACATCAAAAGCATCTATCCCAAATTTCTGTGGAGTTGTAGACATATTGTCTAGGTCTGGATAGGACACAGGGACTACAACAAAGGGATGTCTTAATTTTGCATCCTAAAAACCATAATTTATAGAGATCTAGTTTAAGTTGTTACTACTACTTATAAATTGATTGTTATTAGGTTCTTCTGAGGCTAGTTCCTCTAAATAATTCCATGTAACTACATTTCCAAATTTCCATTTTGGAAGAAGGCCAACAAAAATTGGAAGAGCTACCTTTACAGTAATAGATTCTTCATGCACAGCCCCATTAGTGTAAGTTACCTTAAAGGTAAATTCTGTGTCTTCTATAATAGGCAAGCTATCAATAGTCACACATCCATTTTCAAAATCTTCTTTAACAAAAGAAATTGTTAACTCACCATCTTGGTATAATTCTGCTACATCAATGAGTCCAGTAGAACCATGAACACATAGTGTAACCGGAACCTTATTATTGATAGTTACATAGTCTGGAGCTGAAATTGAAATTCCTTTACCATAGAATATAGCATCCAATACTTCTTGCAAACTCATTGTTGCTGGAACTGGAGTGTTATCGTCAATATGTCCTACGGTAGATTCTACAGGACCAGAAGTCTTCCATATAGGTTCATTATTAGTAATCTACTCCTATAAGTTTTCTACTTTTTCCTCAACCTAGTATAGAGTTACTAAATCTTGGGGATCAATAGCGTCAACACCTTTCTGAGGAGCCTTAAATGGAACTGATCCGTCCTGTTTAACATATTTTTCTTGACGAATAGTTTCAAATCTATCGTCTACTGTTTCCATATACTCTGCAATAGCCCCAGCTACAGCTTCCTAGACCCACTTGTTAATAAATGCATCAATTTGACTTCTAGAGTATGTTTGAGTCTTATCATACACATTAGCTATCTTAGCATAAGAAGCTAACCTTTGATTTAAAATAGTTAGAAATCCGTGAGGATCCACATCTACTAAGTGAGCATAAAGGGTTTTATCTACGTAACGCTTAGTAGCTAGATGACTATCTATAGTTGGATCAACTCCTATTTGAGCAATAGTAAATGGAGTACTTCCATCTTTCTTTAAGAAAGTTTTTAATAGGTTATCTACATCCTGTTTTGTATAGAGCTGTGATTTAGTAAATATGTCAGAAGACTTAACGTATTTCTCTAGGATAGTTCTTACTTCTGGCAATATTTGGTGAGGATCATCAGGTCCAACTAATCTAGTATGTTCATTTAGTAATCTAGTTACAAATTTCTTTGTTGTTAAATGACTATCAGAAATAGGCTCAACTCCAGATTGAGGAGATGTAAATGGAGTACTTCCATCTGTTTTAGCCATGTCTGCAATCATCTCTCTTACAGTATCCAAGGTTCCATGAGGGTCTTCAACACTAAGATGCTTATTAACAGCAGTTGTTACTGTTGTAGCAATGTTAGTATCTGTCTCATCCTTAGTATATACTGCATTCTTTGGATACACATTTAGATTTTCTCTTACTACTGACTTCTCTGATTCATTCTCATATTCAGAAAGAAAATTATCCTTTTCCAAATACTGAACAGACTCATCAGCAGTTGTAGGAACATCTACAGTATCCTAGCATCCCGGAGTTAAGATTGAATTATCTGCCATTTGTTATTTAAATAGTACTATAATGCAGTTAAAGATAATTTATCATCTATTTCCCTATTCTTTATTAAGTCTATAAAAGAAATCTCTTCTAATATAAATTCATAGTTTGGTTTGTATCCCCTTCTAACTCTACACATGAGCTGGAAAAATTCTTCGGATACCTTTTTCTTTAAATCACTTAGAGCATCCACATCCATTACTATTCTAATAAGAGTTAGACTGGGAGCATAAGCCGTTACATCCATTAATTATCTCAACTAGCCTTTCAACTTCTGCAAGTTGTTCACACTCTGTGAGATATTTTATAACATTAATCGCCATCCAGACTAGATCTCTTTTATATATTAATTCACTATCTATCTTATTTTTATTCCAACAAGAAGAGAATCCCCTATCGTTTAGAATTTGCTTGCACAAATTTATATAACATTTTCGTAAAAAACAAATAGATATAAAGTCTTCTGATGTTCTTGAAATCGTTGTATTTACAGGATTTACTTCTAGTATTTCAGATAAATCAACCTAGGAAGTATTCCCATTTATATACTTGTATATTTTATTATTGCTTGCAAAATACACTAGGTTATATAATCCAAGTGCTGAACCTTCTTGTTTATTTAATTCTCTTTCAAACCATTCCTTAGACGGCAATACAATATGAACTAAACTATACCACCCGTCTGAGGATACCTGTAGAGTAGAATTACCTAGAGAAGAATGATCGGTAAATGTAGGATCTAAATATATTGCCTCCTATGATTTATTTAGCTAAAGTATATCTATAGAGATAGTATCAGAGAATTTGAATTTTCCCTTTACAGTCCCTACATTGTCCTCTGATAAATAAGTACTATTGTCTTGTACAGTAACCTTACAATTATCACAGGCATTGCAAGTAATTATTTTAATTTTTAGTTCCATTAATCAGTTTGTCTAATTTTATCATTATAAGGGTTTCCATCTGATAGCTATGCTATTTCTGCTTCAGTACGTCTCTTCTACTCTTCGGCAGTAGCCTCCTTATAAGTTCTATCAGTATCGGCCTTGTACCATTCAAGTTTGTATTTCATTTCTATTTCTTTCTGTTCAAGGCTTAGCTTAGCTTTATTAAGAGATTCAATCTCACCTTGAGATTTCTTTAACTCTGTAGAAGCTTGCTTCAACTGTTCCTATAACTACTAGACCTACTAAGTTAACTACTGAATTTGGTTGTTTTCATCTTTCTAAATTTGCATAGCTTTTCTAACTTTATACTTAAGATCAGGCAAGCTTTTACTTGTTACTGCCTCAATAATGATATCAGGAGGTAGTCCTCCAGATTTAACAAATTCAGGAATAATATTCTTTATCTACTCTAAATCCTTTACAATATCTGTACTAGTAATGATCCTAATATCATGATCAGTCATTGTAAAATACTCTGGAAGAGCAGTAAATATTCTTTGGTATTTATCTCCTAATATTATAGTTCCAGTTAGGCCATTTTTGAATACAACCTTAGCAAGGTTTAAACAATCTAGTAACATTTCATTTACTATTAAATCCATTTGATGGTAATACTGTTTAGTTATAATAAATGAATTGTTCTATCCAATTTTAACATTAGTAACAGCATCTCTCTACTCAATACCATTCAATCTTTCCCTAAATACTCCAGTAATAGATGATGTAGTCTACTCTATAGCATCTATTGCTACCTGTATAGCTTGAACAGCCTACGTTTTAACAGTATTATCAAATCCATTAAAAATAGTATTCAATGGAGCCTATCCGGAAGCTAGTCTTCCTTCCTGTGAGGAATCAAGTACACCAAGTCCCTACTTCTTTAAAGCCTACCATTTTATAAGTCTTTCTGGAAGATTTACTCCCAATTCAGCAGGGATTAACGTTAAGTCAATCCAGTCTCCAACCGTTCCACTATTTGCAATAAGATTATCTCTGTAGAAATTCAGAAGGTCATACTAGTCCTATAGGTGAGCACAAGCGAGAACCATTGAGTAAGGCTTTGTACCTCTATTTAAGAAATATATACCATTAACGGAAAGACTACAATAAGAAGGGTTTGATTTAGTTCTCATAACCTTTTCATCTTTACCTCTAAGTATATATATTTGTTCCCCAATCCTAACAGTCTTATATCTCTACATTACAAAGTCTTTATCGGTTTCTAGCCACTCGACTTCATAAACAGGAATAAGCTCATGGGTTATTCCAGACCTACTATCTGGATATCCTGGGGTAACTTCTACACCTGCCTAAACTCCATCAGTATTTGGTATGCCATTAGTTTCACCCATTCTAACGTAATACATAGCATTCTCATAAACTGAATCCCACTTCTCATCCAGGAGTTTCCTATCGGAGGCTTTCATTTCCTTACCATACTCATTTAAAATTTGATTCTTAGTCATCCAACTTCTTACTACAACTCTATAGGAGTTTTTAATATATGGAGATTCAAAATTTCTATCAATGAATGTGTTCAGAGGGCTTAAAGCCTATATTCTAATACTATTATTTTCCACCGTAGGGAGGACTCTATAGAAAGCATATCCAGTAATTAAAAGGTCTAGAAGAAGATCTCTCAATACTGTAATCATATCAGTATCCCTAGATTGCATAATATATTCTACTACATTCTAGGCAGCAATCTCATACTCTGATACGAATGTATTATTTATATCTTCCACTATTCTTTTCAATTGCTATTCAATGAGACCATCATTAATATTCTTTCCATCTATAAAATTTAGAACTGAATTTCTAAGATGATTTTTTAAATATTCATGAAGTTCTAAGGCAATCTTTAATTGTTTTTCTCTATCTATATTAGTTATTGTCTAACTGTCCTTACAGAATATCTTTGGAATTATAGGGGTTCCCAAATATTCTCCTATAAGAGCATCAATATGTTTCTTTATTAAAGGGGTAAAGTGTAATGTAGTTGGTGCATTAGCTCCGTATACCTCCTCTAAGTATCTGAACTAGTCTGAATCTCTTACACCATTATAGTAGTTATATGCTTTCTATAAATCATATTTAGGGTAGACTAGTTCAGATATTGCTTTGTCTGTTTTCTCTATCAATTCATCCTTTGTCATGACAACTACATGCTGTATTTATTGGATTACAATCATATGGGTAAGTTAACTATAGTTTACCATAATATACTAGGTTAAAGCGCCTATCTTTAAGTTCCTACTTGAGAAACTTAAGAAACTTATCATCCTCTAACTCTGCATATATAATTATAGGCTAATACGGATGATCCATACCCAACTTAATATAATATCCTATTGGGTTTAATTTCTCAATGACTATTTTTCCTATATACTTCTTATGATAAATATCCAGAATATAGTCTTGTATTACTTGTTCTAGGTCCTAAGTCGTCATATAACTATCCAAAATTATTATTAAACCGTATCTATGGAGTATTTTTTGGAAGTGTTCCATAGCGTCTTCTTCCATACTCGTCTGTATAAAATCCTATATCCTGCCAGGTATCTTTAACCTCTTCTACAACTTTAGGTACAATTCCTTGCAATTCTTCATCTGCTAATAGAGCCATTGCTACCGCTGCAACAATATCAAATTTCTTCTTATTTTCATCAGTATACCTATTAAATTCATCAAGCATTTCATCAAACCATATAAGATGCCAATAGTCAGTTATATAGTCCGCTATCAAGTCAGTCTGATGGTCTATAATAGCAGGAGTTGCAGGGGTTCCATATTGCTTATTTGTATTTCTAACAGAGTCTGCAAGTGTAGCTCTAGGTCTTTTCATAAAGAGATTAAGAAGTTTCCTTTCTCGTGCATATGGAATTATACTCTATCTGGTTGCTTCTATATTTATTGTAGCATTATAATACTATGCTAGTTTAATAGCTATCTTATAGCACTCTCTAACATCGTTAGGTCTATCCTTATAAAGTGCTACGAATTTTGGTTCTCCTATACCATAAGCTCTCTTATAAACAACAAGACAGAAATCAGATGGATCCTTAGTAGCTTCTGATGTTTGCGCTGCACCAATATCGATACCATCTATTCCTATTACATACAGGTTTCTAACCTTTTCAGTAGGTGGCTTCCAGATTACTTTTCCATTTTCATCCTCAACTGGAGGCAAAGTCCAAATTGGATGTTCCAGTATCTAAAGTTTACTATTCTAATTTGGAATCCACTTAAAGCCATCTATATTCTACTGAATATGAGCCCCTTCTTTGAATTTATATTCAATATAACCTCTTTCGATTGGGGGACATTTCTTTAGAGCTCGGATATTTGTGAGTTGCTCAGCAATATTTACCTTATTAAATTTGTTATCACCTTCCAAAGCAAAAGCTTCTTCAGCTGTATAACAGTACTCAGCAGAGTGGTCAATCAAGGCTCTAGGGTTTGAGGATAGATTAGCCCTATCTAAGTCTAACTATTCTTTATAGTTTTTCCATAAACAGTAACCTCTCTTATCAAGTAACTATCTTCTTACTCCATTAATATCAGTTCCATATTCTGTAATGGCTCCTATATAAGATGGAATGAAATATCCTGTATATACCCACTCACCTCCTTCTGTATAGTTATGATAAAATGGAAGTACATCAAATCCATTTGGATCATAGTATATATCTCTAAGTCCTTGTAAGGCAGCACCTTTATCACCACCAGTTCCTCCAGCCAATCTAATTCCAAACTTTGTACCTCCGATGTATATCAAAGCCTTTCCTTTAATGTAAGATTTTCTTAAAACGGAGTTAGAACCGGCTTCTTCATATACTAGTAAATCAATACGGTCACCTCTAATTTTAGCATCAGTTTCCGCTACAACACCTTCAATCTAAGACATCCAACCTGTCTCAGATGTTATACCGTTTGAGTCTTTTACTAAAGTAGAAGCCCTTTTTAAGAACTATGTATCCTTAGCCTATCTAAGTTTAGCAAGACCTCCCTAAGTATGTTCATTTGCAAAACTAAGTGCATTCCATACCTTATCAAGAGATTTCTCTAAGTAATTAGACAAACTTGTAGTAATCATACACTTACTGTTTCTAAAGCAATTATAAATACAGGCACAAATAGCTGCATTTATTTCAGAGAAACCAATACCACGGGACTTCATAAGACATACATCCTTCTTCTCCCTTCTACATATTTCAAAGTAGTGGAAGAACTCATATTGAAATACCAAAAATTTAGGAAATATCTAACTACGTCCACTACCAGCTATTTCTACATCAATATTAGGAAGTTGATAATAATTAAGATAATAGTAATTCGGACCAGTTAGTGTATATCCATTTACTGTATATCCTTCACGACACCTACGATATTCCTCATGCCAGAAGTCATTATAAGGTTTGCTATATATTCGATAGCTACAATATTTTCCAGTTCTTATATAGGTGTCTCTTGCTACTGTAAACCAACTTGGATCAAAGTCCAATCCCTAAGTTTCTGTAATTGGCTTGTAACCTGTTAGCTCATAAGAAAGTCTTTTATCAAAGAATTTTATATACTCTTCCTTTGGAACATCCCATTCTGAAGATTTTATTGATTCTGGTATAGGTTCCTATATTTTAGTAGGTTCAGTCTTCTTTTCCTACTAGACTTCCTGTACTAGGGTTTTTATTTCTTCCGGAAGTTTAACCTTCTTAGGTCTCCCTCTCTTCCTTTTAATTTCTTCCATAGTTGTTAAAAGTTAGGTTGGTATCCGTCTATAGCTCCACCACGTACTGAAGATTGTTCAGTTAATTCTTTCTTGACTCTTCCTTCCAAATCTACTAACTCGTCATGAACTTTCCCTAAAGAACTCAATTCAGCCATAATGTCTTTAACTTTGTACACGGGTTTTCCAGTCTACTCATCTCTCTCTAAAGGATCCACTGAATTAAAGTATTCTATGAATTTATTAACAGTTTCCTGTGCAGCATGTAGCATTTTAATAGAAAGATTAGATTCTTGTATTTGTCTAAACTTCCTACATGCTGCTCTAAATTCCGGGTTATTAAATTCTTCTTCCGTTAGGTTTGCATCCTTTAGGGATTCCTAATGTCTTACCTATTCATCATACTCGCTATATACAGATTTCCAACATATAGCAAGCCATATATAGGTAAATTCTCTAAATGCTCGAAGACCCATTAATCCACTTGGGTCTTCTTTGCATTTATTTCTGCTTGGTTCAAGGAGGGCTTTAAATTCCTTAACCAATAATATTTCATGTGTATTGAGATCAACTCTGTTGAGTTGATTATTATAAACAAATATATCCTAAACCATAATTCATTAATTCATATTTCTACACTTATAAAGGTTACTTTTTCCTATAAGGTGCTTTAGTTCTATCAGGAGTCCACTGTACTTGTCCTTTTGCATTCTTCTTATAAGAACCAGGTCTGTTTATTTGAACATCCTAATCATTGTAGCGATTAGCTGCAATAGAATCCTTAGTAGCCTAGTCCTAACCATTTTTATTAGATTTTATTTGAGGAAGCTTTTTACCATGCTAGTCTTTCTTTATTTTTCTTCCGCACTTGAAAGCATCAATTGGATTAGAAGGAGATTCCGTTTCTTCTCCATTCTATTTAGCCTGCATGCATTTTCTGCAAAGTCTTCCTCCCTGTTTGTAGTAATGCATTTCCATTCCTTCTGGACACTAACCATTAAGTTTCTTTATATAATTGAGTTTAGCTCCAAACTTAGCAGCTTGAACCTGCTATTGCTACATTTCCTGCATAAACTGAGCATATGCCTACTTTAAGCCATCCTCTCCTAACTACTAAACTACTTGTTCTAATTGCTACTCATTTTGAGCTCCAGTTTTCTACATTAAATACTGTAGAAATGCCTATTGTAATTGCTGTTCATTCATATTAAGTTGACCTCCCTATTGTTTCTTAGGTGTTCCAAATAAATTAGTCCCAAATAAACTGGTATTAAAGGTAAATGTCTTAGGTTTTAAGTGTACCTTGTCAAACAAGTCTTTTACCCTACTATTAGCATAGACTACACCATCTGAGCCAGTTCTACTTTGTAAATCCTATTTATCTATTTCTCCATTATTCTATCCTACCCATCCAGCCATTGCTCTGGACATATCTCCAAAATCCCCTCCTCCAAAACTTCTATAAGTTCCTTTAACACCGAGATCATTTTCTATAGTATTCTGATTCCACTTACTGGTATCAGAGCCATATCTATCGATCATAGCCTTTACAAAGTTATTATTTGCATTAGCTTTATTTCCAATAGCACTTACCATTCCAGCATAATTTCTAAATCCTAAGTTTCTAATATCATCATTAGTAAACATAGATAATTTAGTTCTTGCTGGAGTTTGAGGCTTTGAACTCTTTGGAAGGGGTTTTGTATATGCGTCTGGGACATTATTTACCTTATAAGAAGTCTAGACTGGATCAGATGGTTTCCATCCTCCCTAGTCCTTTGCTACATTCCCAAGGAAGTAGTCATAGTCTGCGTGAGCCCTTCTAAACTCATCGGCATTCTCACCTTTCTACATTGTATTATACTACTTGCCTTTATAAGTAAATACTCCCCTACCATTCTTTCTGGTGGCAGCAAATGCCTACGCTCTTGTTTTATAGGAGTTCCCATCAAAATAGGAGTCTCCATAATTCCAATTGTTAGCCATTATTCTTTAATTAATTCAATGTCTTTAGTATTAAACACCGCTTCTTGCATAGCCCCAGTAGTAGTAAACCAACGACATCTAATTCCTATAAGGATAGGACGTTTATCCTCCCTTCTTGAGTCATGCTTGAATAAAGATGTTTCTTTCTTTACAACAATCATCCTTGGCTTATTAGGTATATTCTACTTAAGCTATACTATCTAGCCAGGATTAAAATATATATTATTCTCTTCCATATTATTTAATATTATTAAAACGGTCTTGTAGACCTTCATTAACAACTGCTATAATTTGACTCTCTGCTAAACTTACGAATCCCTGCTTAAAGAATGGAACAGGTACTGCAGTATCAACCCTATAAAAAATAACATCTCCTTCTTTTAAGTACTTAACCTCTGGTCCAACTTCAACAACACATCCCGTAACTATGAATTGCTTTTGTTCTTCATATCTACCAGTTTGCTCATTAAGTTGAGTATGAGGAGTATATCCTCCAGTATCAATTATAAGTCCATTTTCCACCTTCATTTTCTAGAACGGATTAACCTTAAAAGGTTGTACTAGAATACGAGAAAACATTGGCTTTATTTCTGCTTTGGAAATATCATATTCTACCTTATCCTGACTTTCTTCAAAATCTTTGTTATTCTGTTCCAGTTTTTCATTGTACTTTTCTACTTCTGAATTAAACTTACGAGCCTTCTCTTTTTTAATTAAAGAATCAAGTGAGTTTTCTTTCATGTTTACTGAAGTGAAATTACTATCTGTTCCAAGTAATTCCTTAGCAATTTTTTCATTCTCTGTTGAGTAAAGTCTTACGTCTTTCATAAATCATTAACATTTAATTATTACCATTTGCTTAGTGGACATACTGCATTTGGAAGTCTAGTCTTAGCTTGCAATCTACATCCACATCCACGTTTATATCCAGGTTTCTGGACACTACTTACATCTCCTGTATTAACATTCAACCATAATTTGTTATTACACATTCCTCCAAACTTACCTGAGTATAGAGGACAACTATAGCAGATTTTTAATCTATTGCTACTTAAGTCCTAGTTAAGATTAAGAACTTCTTTTGTATGACCATTAATAATATCAAATACATTCATAATCTAAAAATAAAAAGAAAAAGAATAGATTGCTTTTAGTGTATAGTGTTGACATTTAATCCAAAATTGGGATTCAATATGCCCTTAATAATGATTAGTATTCTATTCTTTTTCTTGCACTTCTTTTCTATTCCAAAATGAGACTTTTCTTATAATGATAAAGCATTTTTTCTACATCATGCTTCAGATACTCACAATGATATAATGTGTTATTACCATTATGATCATAGTGATTCAAAATCAAGTCCTTAATTACAAAATTTGGATTTATCTTCTGCAACATCCAAGCATAAGTAGAGAGCTGTAAAGTGTAATGATAAAAATTACAGTCCATCAGATTATTTAGAGGATATTTCATCTTGGTATTTGATTTTGTAGTTGTATTGAATCCAGACTTTTGATCAATTTTTTTATTTGTTTTGTGGTCTACAATTGTTATTTCATTTCCTGATTTAATTATAAGATCCACCTGTCCTGCTATGCGTAAGATTCCATCATCTGATTCTCTATATATCAAATACTCTGGATATACTCCATGCTCTAAATCCAATTCTGAATAATCTTTTTTACACTCGAATTTTCCTCCTAAACCAAACTTCTTTAAAGAAATATCAGTAGGATGATCATAAAAGGAATTTTCTATTTCTGAGTGTATTTTAGTTCCTCTTTTACACGACTTTCTATTTTCTTCATCCCAAGCATCTAAGATGTCTTGCTGAACCGCATTGAAATCATTCTCATCTATATCATATAAACTCAACAATTCCTTATTGAACTTCTTAGTATTTAGTAAAGACTTCTTTTCTATTTCCCATGACTTCTTTGGAAGCAATTTCTCTAAAGCCTTATAGGAAGACCAAAATTCCTTATCAAATTCTTGAGTGTATCTGTGAATTAGAGTAGTAACTGAGACATATCTCTTATTGTCATTTACATTCCAATAAATATGCTCTTGATCATTGAACGCAACCGTTCCATTCTGCTTATCAATTTTCATATTACACTTTATTTAGTTTACTTCATTATTTCATTTCCCATTTCCACTAAGTCCTGAAAGAACTTTGTTTTTATACATCTAATATTTATAATTGTAATCTATTCCAAGCAGTGCAGCGACAAATGTACTAGTCTCTCCGAATGCTACTAAAACTGAACCATCAATTATTCCCAGAGGAGGAACTGAAAATCCAGCAATTAATAAACCACTTCCTACTATAGTTAAAATTACAGCAACAAGTAGTCTAGAATTTAAGTTTGTTTTGTAACTCATTTGTTAGATATTATATAGTTAATCTATTAGTCTTTGAGTTTGTACAAGTATATTTATACGAGAAATTTTCTATTTAACTTATGAGTTATATTCATTTCAATTATACAAATATAAATATTAAATTTGAATACCCAAATAAAGTATGTGTTACTTTTAACAAAATCTAATATGAAATATACTTAGAATCAATTAACCGAATTTTCTTAGTTTTTTGAGGATAATTCTTAGCTTAAACTCCCTTTAAAGTTAGAGAATTATTCAGATCCAATTGAACTTTATAAGAAAGGTCATAAGATACGTATTAAAAAGGAGAATAGAGGTAAGTTTACTGAGTACTGTGGAGGAAATGTAACTGATGCCTGCATTCAGAAAGGAAAGAATAGCCCGAATCCTAAGATTAGAAAGAGGGCTACATTTGCTGCCAATGCTAGAACTTGGAATCATTAATTATGAAAAGATGGGAACCTATTAAAACTGAAAAGAAGCAATTAGGAGGAATTATCAAACTCTTGTAGAAAGTCTCTCCTAAGTTAGCCTCTAAAGCAAGGGGTAGATTATTGGCATCGCGTCTCGGACAAGTAAAAGATCTCAAAGCTCCATATATATTTCCAGGACAACTTGGATGGAGTCCTGCAGAAACTCGTACAGTATGGCATAGAACTAACAATCCTAATTTTAAAATTAAAAGAGTATTTGAAGGAAGGTGGGATGCTAAAGAGCATGGAGCGCCAAAGAATGGATTGTGGGTATCAGAGAAAAAAGATATTGGGTTTATGAATGATAGACCAATATTAATATAGCTTCAATAGATTCTTAAGAAACCAATGGTATAGATTGGAGATATCCCTGCCCAGGGTAAAAATAAACTGCGCAACCATATACTTAGAGAAGCTGAATAGTCTGGAGCAGATGCAGTTAAGTTTTAGGGAATTAAGGATAATAAAACTTCTAACCAGAATGTTACATTTATCTTTGATCCTGTTGCTTCTACCACAATTCCCCCGAAAGAAATGAGAGCATTTAAGGAATAGATAACTAAGCTAACACCATAGTAGATAGGATAGGAAGCTAAGGAGGGTGTTAGAGATGTAATGATGTGGTATAGAAGTCCACAGTGGGAAACTAGGGCGGTTTCACGCGGATTGACATAGGATGAAATAAAAGCCTTTCAGGACTTACAAGGAAAAGTTTTGTCTTAGAAACTCCCTATGGATAATAGATTTGGACCGGTAAACATTATAGTAGAAGATATGGGTAAAGGTGTTTAGGGATACTCCCAATTCTTGCCCAAGAGTATACACACTAATCAATATCCATCTGAACATTTTGTAGCTATATCTAACTAGGCTTCTCATCCTTACTATACAGCAGTACATGAAGGAATGCATCATGGTACTTTTAATATTGGTTCGACTGGGTGGACTGCACCTCAAATGACTTTATCTCCAATTGAATAGAGTGCCTTAGACAAAGTACTTAGGAATGCCGAAGCTCTTAATGCTAGACTAGAAATAGATCCTAATAAGTTTACTACTTTAATGAATAAACTACAAACTAAATATGGAATGTCTGAAGTGGAAGCTAGACATTGGATCGGGGATAGAGTAAAGTATTGGCAGACTCCTCAAGAGTCAAGAGCCAGAGCAGGTGCGGTAAATTAGTACAAAAGAAATCACCCAAATGCATCTGAGGAAGAACTTACTCAAATAGATAATGCTAGATAGATATTTACTAATGAATCTCTTAATAACTTATATGGAAAAACTATAGCCTTAGGAGCCCCAGTAGTAGGAGCATTGGCTTCCAATCAACTAGGAAATGGAGAATGACTTCTCATCACTTATTAGAGATAACACCTATACGTTTGATTGCATTAAAATAATATTTGCACATAATACTTATTATAGTGAAAAAGTTATTACTAATAATTTTAAACAAGCTTTGATTCTCTTTAAAGCTTGTCCATGTTTGTTGCCCTCTTAGTATGCTTGCTTTTTCAAAGATGGCAAAGAAATAGCTCGGTGTACTATAGATTGGACTAATAAAGATGTAAAAGAATATTTAGATAATATTCCATATAAAATTGAGATTAATTTAAATGATTTAATATAATGGCTGAATTATTTACAACATTTGAATCAGTATCTCCACCAGATATAGTTACCCCAGATGTGCAATAGAATTACCAGGAAATATAGTTAATGTAGTAGCCTACTTAGGAAGTAGAAGACTCGAATATAGACTGGAGTTTCCTAGATGTACCTGAATAGGACATTCAGGAACCTACTTTTAATTATACTCCTTCTAAATCTGAGAATACCTCTTCTGCAGCTCAGAAAGTAATTAACTAGGCTAGATAGTTCTTAGGTGGAAAGTATAGTTGGGGAGGTTCTAGTCCAAGTTCTGGATTTGATTGTAGTGGACTTATAAAATATGTCTTTAATAGTGTAGGAATTAATCTTCCTAGGACTGCAGCTTAGCAGGGAAAAGTTGGACAAGAAATTAATCTATAGTAGGCATAGCCTGGAGATGTAATCTGGTTTGGAAGTAAGAATAGTCCTAGTGGTTAGCATATAGGACTTATAAGTAGAATAGATAATGGATAGATATATATTATAGATGCAGCTGGAAAGAAATTAGGAATAGTTGAAAGACTACTTCCGAATCTAAAAATTAAAAGTGTTAGAAGAATCCTAGGAACTATAAACGATAGTCAATTTAATCAATACGCTTTAAACTTCTTTAAAAATAAAGGATTATCAGATGCTTAGGCTAGAGGAATAGTAGGAAATCTAATGTAGGAAAGCAGGGGAAAGCACACTGCAATAAATAAATCTAGTAAAGCCTTTGGGTTGGCACAATGGTTAGGTCCTCGTAAATAGAGGCTCATTCAAAAGTATGGAATGAATCCCACTGTATCATAGCAGTTAGAATTTATATGGGAAGAATTAAATTCTACAGAAAGTAAAGCTTTTTAGAAACTACTTAACACTAATACTATTTCTGACGCCACTAAAGTATTTGCAAAGCACTTTGAGAGAGCTGGTAATAATGAGATGAATATGAATAAACGAATTAAATTCGCATATTAGACGTGAGAATACCATTATAACAATTAAAATTTTGTACAATATGTAGTTAGTTCCAAAAAGACAAATTGGAGGGAATCTTTATAAGATTGATAACACTATGCCCCAAATAACTCAAAGATATGTAGCTCTACTAAATAAAGGTATCCCAGCTTAGGCTGCTTTTGATACAGCCCATTTATCTCTAATAGAGGATGGAAGGCCTAATAAATTTTATTCATTTGGTAAAAGAGCAACCAACTTGCAGGATTGGACTAAGAATGCATCGGATTCTTTGACTGTTGGGCGATATAAAAATTTATAGAATGTACAGAACTTTAATCAATTTAAGTAGAAATTAAAATAGAAAAGGTATAATAACAGACCTGCATTCTATAATATAGAAATGAACCGAGGAAGAAATAAAGATAAATAGATTATTAATTAGTGGAATAAAGAATAGGGATTAAATCCAATAGCACAGATATATAATTATAATATTAATTAGGTATAAGAGCTATAATTATTCTTATAATATTATGAAAGAATTTCTTAGGTTGATGATTACTTCACATTCTGGCATTAGTAGCAAAAGAGTCTGTGGAGTAATTGGATTCCTTATTATTATTTTCGTATTAGTCTATTGTACAGTATCTTCTATTCAAGCCCCTCTAATGATAGAGCCTTTTATATATGCAGTATGTTTATTACTAGGAATAGATTCAGTAACTGGAATTTGGAAAGGTAAAATGAATGATTAAGTTTTAGAGAGGTGGCATTGCAGTGTAGGATAATACTAGGGTTGTTAGAAAACAACCTCTAGCTTTTCGACTTACTAAAGAACAGTAGGCTAGAATTAAGTAGAGAAAATTATAGGAAGCTGCTAGAAGAAATCAAGCAGTAATCTATGATGCAGACAAAGCTAAATACTATTAGAATATGTAGAACTTCTATAATAATAACTTCTTTGGATATGGAGTGTTTGGAAAGCAAACTCATTATGACCCTTCTAAAGAAGAGGATTAGAAGAAAATATAGTCTAATTTTAATTATGCTAAAGATAATGTAAAGAACATAGGAACTTCCCTTATAACTGTAGGACCTGCAAGTTCTTTTAAAGGTGTTTTGCCTTCTGTTTCCAGAAGAGTTACAGTAGGTAAGTTATCCGCCTTAACTCCTTATAAAATAGGATAGGGTTCAGAAGCCCTTGTAATAAGAAATTCTCCTACTACGGTAGGAAAGATAACTTAGGTTGGAAGTGGTGAAATGTTGAAAAGGAATGCAATTCCAAATTCCCTTCCTCTAAAGTTTGTGGGATATGTAAGAGATGGATCTAAAAGATTTCCAACTTTCATTTAGAAGAAAGTAAAAGTCCTTAGTGAAAAGACTTTTCCAAAGTATGTTGGTAAACTGGATAAAGCTATGTAGAAGAGTGGTTTTAGAAAAGTCAATGATCCAAATGTACAGTATAGAGCATATACCAATGGTACCGTAGTAGTTGATGATGTATCTCCTGGAAATGTAGGATTAACTTTCTTTAAAAAGCCTAAACTATTGGATTTTAATCTTCAAACTGTCCCAAGTTGGACTAGTTAGGGATTTACTCTTAAAAATGGAGGTAAATTTAAATCTTAATAGTTTTTAACAATATTCTATTTTTGATTTTTAGAAGGAGAATATATATTTGCTATGTAATCAAATAAGCAAAATAACATGGATAAAACTATTAATTTTAACGAACTTCCAGATCTTACGAATATATTAGGTTTATGTATTCCAGACGGAACTGTAGAGACATTTGAAAGTGATGATTTAAAATGTCATTTGGAAAAAGATAACGGTCATCTTAAAATAGAGATTGAAGCTAATATCCCTGAACAAGACGGAGAATTTGATGATTCTGCCACTAAAGAAATTGTTGAGGAATATAAAGAGGGAATTAAGGCTCTTGATGATGATTTATTCGTAGAAATAGTCGACGAACTTAAATCTAAATTGGATTTAACTAGATTTAATGAGCTTCTTGATTTAGAAAGCTTTGATGAAGACCAAGCACAAGAAGTGGAAAAAATGATTGATATTTCTACAGATATTATTTGTTTGCATCTTCAGCATAAAATTCAAGGTATGGTTGAACTTTATGAAAGGTTTTAATTTTAAGGTTGGCTACTCCTTTTAAAAAGTAGCACTTATTGCCCCATGGTGTAATGGTTAGCACAGCGGTCTCTAAAACCGCACGTTTCAGTTCGAATCTGAATGGGGCGACCAGTTAAAAATATGTATTATGAGAAGTGAATTAATGAAATTGATTAAGTCAGGTAGATTTCCAAATGAAAAGAATAGAGTTTGGACTATGTGTCAAATTGCACTGCATATGGCTACCCTAGCTGCTGATGAAGCAGAGAAACTAAAACTAACAGATGAACAATTCTATATTAATTTTGAAGATGCACTTAATATTTTATCTGTTAGAGATCATTCTGGCAATCCAGAACAAGTTAAAGAATTTAAGGAAACAATTGAATCATTTGAAGCTGATCCAGAGTAATCTGGGTTAGCTTTTTTTTTTATCCCCCCCCCCTTGTCGGAATCCAAAAATTTTAGAGTATTATGAACAGGAGAGTCCAAAAATTAAAAATTTTATATGTTATGCATGGGAGAGTCCACAACATCTTTCAGTCCCCCCTACAGTCTTGAACAAAAACAAAAATAAACATTTACTAATTAAAAAATTTAGCATTATGAAAAAGAATGAATTTAAGATTGATGACGTAGTTATCAAGGGTGGTGAAAAGGAAGCTCGTATGGTTCCTCTCGCTGTTAGTGATGAACTCAACTTTACACTCTCTAAGGAGATGTTTGTACCTCGCAAGGAAACTATCAATGGCACAACACAGGAGTGGACCGATGTTCAGACCGATGGCGATGTTGCCGTTTCAGCATCTCAGCTCACACGTCGCAACAATGGTCTTGCCTTAACTGGTAAGACTATTAAGGAGCGTCTTGCTTCTTTCGTTGATTTGTTCAGCGAGGAGGGAACTCTCAAGTTGAAGGTAACAAAGGTTGTTGAGCGTTCTTTTGACCAGCCAGATGGTAGCAAATCAACATCTCGTTACCTCAAATTTGAGGTAGCTTAAAACATTGGGGCTTTATGCCCCTTTGTTTTGGTGTAAGTGTATGCGCTATGAAACTGTAAAAGGATATTTAGTTAATGACCATATTGTAACTGATAACAAAACTCTATGGCTAACTAAAGATTCTAAGAGAAAGTGTAATGGTTACTTCTTAGTGAAGCGTCTTGGATTCAAGTATGACCTTTTAAGAGTAATGGAAGAGAAGGAGAAGTAAAATTCTCTTTCTCATTCTATTGCTCTTGATTGGTTATATTCTCATAGTGATAGTAAGTTTGCTTTAATTGGTGATGTTTCGAGAGAGGGGAAATGATGTAAACAAGAGCACACACATGTACGGCATCAAATCCTCAAAATTTAAAAGTTTAAAAATTTTCCCATTATTGGGATTATATACAAGTCGACAAAAATTTAACAAGTAAACCTTTTTAGTATTATAGGTTAAACTAAAAAATTTATGACAATTTAAACTTAAACTAAAAAGTAAAAAACATCAGTAGAGCAGATGATTTTTTCTCTCTTCATAAAGAAGAGTTATTAACAGGATGTGTTCTAACGGTTATTCACAAATACCGAATGAAAATTAGTAGAGGAGATAGTAAGTGATAAAGGACTCTACATTTTAGAAAGCGATATCCCGGTGCTTAAAGAGGGTTTCCCTTGAACAAGGAGTAAAATGATTTGTTCCTTCAGCTTTTAGGATACACTGAGTGACTATATGCGCGCACGTATGAATAATCAGTTCTGCTCGAAGAATTGAGCGATATAACTGATACATATAAGATATAGTTAACTGAGTATGAATCATAGGCAGAAGTATCGACTGTTGTAAAGACAACTGACAACCTGGAAAGACGGGTAATTTATAAGTCATCCAGAAGACGTTAAAAATCACACTGACGAGGCTGGACGAAACATAGAGAGAAACTATTAATCACTGGACAGTATTAATAATGGCTCTATGTCTGTGAAACAAAACAAAGTAAGAAAATGGAAAAGTACACAGTATTCGTAGTTTATTCCTTAGAAGGAAATAACTATACAGAGAAACCAAATCTCAAGTCTACTCATAAACTCTTCAATACTCCAGAAGAGGCAATTGAGGCAATCAAGAATGAAGTTGAACAAGAGTATCACAATAAGGACTATAGAGGATTCAAAATAGAATTACCAGAAATTAAAAGAAATGAGAAAACTGGTAATTGTTGGATCTATGCAGGTTATTTTAAATGTGCATATACATTTGGACCAATGGTACACTATGATATTTATATCAACTCTATTCATATGGACTAAAGATAATTCTCACTTAAATAAAACTATTGTACTGAGGTTAGAACTCAGAGTGAGAGCAAACAAAACAAAGTAGATATGAAAAAGGAAAATATGCTAAAAATGCTTGAAATCATTTATGATGAAGCAAACAATTGTATTACTGCCTCAAGGGCAAATAACTATTGGTGTACAGTCAATGAAATGACTGAGGAAAATTACAAGGGGGTTGAAAGCTTCTATTTGGAGTTTGTACATGAATTTTTTAAATCAATTTAATAAAACAAAGTAATTATGTTATTTATCACATCAGACATTAAAGTTCTTGTTACTCTTACAAATGTAGAGGGCGAGAAAACTGTTATCTCTTATCAGTTTCGAACAGCAAAGAGAGGTATGTTCAAAGAGGAAATGGAAAGACAAATCCTCAAGACAATGAACAGTAATGGAATAGTAAAGAAAATAATCAAAGTGAGAGTGCACTAAGCATTCTAACTTATAAAAGGTGAAAAGAATATGAGAAGAATAGCAGAAATTCTTGAGATAATCATTTTAGCATGCTTGTGCATTTTAGCATGGGCTAGTGTCTTTATATGGCATAATGCCATCACAACAATAGTGTTTACAGCTTGCATAATTATCTGGCTGTTAATTCTAAATTTGGATAGCGATAACTAGAATGATAATCATGAGAAAGAATAATACTTGGAACAGATTGTTCCATAAAGCTGAAGTTCAAGAGAACGTTAAGCAAATGTCTATCTACACTAAGCAGTGTTTAGAAGGACAGAGATTCCTTGACAAAATTGAGGGACCTAACACACTCATCACTCTTATGAATATTCATAAGGATGCATGGGGAACTGGATTCCAGAATGAGAATATTGGACCTTGTCCTTATGGAGTATTTAGAACACTAGATATTCCAAGTATGACTCCTGATCAAATTTATTTGGGAGGAATATGGGGACTTGTAACCAAGCCGATTTCATTCTGGGAGGAGCGTAAGGAGGATAAGTATAGATGTAACGGATTCGGAATAGATGAAAATCTCAGTCTTTATGAGATGATTGTCGACCAATACAGAAAACTTCTAAGTTCTAACATCCGTGCTATGTTCAACAAAGCAAGAAACAATTACCCTTATTATAAAAGTTTAGGCTATTAGAATTTCTTGTGTCCATTTATAAGAGACTATTCATCTAACGGTTAGGATACTGTGCCTTGGCTAAGTCACCTGGGTTCGACTCCCAGATAGTCTCCGGTTATTAACAATAAAAACGAAAAGAAATGAAAAAGATTTTTGCATGTTCAAACGGAATAGAGTTCTTCTCAGATGGAGAATCAGTACTCGGAACCCTCTCTAAGAAGGAAGCAATGGACTTTGTAAGTAATATTGCAATTGATGCTCAGAAGTCCGGAGAAAATGAAGCAGCACAGATTTCATCAATGCTTCTTCAAGCAATTGATAAGTCTTATGTTCAGCTCCCTAAAGTTGTAGAGGTTGAGATAGTAATCATAGTATTATGATAAAAGCAACCTTCATACTTTATAAGGAGAATAGTCCGAATGCTGTTCTTCTTTCTATACCTGCAACTCCAGTTAAAGGAGACCTAGTATATGTAGATGGAAGCATGTATAGAGTATCAGATTTATGCTGGCACTTTAGTACTAATCCAAAAGAAGAACATGAAATAGTAATCACATTAAATCAGGTAAATTAAATGACAGATTATCCAGAAATTTGGTATAGCCAAAGAATAGTAGGCTATATCTTTAATTAGTTAACTAAAAAAAAAAGCAATGGAGAAAAAGAAAATGTACAGTTTTGAAGTTGTAAACAAAGCAACCTCAGCTGTAGCAATGGGATTTAGTTGCAGGGACCATATCTTTAAAGAAAGTATTAAAGAACTTCCTGAAGAAGTACAGGCTATGGTTCTTGCTTCAGTTTTGGCAGGACATGTTGCAATTAATGCACAAATGAGGCAAGTTCTTTCTAAAGCTTCTGAAATTGAAAAGAAGATGAGAGAAACGAAGAATCCTGCCGAAGAAAATGCAGGGAAACTTTCCGAAGAAGCCATTAAGAAAATGGATGAGGAAAAGTAGGCAATCCTAAGAGAATTGAGTTACACCTCTCAATTAAATGAAAAGGTGGACTGGGAGCTACCTATATAGTCACGAATATATAGGACAGGTGATAGGGTGAAAAGGTAACTTAACAGGTTAAATTTCCGAACTAGCTATAATTTAATTATACTATAGTAGAATTGAATGCATCAAGTAACCTAAATACGTTCGATTCGTATGGCTCTCACAAGTATTTCTAGTTTTGTATAGTTTTGAGTGAATAATAGTAGCTCCGCTTGAAAAATTATACTGACTGACAGTCAAAGACTGTAATTTTTCCTAGACGTAACAAATCCTCGCTAGGGAGGGGAAATTCTATGTTAAAGAATTTTAAAGCTATTATCACTACAAACAAAGATGCACAGGTTGGTCAGAATCAGCAGAAGGCTGTTGTAAATCTCCCATTTGAATTGGAGCTTACAATTGACAAGAACAACCAGATTCATGACATCCAGCCCAGAACTTTCCGTGGCGTGGATTTATTCTCCAAGTATCACGGTCGCACTATGGATTGGTGCTCAGACTTAGTAGAGGAGATGCGTGGACTTTACAAGGAGAATATCAATGGCTAGAAAGTTTGATGCTGAGGTACATATTGTAGGATTAAATACATTGCGCCACCAGCTAGCTAAAACTCCCTTTACAAGTGATACAATCCGAGAAGGATTCAAGAGTTGTGGAATACCATCAAATCTAGTATTTTGGAAGGTATTTTCTCACTCAGGGCTTGTAAAGCAAATTGGAGACGACTTGTATTGCTTTAATAGTCCTAATAAGCCTATTCATTTTCATAAGCTTAGCGAGATTTATAAGGAATACCAAAAGAAAGTGAATACCTATTATAATAAATGGTATGATAAGAAGAGACGTAAGGATGTACTTAAAAGACCTGATATACAAGCGGCAATCAGACTCTTAAGAGAGAATGGTATGGATGTTGTACTCAGTGTCCAAAAGATATGTCTTTATATATAATCTTTTATTGGGTTGAGATAGTATTTATGAGGAAGACTTGATTTAGATCAATTTACAAATTTTAACAGTATTTGATTTTGCAATTTTCTTTGTAGATACTATATTTGCTATACAATTTTACAAGGGAGAACAAAAAGTTCAATTTTATGCGGGAGTAGCTCAGGGATTAGAGCATCTGCCTTCCAAGCAGAGGGTCGTGGGTTTGAATCCCATTTCCCGCTCTTCTTTTCACCAACAAGATGACGCACAGCAAAAATTATCTATTCTAAACACAATTTTTATGGTAATTGGGTATTCGGAGGTTGCCCGAAGTAAATAAACAACCAAAACGTCATCTGATAATTTTGAAATCTATTTTTTGTGAAGTTATATAAGAACACTAACTGCAATTTTATTTCGTAACTTTTTGGAAGTACAAAAGTGTTCTGCCCCTTAGATACTTTTTGGAATTTTGTATAACAAGAGTACTTACAGCAAATTTTATATAAATTTCTTGCCCATATTTATCAAGGAAATATATATTGTACTCTGCTTTTATCGCCATCGTCTAGTGGTTAGGACTCAACATTTTTGGAAATAATGAATAATGAATAATGAATAATGAATAATGAATAATGAATAAAGAAGAATTACAAAATCTTGTAAAGATCTCTTCAAGTCTATCAGACATTATTAGAAGATAGGGAAAGGCTGTGTCTGGAGCTTCCATGAAACTATTAAAACAGGAACTTGATCTACATCAAATAGATTATCATTTTCTGCCAGATAAATCTTCTAAAAAGTTAATTCCATTAGAAGATATATTAGTTAACGGCAGTAATTATCAGTCTAGTAAGCTTCTACAAAGACTTATATCTGAAGGTCTTAAAAGGAATGAATGTGAAAATCCTAAATGTCCTTGTAAGAATGGATATTGGTTAGATAATCCTATTACTTATCAACTACACCACATTAATGGAAATCACTACGATAATAGATTGGAAAATCTATAGGTACTTTGTCCTAACTGTCACTCACAGACAGATAACTGGGGAAGTAGACATGAGAAGGCAAAAAATTATTGTAGAGACTGCGGAATAGAGATAAATGTACGATCCACTTATTGCAGGAAATGCGCTCCAAAACACTATGCCCAGGATAGAATCGAAAATAAACCGAGTAGAGAAGAATTAGAAAAACTAATTCTAACTACTTCCTTCATTAAGATTGGGCAAAAGTATGGAGTATCTGATAATGCCGTTAGAAAATGGTGTATGAGATATGGCCTGCCTAGTACTAAAAGAGACTTAAAAGAATTTTGTTTAGATAAGGCCCATTAGTTTAGCGGTAGAACTTAAAACTTTCTATTTTAAGAGGAAGGTTCGACTCCTTCATGGGCTACACTGTTTCTTATTTAGAAGTTAGTTTTGAGACAAGACATATATAAGTCTTGTGTTCCTCAGTGCTATCTGTACACTATAATGACAGAAGGATGTGACTACGCCAAAAGAGAGTCAGTTAGAAGGTAATCTAGAAACCTTCCACCACTATCTGTATTCAATTACAAGAGCTTGAGGAACTCGATAGTGGATATGCCTTGTTAGTTCATCGGTAGAACTCGAAACTGTTAATTTCGCTAGGGTGGTTCGACTCCATCACAGGGCGCGCTAATAAGATAAGGAGATAAGGAGATAAGGAGATGAAAAAATATATTTATACTAATGACATTACGAGAAATATTTGGACAGAACATCCTATGATGAATTTTCCAGATACTTCTCATACTTATGTCTCTTTAGAAGTTCTTAAGAAAGTTCTTTCTAAAGATGAATTTAGAGAGTTACAATTAAAGGTAAGAAAATACTGAGTCCTAAAAACAAAGTCGAAGTACAAGACTAGTTACTGTTTGTGCCAGAGTGCTTTTTCAGTAGCATTTTGGGGCTGTAGCTCAATTGGCTAGAGCACCTGCTTTGCAAGCAGGAGGTTGTGGGATCGTTCCCCATCGGCTCCACAGTATTTAATTTATTTTTTAACTATGTACTATATATGAACTCTGTATGTGAATATAGAGTTCATTTTTATCCACGGTTAGCTCAACTGGGATAGAGCGAGAGTTTCCTAAACTCTAGGTTATAGGTTCGATTCCTGTACCGTGGATACTTTGTTTTGTAGGCATGATATGCAAGCTAGGAAGTCTATGTGAATAGATTTTCTAGCAAATTGGGACAATAGCTTAGATGGTCTGAGCGCAAGTCTGAAAAACTTGAGGTCGTGGATCGTTACCACGTTGTCCCACTGTTAACAATACATTAGTCTAACCCAAGGTGGTTATTTAGACTTAGAGACTGGATTTTAAAGGTAGGAGACAAACCCATTGCCCTACTAAGTTAGTCAGGATTAAATAAGGAAACTTGGGTTCTTTACTAAGTCATTTGGGAGAGTAACCGGTAATTGGTAGCCGCACGGACTGTAAATCCGTTCCCTAACAGGACTGGGAGTTCGAGTCTCTCCTCTCCCACTTCTCAAATCAACATTTAAAAGACACAAATCAATAACAAAACGCAAACATTGTTTTATTGTTTGTTTTTGTTTTAGTAGAATTGCCTGTGAAGGTAGTTCTACTTTTATTTGCAAAATTTATTAATTATGGAAGATATAACACCTCAAAATCTTTATGAAGATAAAGATGCATGTGTAGTTTTTCCTTTAAAAGAGGATTAACTTATTGGGGCATAGTGTAATGGTAACACAGTAGATTTTGGTTCTGCTATTACTGGTTCGAATCCAGTTGCCCCAACGATTTTGGATGTAGCATAGATAATTTAAATGTTTAATTAAATTGTATTAAAATGAAAAAGTTAATTTTTGCCTTTGCACTGATGTTTGGAGCAATGTTTGCTTCATGCGGAAATTCTACTAATTCAGCTAATGCTGACAATGACAGTATTGATACTGCTCAGGTAGATACCCTCAATGCGAACACTGCTTCAGTCGACACTGTGTGTATGGATTAATCCCCGACTTGGCAAGGTCTCTCTAAAAGAGAGTTAAACCCTTAGGTGGAATATACTAAGGCACGCACATCGAAAGATGTGCTTACGGGTAGTTAGCTCAGTTGGTTAGAGCACTCGGCTTATACCCAAGCGGTCGGGGGTTCAAGTCCCTCACTACCCACATTATTAACAATAAAAATATATAAGTATGTTTATAGTTCAAGTAACTTCTAGAGCATTCGTCAGAGTATTTAATGATGAACTCGTAATTACTCCTGATAAGGAGAAGGCAACAAAGTATGAAACAATTGGTGATGCAATGCGAGCAGCTGCACTTGCCAACGATTTTCTTGAATCAAAAACCATTCGTGCTATAAGGTACAATGGTGATGATTTAAGAGCTATCCTTGAATATGCTAAGGATAATAACTTAATGGATAAACCATTTGTAGAGGTGTATAATCTTTATAAGCGTCAGTAAGAATATAGTTCCAGTCGGTACTGGATAATTTCCTTAGCCCTTCTATGAGTCCTAGGCTAGAAGAGCTCTGTCTTTCCTATAGAAACCGGTGCACTCCAAAATGGAAAGATTACTGTTAAAAACATTGAAGCGAAGTTTCCTCTCTTGGAGTTTTGTACCTTCACATTCTCAGGTTTCTAGTAATCCATAAACTAGTGACTTTTGTTGATTTTCAACAAGAAAATGCTGAGGATTGACATTATCCCAAATTAATGTTAGGCTCGTAAAGAGTAACACGTAGGAGACCTTCTAGTAGTTTGAGAATAAAGCTAGAAACTCCTACGTTCATTTTTATAACTCTTTATTCTTTCTTGAATAAATATAGCTGTCCCAGTGGCAGCTTTCTTCAGGTGATAAATAATCATAGACGCTGTTTGAATCAAATAGCAGTACTACTGTTCGTGAGAATCGTGTGTGGATAGCTTTCGGGCTATACGTGTTCCTAAGTCTCTACACGATAAAGAAGAGACGAGATGGCGGAATAGCTCAGCTGGTTAGAGCGCAACATTCATAATGTTGAGGTCGTAGGTTCAAGTCCTACTTCCGTTACTAAGGTATAGAAACTGCAAACAAGGTTAATTTAGACAATGCCCTCCAATCGTAAAGATAGCGAACTATTCGTAAGGAATTAGTCGTTGCGTGAGTCTATCTAATCGCCTGATACCTTTTTAACATCCGGGGTGAGTGAAACGGCTTACACGTCTGTCTCATAAGCAGAAAACAGTGGGTTCAACTCCCACACCCCGAACAATTAAACTTGCATAATTATGGATTATAAGAATTTAACAAAGGAACAACTTCCAAAAGAGTTCCAAGACAGGATTGAGAGATTCAATCGTCTGTTTAGCAAAGGTGCAGGTCATTCTTTTGAGGAGGATGATTTGTATCAGTATGAAATGGGATGTATTGCACAAGCCCTCTCATTTAGTGAACACTTTAAGGATAAGTCATTCGAGGAAATAACCAAAACTATAAAGGACAAACACAATAACGATGTGTATGACTTTATAGATGACATCAAAGGCAACGTTCCTTTCTTTGACGAAGGTCATAGTGGAAATAGTCTTGCAATGAGCTGGAGGTTATTTAAATGCTATAAGGTTTATCCAAATATGGTTCCTTATATGCATGGATGTCTTGCTCCTTTAGTAGGAGATGAGGGATATTATGACGATCGCTCTGATATTCCAGAGTTTAAATAACAAAATGAGTAGAAGCCCTTCATGGTTTCTACTCAATATTGTTTAACTTTTAAAAATTAAATTATTATGTTTAAATTTGTAAAGAAAGCCGTAAGTTGGTACTTTAGGAAGTACTCAGAATTGTATGAGAAAGGATACCTGAATCCTTATTATGCCTAAGATTAACTCATTATTTACTAAAATTAATTACGATGATGAAGACACTTAAGAGAGCAATTAAATGGTACTTAAATTTGGCAGCCAAGACATATGCTTGGACTCCAAGTTGCACAATTCCTTACATTAAGTACAAAGATTAATAGATCAATTCTAGGATATTCTCAATTGGAGAATACTCCTGCTGCTATGGTGTGATGGTCACAAATAGAGTTCGATTCTCTATACACTAACTAATTTCCTGTCAAGCCTCTTAACAATGCTCAAATCGTACAGGACCATTTTAAAAATAATAAGTATGACATACAAATTTCTTTAAGAAAGGATGGCTCTATGGGGGAATGGTAGACCCGGCGGACTTAAAATCCTCTGGTCAGTAATGACCGTGCGAGTTCGACTCTCGCTAGAGCTACAAACATTAACATAAAAAAGAAAAGAAATGGATTATAGAGATAAATCAATTCACAAGTTGTTGATTTCAATAACTGATTCTTATAAGAAAGCTTCTACTAATAGTTCTAGATATTATCAAAAAGGATCTACTACGATTAGGTTTTCTGATCATTACAGCGAACATGAGTTCGTTGATTTTGAAATAGTCAAGCTTTCCAACGGCTGCTATTATTTTACTGACAAGGACTTTAAAATAACTTCTTGCTTTTATAAGGAAGATATTGTAGGATTTTTAAAAAGTTACTTTAGTATAAGGGATTTATTTGCAGGGCATATAAAGAGCTTACTAAAGTCTCTCAAAAAGACTAACAATGAGCTTCAAAAAGCTTACAGAGATCTGAACAGTGCTAAGCTGCGATCAGACTTGGAAGTAGCTGACTCTATATATGAGGAGAACAAAAGTCTAAAGAAACAATGCAAGACTATAAAGGTAAAACTAAATGACCTTAAGGGAAAGCTACTGAGCAACAACAAGGCTTTACTGAAAGCATCAAATGTAATAGAAGACGCCATCAATATTATTAAAATATAATATTATGGATTTACGGGAACTAAGGTATTTGTTAGATTATGCTAGGAAGCATAATATGATGCAGCAACCATTTATTAGTGTTTATCAAGCTTGGTCTAAGGAATTAGAAGAAGCTTATTCCAATTAAAGGTTTGGGGCTATGGGGAAACTGGCTAGACCCAGCAGACTTAGGATCTGCCGCTGAAATACGCATGTGAGTTCGAATCTCACTAGCCCCACAATAAAATAACTAATATGAAGAAAATCTTATGTGCTTTGCTACTTGTACTCATAAGTACAAGTGTGTTCTCCCAGAAAATAGTAAGAGCAAAAGGATGTTATGATTCTAATAATACCCCCTATATAAAAACAAAAGTATTAAATAATACATGGAAAGATATAGTTTGTATAGTATTCACAATTGAATACGATTTCCCTTCTAAGTATGATACTAATCGTTACAAGGAGGCTGTAGTAAAAACCTATATAGAATCTGGCACATCCAAAATAATTAATTATTATCCATTACCGAATTACTATAGACCTTTAAGGCAAACCTTAAGAAGATTAATATTCTCTGATGGAAGTTATAAAAATTTTTAATAATCATGTAAAAAGTATGGAATTTCAAAAGAAGGTAAATTCACTTCTCGACATTAAACCCGCCGAGAATCAGATCGTAAAGCAAGCACTGAAAGTGTCTTCTGAAACTGAGTCGGGCAATGGAGCAAAGAAGTATTCCACAACTGGGAATGATTTTGTTGATAACTTTGCTGCTGCTTCATATTTCAAAGAGCCTCGCTCTTATGAGGAGGTAGCAAAGGACATGCAAACTCTATGGGATTCAAATCCTACTCTCTGTGTAAAACTTGCGCTCTATTTCAGACTCATTACACGTAAGTCTAAAATTGTTACTAAAGACAAAAGTGAAGAACTAGAAGTTCAGCGCGGACAGGGCTTGAAGAATGAAGGTATTATGAGAATGCTGTGGTTGGCAATCAATCAACCTGCAACATTTAAAGTAAATCTTCCTCTTTTCATTGCAGCAGGCTCATGGAAGGATGTCATCCAAATGCTCTCTTTAGACTTACAATATCACGGTTGGAAAGAGAGAAAGTTAGATTGGAATTTCTTATATCTGACTTTGTCAGCAGGTCTTAACAATCCTGATACAACTCACCTGGTGCGTAAATATCTGCCAACTATTAGAACCAATAAAAATTGTACAACGCTTGAGTCTCAAGCAGACACTCTTATAGGTAGATGGTTAGCTAGAAAATTCTCTCCTAAGTTGGAGAAGGAATCAGCTTATAAGGCTTATCGAAAGATTAAGTCTGAAGGTGTTGCTCATGAATGGCAACAACTTATTTCTCAGCAGCTGTATAACTCACTTAACTTTGACCACATTGCAGGTAGAGCGTTAGCTCTCTTGGTTGGTTCTAACTTCTTGGAAAACCACAATCTTACTAAGAAGTATATTGATTGGATTTCCTCTAAGCCTGTAGCTAAGTTCACAGGATATGTATTTGAGCTGTTTGCTCCTTTCGATGGAAACTATCGACACATAGAGGATTACAAGGAGAAGACAATCAATGCGCAATTTGCACAACTTGTAAAGACAGGCAAAGAGAACGTAGATGCTAAGTCGTCACTACTTGTAGTACGAGATACTTCATGCTCAATGGAATCAACCGCCAGAGGATGCAAGGTGTCTTCATTCTGCATTGCTAAATCTATGGCATTATATTTCTCTGAGTTCTTAGAGGGATGCTTCGCCGGCACATTTGCAGAGTTCTCTGATGGTTGCAAACTCCATAAATGGGCTGGAGCAACTCCAGTTGATAAGTACATCAATGATCATTGTGAGGCCTACGGAAGTACTAATTTCCAATCTGTAATAGATCTCTTTATAAAGTTAAAATCAGAAGGAGTTGAGGAAAAGGATTTTCCAAGTGGAATCCTTTGCGTAAGTGATGGAGAGTTTAATAGATGTGGTACTAACAAATCCACAAATTTCCAACTTGCAATTAGGAGACTTCGTGAGGCTGGATTTAGTGAGAAATATGTTAATTCCTTTAAGATTATCCTTTGGGATATTCCTAATGGATGGTATGGCAATGATAACAAGGTAAAGTTTGAAGACTTTGCAAATGCTCCTAATTTCTTCTATATGTCTGGCTATGACCCAAGTGCCGTGGCATTTATTTTAGGAGGAAATAGACCTGAACTTAAGGCTCCTAAGAATGCTGAAGAGTTATTCTTAACAGCAATGGATCAGGAGTTACTTAACAGAGTAAGAATCGTGAAGCTTAGTGTAACTAAGCGTAAACGTAAAAAGCATACAGTTCGTACTGGTTCGTGAGAATAGGTACGTAACTCTTTTCACCAAAAAGTAGGAGGGCTCAACTGACTGGGAGCCCTCCGAAAATGCCCTCTTAACTTTAATGGTAGAGTGCCTGTCTTGTAAACAGGAAGTTGTCGGTTCGAGTCCGGCAGAGGGCTCTAACATTTTAAAAGGTATTAATATGGAAAAGCAGGTAAATTACAAAGGTCCAGGTATTCTTGGACTATTGGGTGTTGCCTTCGTAGTATTAAAGCTAGTTGGCGTAATTGATTGGTCTTGGTGGTTGGTTACTCTCCCATTCTATGGACCGATAATCTTGTTAATCATTACTCTTATCATTGTAGGTTTAATTGTATGCCTAAACACAAAGTAGGTGAAATAAACGGCAATGAGGTTGTTTACATTTCTGAGAAGGATGTGATTTTTTGTAAGAATACTGCTGTTAAATTCCCTATAATAGAGCGTATCATTAGAAATAGGGAAGACAAGGGGGAAATTCCAGAAAAGAATCTTACAATCACTAAGGACAATGGAATTGTCCATCTCGGATGTTTAACAACTACTATGGAAAACTGCCTAAATATTAGGCGCAGAATTATTAAATTAAAAAAAAAATTAAAACCAGATGAATCAAGTTACAAGAAAAAGCAAGAGTTCTACTCTTGAGCAGAAGGTAAACAACTATGAGGAGGCTATGAAAGGTAAGTTCATAGAGGTAATGCAGTTACCAGATACAACTTACGCTGATTGCCTTGACTACATTGAGAGCGAGATTGCCCAATCTAAGAAGATGGCAAAAATCAACTATCGCATTCAGTGTTTCCGCAACGATGGTATCTATCAGCTCAATCAGGCTATCTCTCAGGTGTTTGGATCTGTTGTTTCTAAGGAAAGTGGCAGTCCATCAGGTGAGAAAAGTGTTCAAACTGTAGACATTACTCTTGCTGACGGAACTAGAGTTAAGGCTCCTTACGGAGATATTCAGCTCGATGGTCTTGGAGAGGATTCTTCAATTAACATTAATTATCATTCTGATTCACATGAGCTGATAATTACTGGAAGACTTCAGTTCCGTTTTTCATCTTTAATGGATGACATTATCGAGCAGACTAAAACGAATTTGAAGACTAATTCGATTTATAAGGGTCAGGCTCTGGAGATTTCTAACATTAACAATCCAGAAATTCTCGACTTACGTAACATTGACGACCAGTTAATGGTTATTAGTAAGGAAACTGAGTACGCCCTTCGTCCAATCAATGCTCGCATTCTCAATCCAGAAAAGTGTATTGAGAAAGGTATTCCGTTGAAGTTTGGAGCATTGTTAGAAGGAGGCTATGGAACTGGTAAAACTCTTCTTGCCTTCAAACTTGCTCGTGAAGCTGTCAAGAACAATTGGATGTTCATTTATCTGAAGGACCCAAAACTCTTGGCAGAATCTCTTCGCATGTCTAAGATCATCGATCAGTCTGGACATGGCGTCGTAATCTTTGTTGAGGATATCGATCAGGTAACACGAGGTAATCGTGATTCTGCTATGCAGGACATCCTTAACACATTAGATGGTGGTGATACTAAGGATATGAATGTCATTACCCTTTTCACTACTAACCATATTGAACTCATTGAACCTACCTTCTTAAGAGGTAAGCGAGTTGGCACTATCATCTCTATGGGTACTCTGGATGCTGCTACAGCAGAAGAGTTTATTCGTAAATCTTTCGAGATTGGTTGTTATCAGATTGAGGACGACCTTACAGATGTTTGTAAGTTCATCGAAGAGAACAACATCGCTCCTGCATTTATGGCAGAAATTATCGAGAAGGTTAAATCTATGATGGTACTCACTGATGAGTGTGTTGTAAAGGCAGAGTATATTCTTAACTCTGTTAAGTCTTATCTGCATCAGGTTAAGCTTTCTCGGAAGAAGGATATGTCTCAAACTCCTGAGAAGAGACTTGTTGAGGCACTCAAGGAATGCCTAGATGTAGACAACAAGCGTACTAAACAGTTCATTGCGATGGCTGAAAATTACTTCGACGATAGCTTGAATAACTACAACGTGCAGTAAACTAGCTATCGTAAGAGAGCTTCAGCAATGTTGCTAATGGTATTTTATGATTCTTTTTAAGTTCTCTGTTTAAGGTGCATTCCTCAGTGGGAAGTAGGGGTTCGAATCCTCGTGCACCTCGACTGGATACTTTTTTGTTTTTTATTGTTAATAAATAAGAAGACTAACAGCAAGTATTTCATACACTCGATTAGGGATCAAGTAAGTACAAATAAGTCTTCTGTTTATCTAGGTGTACTCTAATTGGCTAGAGCCCTGATTTGGGATCAGGTGGAGGCTTAATAAGCGGATGCAGGTTCGAGTCCTGTCACCTAGAGAAGTATGTGTAAGCAACCTCCGCGGGGTATACTTCGGGTAATTCTAATAGCTTATAATAAAGAAAAAAAAAAAGTAATATGGGATATATTTATTGCATTACCAACTTATTAAATAACAAAAGGTATATAGGAAAAACTACTAAAAATCCTGAGGAAAGATTCAAGGAACACTGTGTAGATAGCTAGAAGAAAAGATGTAATAAGTGACCTCTTTATGATGCAATGAATAAGTATGGGATAGAAAACTTTCGACTAGACGTACTAGAGGATGGAATATCTTAGGATGTCCTCTCGCAAAGAGAGATCTTTTGGATCAAGGAATTGCAAACCTTTGGCTCTGGAGGATACAATGCTACCTGTGGTGGAGATGGAAAGATACTCTATGATTATCGTGAAATAGTTGATCTCCTTAAATTGGGGTATAGTTCTGCTCAGGTTTGTAATAAAGTTGGATGTTGTTCTGATATTGTATATAAAGTAGCAAAAACAAATTCCATTAAAATAAGGAAGGGAGATTCTAAAGTTGTTCTTTAGTATGACCTTGCTGGGAATTACATCTAGACATTCTAGAGCATTTAGGATGCAATGGATTGGTTGGTAAAGCATGGATTAGCGAAAAATAGAACAGCAACGAGTAAAATTACAAATTGCTGCAAGCACAAGGCTAAAACTGCCTTTAAATATAAATGGGAATATGGTAATTTACCAGAATAAATTATAACAAAGAATCTAACAGCAAATATATTCTTATAAAAGCAGCAGCTATAAAAGAATAGATTCCTGTTTTAGATTAGTATTTATTAATTAAAAACTATGATTATGAAACAACAGATTTATCAAAATGGATTTTACCTGATGATAGGTTTAATCCTTGGTGCTTTAATTACTATAATTTCAGTGCCAAAAAGTTCTCCTAGACCATCTGAAAATACTATCCGTATTGAAATGGTAAAGGATTCAGCAAAGGTTACATCTAAGGACAAAAATGTTAAAGTCGCTCGGGTGAAGCCAGTTGCTAAACCAAAAGTTCTTAATGAAACCAATTTGAAGGCTGAACTTATTAAGAACAATATACCTCACGCAAATATTGTACTTGCTCAAGCCAAGCTTGAGACAGGTAATTTTAAGTCCGACTTAGTTCGTACTCATCAGAATATTTTTGGACTTAAAAAGGGAAATCGTTATAGACGGTATTCCCATTGGACAGAATGTGTAGAGGATTATAAGAAATGTATATCTAATAGATATAATGGAGGCAGTTATTATGCCTTTCTAAATCGAATTGGATATGCCATCCATCCAAACTATACTGGACTATTGAAAGAAATGGTATAAGTGAAAGAGAGTCCTGAGCATGACCCGAAACTGCTTGTTATGGGGATGTTTGGTTTTGATTGCGTAGGAGATAAGAAGCACAGTAAAGACAGTTGGAAAGACAACAAAACCATAAATGCTAGGGTTATTAATATGACTCCTGCTACTGCAGTTGCAATTGCAGCCTAAGTAGCCGAGCAGCACTTGCTTAGGAACAGAAAGGTGCACCATTGACAATTCTATAAGTTCTCTGTATACTTTAGGAACAGAGTGGTGGAAGTTGGCAGTATATCAATCCTGTCAACCCTAATAGACAAGGATAGTCTTTAAAACCTAAGCTGTAAGAATGCTTTGATGCAAATATGTAAGACAGGGGTTTAATTTCGGACCCGGTATAAAGTAATTTATACAACAATTAATCGGATGAATTCAGGGAACGCTAAAAATAATGCTTAGCTAGAACTAACATTATTCATGCCAATCCTGAGCTAAGCATATAGTACACTATATGAAAGTGCAGAGACTACTGGAGAGATTTAGTTCTCTTAATTACCAGCTTGAGCGTCCGACCCTTCATTAGAAGGTGATGATATAGTCCACTCCTCATCGAAAGATGAGGTATAGGAAGATATTAGTTTTAAAAACTTTTTAGTGTCTAAATCAGACATTTCAGATTTCATAAGATTTATTGGAGTAGATACAAATTGTACATTTCCTTTGATATAGCCTTTAGAAGAATCTATTCTATCAAGAGAGGCTCTGTAAATAAAAGGAATTTCGTTTAGATTTTTATAAGTAGGGAGAATAAGGTTTAGTCCTGTGTAAGGACATTTACCATTTTGTTTTTCCCATACTTCTTTTAAATATTCTAAATCTATATCTATTTCTTTAAATCTTTTTTTAGCATTTCTAAGGGAATATCTAAAAGGTGTGTATTCATCTTCTTGATTATTACACATATTTAATAAATGTTTTCTTTGTTTATCTGAAATTGGTTTACCAGCTCTATTTTTATCACTAAATTTAGCTACGCATGATCTAGAACAAAAATTATGTCTTCCTAATTTAACATTTCTTTTGTACTCGGATTCAGGTTTCTGAAATTCCTTACCACAACAATCACAAGTGATTGTAATTAACTTTCTACCAACACAATACTTTTTTAATTCTTCCATAAGATTTAAATTTTAACTACACAAGTATAGTTAAATATTGTGGAATTATAAAGTTAAGAAATGTTAAGAGGCGACTCCCCTCATCTCCACTTAAATATTGTATAATTTAGAAGATTGTTATAGGAATGCGTACAGCAAACTTAGACTATAATACGAGACTTTTAATCTTGAACATTTCTAGTAGCATTCCGTTTTTGTTTTTCCATTTTGTTACAATAAGAATACTATCAGCAATTTTATCGATAATTATCATGGTTAATTTCTAAAATGTATTCTGTTTTAAGGGTGGTTGTCCGAACGGTTAGGTCACGGTCCGCAAAACCGTGTAAGAGGGTTCGACTCCCTCACTGCCCTCTACTTATTAAGTAGAATTATTATGAAGAAAATATTATCTTTCGTTAAATTATCTGAACGTTGGTTTGTAGATATTCCTTGGGAAGGAGATGTATCTGATCTGCAAATGGTGGCAGGTGCAGATTTACTTCTAGATTCCCTCTGTAATGGAAATACTAGAATCTCTATAGAAGTATCAACAGACCCTATAAAGGATTATATACACCTCAATAGAGTTTCTGAGGATGAATTTGGAGCTACTTATGGAGTAAATACTCTTAACTTTAGTGGGGAAATTTGGCTATGTCCAGTTACATTAGCAGTTTTTCCTAATTATCCAAAGGACTTGTATATGAAGGTGTTATGAGAATGGTCCATTTAGTGTAACGGTTAGCACGCAATGCTGTGAACATTGAAGAATGGGTTCGATTCCCAGATGTGACCCTAATAGATTATTAATTAAATATTTAATATGGAAAGAAACTTTAAAAAGGAAGCCCTCAAGACTGTAAATAGCTTTGAAGAGGTAAAGAGTGTGGTATGTATCGTAAGCGATGGTGAGCACTCCTCAGCTTGCATTGGTTCAGAAGGACGAGCAAGTCTGCAGAATATGATTTTTAATGCAATGCTTCATAACGATGAAGTACTGGCTCTATTTAAAGCAGCAGTTATAGCTGCTGAGGTGTTCAAAGGTGAAGAGAATTAATTCTCTAGGAGAGTTGACTGAGCGGTTTAAAGTGGAGCCCTGCTAAGGTGTTGATTGAGTAATCGGTCCAGAGGTTCGAATCTCACACTCTCCTCTAAAGCTGGCACTAGAAATAGTGTCAGCTATTTTTGTATATAACGCCGAAAGGCACATTAATAACTTTTTAAATTTTTTACACAAAATGATCAAATCAATTTTGTACACTTCAAACCCTAATTTCGTTCCAACAACTTTGGAGCAGGTGGCTAACTTCGCAGAAGAGAATGGTAAGTTCATGACTTGCTTTGCAAAGGAGGGTACTGAACTCTACTCAGTAGAGGAAGGTGCTCACATTCTCAGCAGCAAAGGTAATCACATCTATGTCCTTGAGACAGGTGGTGACTACAGCTACGCTAAGAAGAGCAACATCATCGGTGTTGTACAGGTAGATTATCCATTTGGCGCAAAGAAGCCTCTTGTAAACACTTCTACAGAGGGTGTTACCAAGAACACTATTGCAGGTTTCTCTGATCGCTTGAAGGAGACATTCATGCCTACAGAGGCTAAGGATGTTCGTGTCTCTATGGATGGTAACATCTGTGTTGCAACCAATCAGGGTTATGTAGCAATTGACGCTCAGAATCACCTGACTGCTTATCCAGAGGAACTCACTCTTCCACTGCCTGTGTTCATCATGAGCAAGCCTAAGGAGAACCTCGTAGTAGGTGATATCATTGCTCTTGATCGTAGCTATGCTAAGGTTACCTCTATCAAGGGTGAGAAGATCAACGCTATCAGCTATACAGGTGCTGGTAAGCTGATCCGCACCATCAAGGACTTTATGTTCAACCAGACTATGGTCCGCGTAGTGGTATCTCTTACTGGTAACATGGGAGGCCAGATGAATCCTATGATGCTTATGGCACTTGCTAAGGATGGCAAGAAGGACGACTCATTGGCTTCGTTGCTCCCTCTCATGATGATGAATCAGCGGGGAGGTGCTGTGACTGGTAATCCTATGATGTTTGCATTGCTTGCTGGTAAGGATGGTTTGTCTACTAAGGATATGCTTATGATGAGCATGATGGGAGGCAACAGTCCTTTCGGTAACATGTTTGGCGCTGCTCAGGCTCCCGCTCAGGCTGCTCCTGAGAAGGAAACAGAGGAAGACATCGAGGACTAATCCACCCTCATAACCTTAAGAGGCTCTGAATAATAGTAGGAGCCTCTATTTTTTTTTTTCTTTAATGAAAGATTTTCAATTTTTAGATTACCACACGGAATATTCATGTAAAGGTGCCTTTAAGAAGGACATGGATGTAGAAGCATGCTTCTCATTCGTATTTAGACACACCGACGAGGAAAATGTAAGTGAAGAATATGAAGTTATCCTTTATAAGGGAACTGATTTTTCTAGAGAGAAGCATAATTCAAATTCGTGTCTCTTTACAAAGAAACAGATAAGAAACCATCTCAGACAAGCTCAAGGTATTTATCCATTCGATTTCTACATTACAGAAGTCACCAACTGGGGAGATGGTTATAATGTATTTAAGGTTCGCTTAAAACTCACTAACGTTCCTGGTACGTTTCATAAGTATCTTTTAACTTGGCTAAGATATATGTATGAGTACCCTTATAATGTTATCTTATACGATGCTTATAAGTTAAAAAAGGACCCATGCTTTAGGTTTACCTCTATGTCTGACTTGTTTAATCTTGTGCTAGGCTGTTTTAACGAAAATCCTAGAGATATTCATCAAATAGCTAGGAACCAAGTTAGCAAGACTATGTTAAAGAGAGACATTAGAGAGAAACTTCAGAATATCAGAATATTAAATAACGTTTATGATAAGTTGAAGAATAAAGGCAATAACAACCAAATTCCAAATGAAGATGGAGATCTTACCACTTCTGATTTTGAATTTTGGGAAAGTGATGACATCTTCGAAAGACGAAGAAAACCAGTTTACATGAATGTTTATAAAGAAGTAATAAAGAAGAAATGAAGATTTATGTTGTAGGTGGAGCTGATAACTACGTCAACTTCATTGAAAATGTGCAGCTTGTTGATAAACTTGAAGATGCACAATTAGTAGTATTCACCGGCGGAGAAGATGTCACACCTTCCCTTTATGGATGTAAGAAGCACAGAACTACTTATTCCAACCTTAGAAGAGATCAGGCAGAACAGGCTATCTTCAATAAGATAGATTCAAAGAAACAGGTTTGTCTTGGAATTTGCCGTGGATCTCAATTTCTATGTGTGATGAATGGTGGCAAACTTGTTCAAAATGTAACAAGTCATGCTACTGGATTTACTCATGGGATAACTGATGGTGACAAGATTTATCAAATAACTTCTACCCACCATCAGATGCAGTATCCATTTAATCTTAATGGGGAAGATTATGATATCCTGTTTGTATCCTATGGAGTAGAGAGTGACTATTATGAGGGGGAGGGAATAGACCCTAACGTTGTTTCTGGAAGAGAGCCAGAAATTGTTTTATATCATAAGAAGGGATTGCCTAAGTGTCTCGCAGTACAAGGTCATCCTGAAATGATTCCTGATTCTCCCGTTGCTGAAATGATTAATAACCTTGTAAAAGATCTCGTAAATGAAATTGCGTAATGTAACTATTGGTGCAGACCCAGAACTGTTTATTATTAATGAGAAGACAAAGAAGGTAGTGTCTGCCGTTGGATTAATCCCTGGTGAAAAAGGCAATCCATGGAGATCTGATGATATGCCAGAGGGCTTTGGACTTGAGACTGATAATATTCTTGCAGAATTTAACATTCCTCCTGTTAAGAATGGAATAAACTTTGTTAACAACATTGTTTATATGCAGGAGTATATAGATAAGTTTGTTAAGAGTAAAAATCCCGATCTTGGCATCAAATGTATAGCCTCCCAGACCGTACCTACATCTGAATTGCAGAGTGATCAAGCTAAGCTTTTCGGATGTGATGTTGATTATAACGCCTATACAATGAAGGCAAACCCTAAGCCTAAGGGTACATCAACTAATCTTCGCTCTGCTGGTTTCCACATTCATGTTGGATATGAAAATCCTGACATAGACACTAGTCTTGCTCTTGTAAAGTATATGGATGCCTTTTTAGGTATTCCTTCCGTCGTTAAGGATAAAGATAAGAAACGCCGCTCTCTTTATGGTAAAGCAGGTTGCTTCCGCTTGACTGACTACGGTGTTGAGTATCGAGTCCTTAGTAGTGCAATGATGGGTTCCCCTTCTAAGTTGTCCTTCATCTGGAAGCAGTTGCAGAAGGCTTTGAAAGCTTATCAGACCAACTACAGTCTTCCAAGTAGAGATTTAGTTCAGGAAGCCATTAATAACAGTAATGTTGAACTATCTGAACAGTTAATAACTCATTATAATTTAGCATAATTATGTGTGGAATATTTGGTATTGTTACAAAGAGCACACGGTCTTTTGACTTTCCAACTTTCTGTACATTAGGTATCGCTAATGACAGTAGAGGAGGTGACTCTTGTGGATATTTTATTGATGGACACTACGAGTATGGAGCGAAAGGAAATGATAAGTGGTTTCAGTTCTTTTTCCAAGACAATAAGTTCCTTAATGAACTTAAAATGAGTTCAGTAGCTTTTGGTCATTGTAGAAAAGCATCTGTCGGAATCATTGACGAGACGACTGCTCAGCCAGTGGTACTTACTGATGCTAATGGAAAGGTAGAATACGTTCTTATGCATAATGGAACTATCTATAATTATGAGGAGTTAGCTAATAAATACATACCAGACATTGACATTACTGGTATGACTGATTCTCAAGTAATGGCTAGAATTTTCTATCGTTCTGGATACAAGGCACTTAGTGAGTACAACGGCGGAGCAGTGTTTGCAATTGCAGATTACCGTGGTGGAAAACCAAAGGTGTTGCTCTTTAAAGGAGCCTCTAAGAAAGACAAGTGGGACAAGAAGGAAACTGATGAACGCCCATTGTACTTCTGTGTTGATCCTGTAAAGGGAGAGTTAATCTTCTCTTCTATCGCTTCCTATTTGATGTCCCTTAGACATAAGCTCACAACCTGGATTTTAAATCCAAATTGTCTCTATGAGTTTAATGGTAGAGACCTAATTGCTGTCGAGGAAGTTTCTAGAGCTAATGCTTACCAAAGGAAGGAAACCATATATGTAACTCCATCTAAATATGGTGGAAAATATTGGGGAGAATTTGGGCTGGAGGAAAGTGATGGCAGTCTTTATGACGATTTCATTTCAACTAATCAAGTAGATAATACTTATCATGGAAAGGGCAAAAAGCTTCAAGGACGAGTGCTACTTAATAAGTATGGAATGATGCTGGATGAAGCTCCTAAAAAGGCAACATATAAGGAGATATTCTTTTGGGATGGAGTTGCTCTTAAGAATGTTGCATGCTTTCGATTTCTTACAGTCCTTAAGAAGGACAGTAAGCTCGAAGATAAAGAGTTTAATAAGAAGTTTAAGAACCTTATAAGGTACTTAAGTGTTGATGGTGTATATCATGAGAAGGATGTATGGTACAGAGCTACCTCTCCAACCAAGAGGATTCCATTTACAGGAATACTGAACATGATTACATCAACTTCTTCTACAGAATTTTTTGCTGGAAGCAGAAGAACTACTAAATACGGTAGGACTTCTGATGAGGCATTTAGTTCTCTAGAGGAAGCTAAATTGGATGTTAATTTCAAAACAATTAAAGAAGAATGCAAGTCTTTGATGAAATAACTAAAAGATGGGTGAGCTCTCGAAATTGTGCGAGGATTGTCATCCAACAACTTCCGGAACAAGTTATCTTCGGATATACTAGTAAGCCTGATAGAGTTGTTAGAGTCCTTATAACTACTTCTAATGGATTTAATAACTACTTTGAAACGGATTTAAATCTATATAAGGGGAAACTCTTGTATAGTAGGAGAAATGGAATATACTTTTCTCCTATCAATCACGATGAGGATTTTATACTCGCAGAACAACTCGTAAAGGGTCTCGGAGGTTTTCCCTACATCCTTACTAGAAGATATGAAGCTGTAGAGAATTTCGATGCTTTTAAGGGAAAGCAAGAAATTAAAGACCAGGAAACTTTGTATCCCTTAGCAAAATATTTAAAGTATACTTTTGGACTGGAGTTTGAAACATCTCAAGGATATGTGCCTGAGGACGTATGTTATCGAGATGGATTAATCCCATTAAGGGATGGATCCATTACTGGACCAGAGTATTCTACCGTTGTATTGAAGGGAGGAGAAGGACTTTCTCTTCTTCATCAGCAAGTAGAGACGCTCAAAGAGTATACTAACTTTAATAAGGAATGCTCTCTACATGTTCATCTAGGAGGTTACCCTCTTAAGCCTGATACTATCTACAATCTTTATCTTGTATGTAGAACTATTGAATCTGAGCTAGAAAATATACTTCCTGCTTTGACTTTCAATAGTGCTAGATATAAGGATAATGGTAAAGACTATTGTAAAAAGCTTGCTTTGTATAGTAGTTTTGAAGATATGTACTCGCATTTAGTAGGAAGGCAATTCTTCGGAAGTTTTACCCAAGCTCATCCTGATGATAGGGAACGAAAAAGAAAGTGGAATATACCAACCCGTTATTATTGGTGTAACTTCATTAATGCTCTTTGCTATCAGGTAAATAAAACCATTGAGTTCAGATTTCTTCGTCCAACCTATAGCTTTAAAAAGATCCTCCTATGGCTTTACATATTCAACGGCATTTTAAGATATGCCGAGGAGTACTATGTGCCGGGGAGTCGTGTTAATCTAGCTAGGATTATGAATAATTGCTATCCTTCTGATTTGGCAAAAGAACTTTGCCTTGGTATAAAGAAGCTTTGGGCACTTAGTGTAAATCAACGTGAAAACGGAGATCCTATTGGAGCTAATGTTTGGATGGAGGAAGAATTGTTTAACAGCTTAAAGATTTAACAAAGTATGGCAAAACAGGTATTAGAAATTGAAGTTCCAGATGGTAAAAAAGCTGTTTGGAAGGATGGTCATGTTGTCTTCGAAGATGTAGATACTATGGAAAGTATCAAGACTATCGAGGACGCTGCTCAATTTCTTGCGGACAAGAGGATCTGTGAGGATATTCTGGACTCACTGTCTAGACTTCCTAAGGACTCATTTGAGTGGAAGATAGCTGCTTACAGAGCAGTAGTCGCAGCTGTAACCTATAATGAACAGAGGCATCTTACCACTGGAGAACGTTGGTTTCCTACTATTGAGTTCTGTCGACCTGGAAAGCTTAAGAATTGTTGCGGTGACATCGTTGTAGGACGAATCAAATCAGAAGGAGAAGAGTTCAATGTCGTGGGCGGTGACGCTGCTGACGGCACGGCTGCGGGTCTCGGTCTCTTCTACTCGCTTTGCGGCGTGTCTAACTCCTGGACGAATTTCGGCTTCCGGTCGGTTGGTTCAAAGAAAGCCGCCCTGTACATTTCTAAGCAATTTGGAAGACTTCTGTTTGAGGTTAGTTATGGTGGTACAAACTGTGATTGGAGATGGATAGCATAGTCATAATCTGTATATCAGTAGTAGCACTATTCATTGTAGACACAATTTGTGACACTATTAAGGATTGTAAGAAAAAATGATGGAGTGGTATTACATTCTGGGAATCATCTCTTATGGTATTTTCATTGTCCAATTCCTTCTCTCCAACTTCTTCGGTTGGGGAGATTTAGATTTAGACATCGATTTTGATGGTGAACCAGATTTTGGACTTGGAGATGTTCTCTCCTTCAAGGGATTAGTTCATTTTGCAATGGGCTTCTCTGGATGGCTTATGCTAGCGGGAAAGGTTACCCTTACTACTCTAGCAATAGCTTCCGTAATTGGTTTTGTATTTATTGTGATTTTATACTATGCCTATAGGCTATGTTTAAAGTTCAATAGTGAACCCCAAATCAAAAGTGGAGAAAGTTTAGTTGGAAAGGAAGTAGCAATTTCTGTCCAGATTTCAGAAATGGAATACTCCGGAAACTGTATAACAGACTCTGGATACATTCCACTGGATAGGTGTAGACTTTCAAAGCCAGCGAATCACACAATAAGGTGTGGAGATATTCTTCACATTGACTCATATAAGTCAGGAATTTATTTTATTTCTTAATTAATAAAAATTTTATAAATGTTAACAGAAAGTTTAATTATTGCAGGCGCAGTAGTTGTGCTTGTAATCTTGACCCTCATCGGTCTCATGTCACGTTATCGTCGTTGTGCAAGTGATGAAATCTTGGTAGTCTTTGGTAAGACTGGCAAGAAAGTTGGAATCAATCCAGCAACCGGCAAGAAGGAAACAACAATTCTTCCTTCTAAGATCATCCATGGCGGAGGTACCTTTGTATTCCCTGTAATCCAGGATTGGAAGAAGATGTCTCTGAAACCTATCCAGATTCAGACAGAGGTAGAGGGTGTGTCAAGTCAGATGATTAAGGTCAAGATTCCGGTTACCTTGACTACTGGAATTGGTACAACTGATGTACTCATGCAAAATGCTGCAAGTCGTTTCCTGACTGCTAAACCTGATGAGATTTCTGCTCAAATTACCGATATTCTTATTGGTGAAATGCGTGCTTTGATGGCTACTATGACCATTGAAGAGATCAATGCTGACCGAATCAAGTTCCTTGGTAATGCTAAGGAGGATATCGAGACTGAGTTGAACAAGGTAGGTTTCAGTATTATTAACATTAACAATGCTGATATTACTGATGATGCTGACTATATCAAGAATCTCGGTAAGAAGGCAGCTACCAAGGCAAAGGCTCAGGCTGAGGCAGACATCGCTGAGGAGGAAAAGAAGGGTGACATTCAGATTGCTGAAACCAATAAGGAGAAAGCAATTGCCGTAGCTGCTGCAGAGAAGGATCAAGCTACTCAGGTAGCTCAGACTAAGCAGGAGCAGGAAGTAAAGGTTGCCGAGATCGAGAAGAACAAGGCAATTAGTCTTGCAGAGGCTGATAAGACTAAGGAGTCTGAGGTTGCTAATCAGCAGGCTGATAAGGAAGCTGCTACCGCTGCTGCACAGGCTCGTTCAGCTGCCGCTGTAGCAAAGTCTGAAGCAGATGCTCTTGCTGCACAGGCAGAGGCAGAGGCTGAGAAGAATATTCGTATGGCTAAGGCTGAACAGCAGCAGGAAGCCGAAACCAGAAAGGCTACTAATGAGCAGGAAGCTAAGGTAGCTGAGTATGATGCTGAAAAGCGTAAGCGTACAGCTGAGGCTAATAAGCAGGCAGGCGTAGCTGAGCAGACAGCAACTATCGAGGTTTCTAAGGCACAGGCTGAGGCTGCTAAGGCACAGGCTGAGGCAGTTCGCGTTGAGGGTGTATCTAAGGCTGAAGCTGAAGTGGCAATTGCTAAGAAGAATGCTGAAGCTAAGGAGGCACAGTTGAACGCTGAGTCCATTGTTCCTGCTCAGAAGAAGAAGGAAGCTGTAGTTATTGAGGCTGAGGCTGAGAAGCAGAAGAAGATTGTTGAGGCACAAGCTGAGGCTGAAGCAATTAAGCAGAAAGCTTTGGCAGAGGCTCAGGCAATCCAGGCTAAGGCAGAAGCTGAGGCAGAGGGTAACAAGAAGAAACTTCTTGCTGAGGCAGAAGGTAAGCGTGCCTCTTTGATGGCTGAGGCTGATAAGGTTCAGGCTATCGAGATGGCTCCGGCACTTGCAATTGAGAAGATGATTGAGACAGGTATGACTCCGGAGATGATTGTTCAGTACAAGACTGTTGATCAGCTTAAGGGTATCGCCGAAGCTCAGGCTGAGGTTTATGAGCATATCCATCTTGGTGAGGTTACTGTTTATGGTAACGAGAACACTGCTGGTAACTTCATGGCTTCAATGGCTGAGAATCTCAATCCAGCATTTGAACTTCTCAAGTCTATTCCTTTCAAGAAGACTCTCAATGCTATCGCAGGCAAGGACGAAGTCAAGAAGGATTAACCTTTGTTAATTTTGTAAATTAACTAAGAATTAGTATCTTTATAAGTCTACTTGATATGGGTATTAAATGTACTCTATTGAGTAGACTTTTTTATCATTTGGAGGGATAGCACGTAATTGGAAGCGTCACAGTCTTCTAAACTGTTGCCATATGGCCTTTAGGGTTCGAATCCCTGTCCCTTCACATTGTTATTAATTTTTGATGGGCATTCTTCCCTTGTATGTTTAAAAAGAAATGATTTATGTATTATGTAGAGCAAATGGTTTGAAGAAAAAGAAAATTTAGAGAATATGATTCTCGTACAGAAAATGAGTTATGAAGACATAGGTAGACATTATGGTTGTAGTGGCTCAAATATTAAGAAAGTTGCTATTAGAATTGGCATTCAACTCCCTTAGAGAAGAAAACCAAAAGAAAGTGAAACTTTCAATAAGGGAACTGGACAGAAGTATTACTGTCTGAACTGTGGAAAGTTGTTAAATCAAGACAATGGTGGTAGCTACAAGCATAAATTTTGTGATAACAAATGCTAGAGGGAATATCAGCACAAAATTGGGTATCAGAAAATACTAGATGGAGATTCATCTATAATGAGGGCTAATTACTCTCCACATGCTTTTAAGGACGATATACTTCAGGAACAAAATGGAGTATGTGCTATATGTGGTTCAAAGCCTGAGTGGAATGGCAAACCTCTAGTATTTATTTTGGATCATATAGATGGTCATGCATCTAATAATATTAGAACTAATCTTAGATGTATATGTCCAAACTGTGATTCTCAATTAGACACCTACAAATCTAAAAACAAATGCGGAGAAAGGAGTTACTATCGCTATCATAAATACTAGGATATAACTAAGCAAAAAGATAATGAATGAATGAATTAGTGTTTAAAGAACTAAATCTCAATTTAGACATAAAGGTATGTACTATAGGGGGAGAAGAAATCAACCTTACAAGGAATGAATTTAATCTTCTTGAATTTCTTATAAAGAACAAGAACAAAATACATTCTAGACAGGAAATCCTTAATAATGTATGGGATTCTAAAGTTTCTTTAAGAACTGTAGATACTACTATGTCGAGATTACGTAAAAAAATGAAAAATTTAGGCAAGTATTTAGTAACTAGATCAGGATTTGGATACGGTATTTTGGAATGAAGTTTTGCCATAATAAGAGCACTTGCAGCAAAAATTCAAAATATAATATTATTCATAAAATGACTTTTGGATTTAATAACTAGCTGGTCTAGTCCAATTTCTATTGAGGTTAATGTAGAATATTCTCTTGCTACTATTAGAAGATAAATAGAAGTAGTGGAGGTGCTCTGTTTAGGTTGGAGTTAAGGCTCTATAGAGGTTCGAATCCTCTCAACCTTCTAAGTTTATAAAGATTAAAGTAGAATAAGATGAAAAAGAATGTTTTTCAAAGGCTGTGGGAATGGATTTTAAGTTTATTTCCTAAGCAAGAGATAGAGATTCCTGAACCAAAAAAGGAAGAACCTATCCCCGAGGAACCAGAAGAAGTTCCTCTAGCAACCGAACCCGAACCCGAACCCGAACCCGAACCCGAACCCGAGGAAGAGGAAGAGGAAGAGGAAGAGGAAGAGGAAGAGGAAGAGGAAGAGGAAGAGGGTATTGTATCTCCTTGGGGTATAAATCCTGTTAAAGCAGAATTATCTGATATTAGAGGTTCAAGTAAGCTTAGAGGGTTTACAAGAGTTGATAATATTAGTGGTTATAGGGTAATTCATGAACACTTCCATACTATTAATGATATGCTTGGGTGTTTTAGAAGGAGAGGAAACAATGAGGTGATGAGAGAAACTCATGAGTCACAGAGCCCAGAAAGAGATCACTCTTGGTATGGTACAAATTCTTATGAGGAAGCCGTAAGGCTTTTCAGAGAAGGATATACAGAGATATCCCAATCTATTTGAATGGTCCTGCTGGAACTGGAAAGAATGTTATTTGCAAACAAGTAGCAGAATCGTTAGGACTTCCATTCTATTTCACCAATGCAGTAACACAGGAATACCAGTTAACTGGTTTCATAGATGGAAATGGAGTGTATCACGATACAGAATTTCATAAAGCATTTACCACTGGTGGTGTATTTTTCTTGGATGAACTTGATGCCTCAATTCCAGAGGTTCTTGTAATTCTAAACGCTGCAATTGCTAACAGGTATTTTGATTTCCCAACTGGAAAGGTTACCGCTTATAAGAATTTCAGGTTAATTGCCGCGGGAAATACAACTGGAACCGGATCAGATAGTGTTTATTCAGGAAGATACTGTCTGGATGGAGCATCTCTGGATAGATTCGCTCAAATTCAAATTCCGTATTCGGAGAAAATTGAGAAGGCAGTTACCATGGATGATGAAAAACTTATCCAGTTCTGTCATGCTTATAGAAAAGCTGTGAAGGACTCTGGAGTCAATTCTATATTTTCATATAGAGGTCTTTCAAATATAACCTCTATGAAAGAAGATTTGCCTCTTGAGGATCTAATGAGATCATGTCTCACTAAAGGAATGACTAAGGATGATCTCATAGTTATTAAGAAATCCATTAGTATGGATGATTCGGAAAATCCATATCTTAAGGCATTTACTAACTTATAAAAATGAAAAGATTTATAATGTTTTTGCCTTGAAATGGGTACTCTCGTCTTTTCGGTTATTTCACTGTGTTATATATTTTAATTAATTTAGGAAAAATTTTATGAAGAAATTTATTTTCATCATGAGTTTGCTGTTCACTCTGTGTAGTTTTACCTATGCGCAAACAGCGTATGAAGAATCTAAAATCCTTGATAACACTTCTATTAGTGTTGTAGGTGGAGTAACTACTCCTCTGGACTTTAACTCAGTATTTCCTGTAAATGGAGTTGCTGGTATTAAGTTGCAGAAGAACCTTACTCCTGTATTTGGGTTTAACGTTGAAGGACTTGCCTCCTTTGGCGATAATCACTATGGTAGTGCTTCTACTGTAGTAAGGTCTATTAATACTGGATTGAATGGAGTTATTAACTTCTCTAACCTGCTGTGTGGATATAATGGAACCCCTCGTAAGTTCGAAGTAAGTACTGAGACTGGTATTGGCTGGATGCATAGTTGGACGGGACACTGTAACTATCTTACATCTAAAACTGGAATGGTATTATCATTCAATCTAGGTAAGGAGAGAGCTCATTCAATCATAGTTAATCCTGCAGTATACTGGAATCTGAATAGGACAGATCATGTAGAGTTCAATAAAAATTATGCTCAGCTTGGTGTCTTGATTGGATGGGTATACCACTTTAAGACTTCTAATGGTACAAGAAGTTTTAAGACGTATGATATTACATCAATGAACAACGAAATTAATTCTCTCAAGAAGGATTTGGCAAAGAAACCTACAGAAATTGTAAAGGAGGTCGTTAAGACCGAAGTTGTTACTAATACGATTGGTAACACAGTGATTTTCTTTGCACAAAATTCTGCAAAACTTACTGGAACCGCAATGTCTGAATTATCTAAGATTCCATCTGGTTCTAAGGTAAGCATTATTGGTTCTGCATCTCCAGAAGGTTCCTCTAATTACAATCGGAAGTTGTCAGAGAAACGTGCAGAAGCTGTTTCCAAATTCTTAACCGAAAATGGTGTAGTTGTAGAGAATTGTATTGGAACTGGTGTTACTGACACTACTAGTGGTCGTGTAGCAATAGTTACTATTAAGTAAAACTTTAGGTAACAAACATCTCCCGCTGACTCGTTTAAATATCGTAAATTACCTTAAAATTAACCATTTGGGTTAGAAAGAGAAAGAACGTACGATAAGTGCTGGGACAATGGAATGTTATAATAAAACCAGTGAAAATAACCTAAACTCATTTCTAGTTGGAGTATAACTAACTAGATTACCTCCTTATATCAGTGGTAGAAGTTTAGCAAGGTCTATATTGCATAGATAGTAGTGAGACTGTCAGTGGTTCGAATCCACTAGGAGGTACTACCTGTTCCTGTAAACATAAAAAAAAAAGAAGAAAATGACTGATTTTAATATGAGTAAATTGTGGCTCGGTAAAGATGGATATTACCGAGATGTAAACGGCAACAAGATTGCCTAGAAAGGGTAGCCCATTTCTGGTGCTGCTTGGAGATATTTAGCAGGAAAATATGGAAGGGAAGTTGCCAATAGAACCTCAATGAATACTAGAAATGGAAACATATTCTAGAATGGACGTTGGCGTTTTAATGATGTCAAATCTTCTAAGCAAGGGAAAACTGCTACATGGGATGAAGCAGCTTCTAGAATTGAGGAGAATGCTAAGGCCGCTGGAGCTAGAAAAACAGCAACTGGCTATACACAGAGAAACCCTTTCAATAATAAAGATACCTATCTAAATCAAGATACAAAGAATAAAGCCATGAAGGCTTATAGAGCACGACAGAAATCATAGACTTCTGCTGAGAATCCTGATGAATTTAGTTGGAGTGATCTAAATCCTTTCAAGAAAGGTGCTTGGGAAGGCAACTGGGATAGTGCAGCAAAAAACTTCATTGATTCCTTTAAATCAATTCCCGATATTTGGAGAAAGGGGTATGCTAGAAGAGGCGAAATGTATAACAATGTTCCTCAGAGTGTATTTGAACCAAAACGAAACACAGGTGTTTTGGCACGATTCAATGATACTCTTGGAGATATTTCTAGAACTGGAAATGCTGTTCTGGGAGGAACTATTGGAACTGCCTTGCAGCTCTTACTACCATAGAAGGTTGAGAGAGAAGCTAGCAATCTAGGACAATATCTAGATCTAGGTAAAGATGTTAACTCTGTCAGAAGTTATTTAACTCCAGGAGAAGAAGGAATATTGCCAGATGATCCTAGGAATAAGGGATTTGCTGATTAGAATTTTGCCTGGACTGGGCTAGACGAATAGTAGAGAAGAAATATTAACGATGATGCCAACTTTGCTATGGCTATCCTTGGAACTAAAGGTATGAAGGGTGGAGTCTCTAGACTTAAGACTGGAGTCTCTGGAATGGTAAAAGATGGAGTAGGTACTACGCTAAAGAATAATTGGAAACCTATTATGTCTCATACACCAGGTGCCGCTAACCTTTATTAGGCTGGAAGTGCACTTAATTCTGTAAGAAGGGCATTAGCCCCTAAGAGACTAGGAGGAGCAGAAGGAATTGGCAGTAGATCTGCAAATGTAGGAAAAGCTGCATTTCAGGGGCTTATGGCTTCAGATCCTACTATGGCACTATACCCTTATGCACATAGCAGTTATATGGTAAATTTATCTAATAATAATTAAATATGAGTATTAAAAAGAAGGCACAATATTTAGGTGAGGGAGTAAATTGGTTAAAAGGTCATGGTTAGATGATACCAGATTACTTCGGAAACCTGATGAGACGAATTGGAGGAGGTGAGAGAGCTGTAGTTAGAGCTAGGCAAGCTTCTCCAGAATTAATTGCATCTAGAAATAGTTAGAGAGGGGCTGAAATGAGTCATAATCTTGCAGCTCAAAGATATAAAGAAGCTTAGCAAGCAGAAAGTAAATTATTAGACAATACTAAAAACTGGAAGTAGCCTAATAGTAAAAGAAACGTAAAGAGAGTAAATGATGCTATGCGAAAAACAGATGAAGCTGAGAGAAATGCAATAACTGCATCATAGAGAAGTAGAGAAGCCTAGGAAGCTTTCAATAATACTAAGAGACAGGTTACTAATGATGCCCTAAAACAAGTTAGGAATAAGGGTATTAAAAGAACTCTTAAAACCGCTGGACTTGTAGGTGGTCTTGGTACTGGAGCTTATCTAGTTATTCCGAGAAATTCTAAATCACCTAGTGCTGCAGAGGAGACTCCATAGCAATATATGTATAGTCCAAATAATGGTTGGCAGGAGTGGAATCAGGAAACTGGTTAGTATGAAAATCAACAGCAAGGATTCGGAATAGATAGGTATGGAAATACTAACTACTACGATGGAACAAATTGGCTAACTCCTGATCAGTATCTACAAGGCAGTAATGGTTACATATATAATAAACAAACTGGACAAATTATAGGTACGGCTGATGACACTATGGAAGCGTATAATAATGGCTATGACAATGTGTTTGATTATCGCGCTGCTAAAGCTGGTTACAATAGCCCAGAAGCTGTCAAGCAACTTCAAGAGAAACTTGGAATAAATGCTGATGGTAAGTGGGGACAGCAAACTTAGGATGCTTTCAATAAGACTGTTTCAAATTGGGCATAGCAATATGATCCTAACAGTTTATTCTCTATATACTAGAGAAAGATGCAATTCGGATACTAATGAAAAAAAAAAAATGACACAAATAAATAAAGCACAGAGAGGAGCAATTCTCTAGTTTGGTAAGTTAGTAAATAAGGCTAAGTTAGCTTCAAATAGATTAGGGAGGATCTTTACGGGTGAAGCTGCAGCTGAAAAGAAATTAAACAAGCTTGCAAAGTAGAAAATATTGTAGTAGACAGGTAGTTGGAGACCTACATAGAAGATGAGAGAAATCAACTTAGAAGGGAAGAAGCAGTCCATCAGGGACGCAAAAGCCATGAGGAGTGCAGCTTCTAAGGCTGAACTCAAATGGATGTAGGAAAACTCTGATAAAGCTACTAAGGTTTACAAGAGTGGCGCTAGAGAATTTGGAGGGGATGCTAATAGACTCACTTTATAGAAAGTAAGGTAGGATGCAATGAAACCCTTCCTTGCGGATGAGGCTAAAAGAATACGTAGAAATAGGGCTGTAGCAACTGTCTTGCCTGTAGGTTTAGGCATTCCTGCCTACAACATACTAACTGGGAAAATATATGATAATGTATTTCCCTATGGATATTAGGATAAAAAGGCAAGTGATAAAGACAAGGGAGAAAGTTGGGTTGCGCGCATAAAAAAGTTTGGACCAGCTGCCTTTGGTATAAAATCAGATGCTAGAAAGCATTTTGACTAGATTGCTGCAGCAGATTTATCTGATCTAAAATAGAGGAAAGAAGCTGAAAGAATTTACTAGGGAGACTCCATTTTGCAGTACCCAATGGGTGGTGCTTCTTTGGAATATGTATAGAATCGATTTAGAAATAGAACCGATTTCAATGACTTATATCTAGGAAGACCGCAAACATATAATACACTGGTTCCAAATACTGAGTATTAGTCAGTAAACTCTCATGAAAACCCTAAGATAGTTACTTATACTTTTGCAGACCCAATAATTAGGAATATGTTAAGAAGTCAAGGAAGGGATTTCAATCTCAAATAGAATGATATTGACCCTGATAAAGGCTATGGAGCAAGAGCAGTATCTGACCATAATGGGATTTTCGGAGATTTCGGAATAGTTAAAAATTAGTAGAATGGAGCTGGTAGATATAAAGAAGATTGGGATTTTCCATTATCTGGATTAACTCATAAGCTGGGATTAACTAGCTAGGTTATAATAGCTGATACTATACCTGGTAATTAGCCAAGATAGAGTTATAGATTTGGAGAACATCACAATAGATCATAGATGTAAAAAAAAAAAATTAATATGAAGAAGATAATTAGATCAATTGGAATGGCATTTATAGTATATTTGTCAATTTCCTTTATAGGGGCTTGCTTTGAGTTGTCTCTATTTATTTTTAGAGAGACCTTCTTAGATGAATTAATCTATTCATTTGGAATCTCTATTGGACTACCAGATCTTATAGGGGAATATATTACTCCTAAATCAATTCCATGGGTAGAGGATATTGAAACTTCTATAGTATTTGGTATTCCTTTGATAGGATCTCTGATATATCTTATTATGTCTTTGAGAAGAAAAAGTTTATTGATATTGCTATGTCTATTTGCATTACCAATATCAGCAAAGGAACCTATTAAAGCGATCCCAAAGGGTGGTAGATATGCTATCCTTGTGGATTTCTCAAAGCCCTCTGGAGAAGATAGATTTAAGATATATGATTGTAAATCCCATTGTATCATATATTCTAGCGTGGTTCAGCATGGCAATGGGGGAGGAAGTACGAAGGAGAAGCCAGTATTTAGTAATAGGATAGGAAGTAACTGTTCTAGTCTCGGTTTATATAAAATCACTGGTTTTGGAAGAATGAATAGCTTTCCTATTAACTGCTTTAGACTTAAAGGGCTAAGCAGCACTAATTCTAATGCAGAAAAGAGAGGCATTGTTATTCATCCCACACTTAGTAGTTCTCTTCCATTTAAAATGCGTTACCTCCCATTGAGTGATGAAAGTCATGGTTGTTTTGGAGTAAGCTTTGAAACAATGAGGGTAATACGTAAATTGTATGGTAAAGGCGTAATATATTTATATGCTTTCCATTAACTCTATATGGTATTCGAGGAGGTTCGATTCCTCCTTAGAGTGCAACTAATTTTAATTTTTGACATATGGTTAACGAATTTTATCAAGGATTACCTAGTAATTATGCAAATTATGAAGACATTGTTCTTCCTAAGCACGAATCAATGAGAGAAAAAACTCGTAGAGATGGGGTATATGCATATTATGACCATTGGAATAAAGATGCCTATACTTGGATAGATAGATTCCTTGAGGATTCTATTGGGAAGAAGTTTGACAATGTATATCCTAAAGTATGTGAGAGATTTAGAAAGAAAAAAGACTTTGAGTTTCGTAATAGGTTTAAGTCAAGAATTGATCCTCGTAATATGACTGACTTATATAGGAGGCATAGTAATGATTACTATCTGGATTCTAATCATATTATTAGAAAGTATGAACCTATCAAGAATAATAAGCGTAGAAAGTATGTTATGGAACTGGATAGGTCAGAAGATTACTATATTGTAAACAAGGAAAAACTCTTTTTGGAACATCCAGAAATTGTACTATATTTAAAAGCTAAATTGGGCAAGGATATAGACTATATAATTGTATTTAGTGAACGGCTCTCGAATGACCTTGGAAAGAAGGTACAGAAGTGTATTACTGAGGCAATAGGAAAACTGTGTACAAATCGGTATTTTGATTACGGGTATTCTCCTATTATACGAAATAAAAAGTATAAGAGGCTTAGTACTTCTGACCTCATAAAGTGTTATTATGATTCTATCAATAAAACGTATTATGAGGGAACTCCAGAGTATTCAAAACATTATTATGAGGAGAGATCTTCAGAGCGGAAACGAATAAGGGAGTATAGAAAGGAGAAAGAACTAGTCCACGCTCAAATGTTGAAAGACTCGTTAATTAGAGCCAATGCAGAAAAGTGGATTAGAAAGAATACTCGCGAATCAAACTGAAAAAGGGTTTATAGTAAGTAGGATACAAACCAGAAACCCTGAGTAGGCTATAAATTGCCAAACAGCCATCCTTGTAATGAGGTAGGAGCGTTGTTAGGTATCCTTATAAGACAACATACAGCAAAATTATTCTTCACTTCTTAAAAATGAATAAAGACCCCTCTATTTTGGGTTCTTCAATGGAGGTTAAAGAGAATGTTAGAACCTTGTTGTCTGATTTTATACACCTATAGGTTAATGGTTAGACTAGCGGTCTCCAAAATCGCAGATGGGAGTTCGATTCTCTCTGGGTGTGCTAATTAAGTTTAGCAATATGGAAAATATAAAGGTAAAAGACGAAGAGATTATCGTACCTTGTGATGACTCAGTTAATGAGTTATTTATTTGCCAATGTAATAACGTAGAACATCAACTTATTTTCTCATACTTTTCTGATGATGAGGATAAAGATGTCTATGTATCAGTACATTTATCTCCAGATTCTTTCTGGAAACGCATTTGGAACTCTATAAAGTACATATTCGGATATAGGTGCATGTTTGGTCACTTTGATGAATTTATCTTTAAGAAGCAAGATGCAGGCAAGTTGCAAAGGGTAGTGGATTTTCTCAAGTCTTAAAATGTTTAGGGCTTCTGTGAGAATTTTTCTTGCGGAAGCCTTTTTTTTTTTTCTATGTCTAGTTATAAGTTAATAACCGACGGTGCATATTCATCTAAACTAGACCAAGGTGGACTTGGCTTAGTATTTTTAAAAGATGATAAGTTAATCCTTAGATATTCAAAGATGTATAAACATACTACCAATAATCAGATGGAACTAGGAGCAATTATTACTGGGCTAAAGTGTATTACTAAGCCTATTGGTAATCTAACTATTGTATCTGATAGTATGTATTGCATTGGATGTGCTACTAAGGGTTGGAAAAGAAGTAAAAATGTAAAGTTGTGGGAGGAGTTTGATAGGCAATATACTCGTGTATCCGAACTATGTCCAAATATTGTTTTTGAACATGTTAAAGGGCATAATGGTGATAAATGGAATGAATATTGCGACAAGCTTGCAACTACAGCTTCTAAAAGAATGGGAGATTAAGTATGGGATTTTTAATTGTATTAGGAATATTTATGGCTTTAGCCCTATTTTCAATTCTGACGACAAAGTATTCCTCTATAGAGGTAGACCCTAATGAGGAAATTTAGTAATAACATAAATTTAATAGATTAATGGAAATTATTAATGCAACTGATGGCTATAAACTTGGCCATCATCGTATGTACCCAGAGGGTACACAAATGGTTTATAGTAACTGGACTCCAAGAAGTTGCCGTTACTTTCCAGAAGCCACAGAAGGTTCTGTAGTATTTGGTATTCAGTACTTTGTAAAGAAGTATCTAATTGAGGAGTTTGGTAAGTGGTTTGCTCTTCCTAAGGAAGAGGCTATTAAACAGTTTGCTTATCGTGTAGGTAACTTTGTAGACCTTAATCAGGTTGGAACAAAGCATATTGAGGAACTTTATGATTTAGGATATCTTCCTATTGAAATTAAAGCTCTTCCTGAGGGTTCTATCTGTCCTATAAGGGTACCTATGATGACTATTAAGAATACTCTTCCGGACTTCTTCTGGTTGACTAACTATTTGGAGACTCTGATTAGCTGTACTCTATGGCTTCCTTGTACTTCTGCAACAAGTGCTCGTCTTTATAAGAAGAGACTTATGGAGCATGCTATAAAGACTAGATTCCCAGAAGATGTAAATCTAGGGTTCTCTTGTCATGATTTTTCAATGAGAGGTATGGCTGGACTTGATGCTGCTATCATCTCCGGTATGGCTCACATGACTTCATTCTGTGGCAGTGAGACAATTCCTGCTATTGCGGCAATAGAGCATTATTACAATGCAGATGTTACTAAAGAACTCGTAGCTGCAACTGTTCCAGCAACTGAGCACTCTGTGATGTGCGCAGGGGGTGAGGATGATGAAATTGAGACATATCGTCGCCTTATTAATGAACTATATCCAACGGGTATTATTTCAATAGTATCTGATACTTGGGATTTTTGGCAGGTAATTGAGAAGTTCTTACCTAAGCTTAAAACAGACATTATGAAGCGTAATGGTCGAGTAGTAATTCGTCCTGATAGTGGTGACCCAGTTGATATTATTTGTGGTCTTCGTACAAATCCTCATTACCACACTGCCATGAAGGAAGGTAAATACTACTGTGATTTTGACCCATTTATGGATGATGATGAAAGTCATTATGTAGAAGTATCTGAAGGTCAGTACTATGGAGCATATTATATGCTAGGTAAAATCTTTGGATGGAATACTACAGTAAATGATTATCGTTATCCAAGTACCAAGGTTGGATTGCTCTATGGAGATTCTATTACTCTGGAGCGTCAGCGTGATATCTATGCTCGATTGGAGAGTGCTCATATGGCAGCTTGTAATCTTGTTCTTGGTATTGGATCTTACACTTACCAATTTAAATCTCGTGATTCTTTGGGATTTGCAATTAAAGCAACTGCTTGTGTAATTAATGGAGAACTTAAAGAAATCTTTAAGCATCCAAAGACTGATGATGGAACAAAGAACTCCCTTAAAGGTCTTATAAGAGTTGAGGAGGAAAATGGTAAGTATGTTGCTTATGATCAGCAAGATGCAGCTCATGAAATGGCAGGCTGTTTGGAGCCAGTCTTTGTAAACGGAAAATTGGTAAGAGATACTAGTCTTTCTGAAATTCGTGAACGTATAAGCTCAACATTATGAAGCACCCATTCAATCAGCAATCCTGCTTAGATAGGCTCAAAGGGGAGTATGATAAATACGGTAAGCTGATTGTTGCTTTCGACTTTGACAACACTATATATGACTTCCATAATAATGGAGGTGATTATAGTGAAGTCATTGAACTTTTAAAAGAATGCATTAAACTAGAGTTTGATCTCATTCTGTTTACCGTGGATGAGGATCCTGATAAGGTATCTGAGAAGGTACGATGGCTGGTATCTAATGATTTATGGAACTACAAGAGTTCTCATTTCTTTGTTAATACTAGTCCAATATTTAGCGGATCCAGAAAACCCTATTATAATATTCTGCTTGATGATAGAGCGGGATTAGAAGAAAGTTATAACATTTTAAAACAAGTTGTAGATTATGCAAATTCTAAATTTAGTAAATTTGGAGAAGAGTGACATTAAGTATACTCTATCCAGATTTCCAGATGGGGAAGTACAAATTTCCTTAGGAGACTTTAGTCACAAGGACCAAATCTGTGTAAAGTGTAGAATTACTAATGCTGAGGAGTTATTCACTGTAACTCAGGTTCTTGACATTCTTGATAGGCATGATGTCTATTATGACGTCGACATATTTTATCTTATGGGAATGAGGATGGATAGAGTCATGGACTTTAACCGCCCATTTACTCTTAAGGTAATAACAAAGATGCTTGGTAATTCTAACGTAGAAAATATTGCTGTTTTAGAACCTCACTCAGATGCAATATACGACTATAGATTTGGAAACAAATTTAGAGCCTTGTATCCTGAGAAACATACACGCCCAGATAATTGGACGGTTGATTATCAGTTAGTCTTGCCGGACGCTGGAGCGGTGGAGCGCTACGAATATCTTGATAAAAATCCTATATCCTGCAGCAAAGTTCGTGATACAGCTACTGGCAAAATTCTAGAGATTAAGATAGACAATCCTGAAAAACTTGATGGTAGACCATTAATGATAATTGATGATTTGTGCGATGGAGGAGGAACCTTCTGTGGAATTGTAGAATGCTTCAAAAAGATTGGAATACCTAAAGATAGACTTAACATCTCTGTAGTTCATATGGTTAATCCTAAGGGCATTGAGAATCTATCTAAGAATTTCAATCATGTATGGTTTACTAATTCTTATAAGGACTGGGAGAATCTTCCAGAAAATGTAACAATGATTAAAGTAGTATAATATGAAGTACAAGAAGAAACTTGAAAATCTTAAAGCGGCACAGGCATGGTGGGATAAGCTTCCAGAACGTGATAAAGTGGGTTTAACCCGTCCAGGTGGAATAAACCAGAAAACAGCTGCTTCTGCTTAAGATCATGGGAGAGTAGTTATTGTTAGAATGGGAATATATTCTGGAACTACATAATTTAGATACTGATGAATTGAAGATGTCTATAGAGCAATATCCAAAGATATTTAACGATTTTTGATATCGGTTCTGAGTTTTATATAAATTATAATTCTAATGATAATTGAGGAGAAGGATTTTCGGTTAACTCCAGTTTCTGAATCTAGTCCTATGTTCGACTTAGAACTTCTGTATACAGTGCGTCCTAAGGGCAAAGAGGCTAGGCAGGAATTTAAAAATGTAGCTTATGGAATAAGTCTAGAGTCAGCTCTAAGGAAGGTTATTCAATATAGGGTATCGTGTAAACGCGATACTACTGACTTGGCAACCTATTTGAAGGACTTTAGAGAGGAATTAGATTCACTTAAAGCACTATGCGGAATTTAAATGTTCACAGCTTACAGAGATCATTAAACAATTTGTGTTTGCAACTTGACGATAAATATCTTATAAATAATGGTGGATGTTGTTTTGTTGCATATTTGATTGCCTTTCATCTAGATAGGTTAGGGCTAAGATATAAGTTGCTTATTTTTACAAATGAGTTAAAAGATGATATTAGTATCTCATCAGAAGTTCATTCTAAAGTCAAGAATAACTCAAGAAGAACCTCCATAGTAGGTTCAGAAACTTGTTGTCACTATGCTCTATATTTAGAAGGAGGGGGAACTGTAAATGTTGGAGGGTTTGATATTCTTCCTAATAAATATCTAGTTGAAGATATAAATTCCTCTAATATTAAATGGGTTTATAGGTCTGGAAGATGGAATCAAAACTATAATATCCGTAACAATAGAATTATTCGTAAAACTTTTAATGCATTTTTTAATGGCTACGAAGAAAGAAACGGTTTATCCAATCACTAAGACATTACTATGTCCTAGGTGTAGACAAAGGGGGAAGCATACCCTCTATGTTCCTGAGTATGCAATTTATAAATGTACAATTTGTGGTAATATACACGCATGAAAGAAGAAAATGTTAAAAGTCCTATTAAGGCAACCCAGGGTGATGAGGATCGCTGGGTAGATGTGCACGATGATGCACTTATGGTTGAATTGGGTATTCACCCTCGTCCTGTAACTCCTAGAGACCCTAGTGTCTGGAGTAAAAGCAAACAGGAGAAGAAAATACTCAGAACTCTAAGATGTGCTCATAAGGGAAAAATGCATCTTGGTACCTCTCCTCGTAAGGTAATTCCTGTACGAGCTAAGCTTATTGTTCAGCTAAAGAAGAACAAACGATTCCCATATACAACATACTCTACTATCTGTGGCATGCATCAGATAGGAGATGTTCTTAACTTCTTCCATCAGTGGGATCGTCAAAATAGAGTGATGGTTAGTGTTGTAGCTAAGTATACCTTCAATGGGAAAACGTACACGCCAAACGAACGACCATTCTGGAAGTAAGTTTTATAAGTATGAAGGGGGGATTGTTGAACTCCTTCCTACTTTCACGTATGAAGTAACCTTAAGTAAGTATTGGAATAATGGTTTCTGCCAACTTGGTAGTAAGTTATACAAGGCTGATAGGTTACTTCATATAAAGGATAATTGTATTGTAACAAAATATGATGGATACAGTATCGAGAAAGAAATCTCCTTGATAGGTGTCCCTCAAGAGTTTGTAGATGAAATGAATCTACCACTCTATGTTTCTAAACCAAATAAAAAATTAAAGAAAAAATGAATAACGAAATCGTACTTAAGGACAAGTTTGTTGATTATGCTGGTAAAGAGCATCAGTTTATAATTGCAGCTACAAAGGTTGCACTCAAGAATACTGATGCCGGTTCTCCATTGGTAATGAAGATTGTTAATGGAATTGGTGAGGCCCTTGGATGTGTTCAGGTAGGCTTACAGATTGGTGTGTCCATCTGTAATCCAGTAGATGAGTTCAGTGAGAAAGTAGGCACACTTAAGGCAATTGCTCGTGCTAAGAACTCTGATATTGCATTTTATGCTGCTCATCCTGGACAGATGAGTGACAATCTCATTCGTACTTATCTTGCTCAGGAAGCAGAATATATTAAGGAGAATCCTGAGAAGTACATCAAGGGATATAATGATGCCAAGGCTCGTTTCTTGAAGCATCAGGAAATGGAGAAGGTGAAGGAGAACTTTACTGACATTGAGAAGGTTATCGTAGAAGGAGTGAAAAAGGATCCTACTTACCTTGACAATGTACAGAAGTATCTTGACTATCTGAACAAGCAAACTAAGAAATGCGGAAAGCAGAGAAAGTAATTCTGGTTTTCTTTATATTTACTAGTTTAGCTTTAGGATATATTATATTTAAGCCTGAGAAACAAGTTCAGACTCCAGACTATTCTGAAAGAATAGATTCTTTGGAGTCTGAACTCTCCTTCATAAAGAGTAAAAGGGATTCCATAGCAGGAAGAATTGATACAACTGTAATTAAAATTGAACAGAATGAAAAGAGCTACAAAGAGACTATTAGTAACATTGTTAATAACACTACTAGCGACGATTACATCTTCTTCATCAACTATCTCAAGTGGAATAGAGAAAGATTCGACAGTATCAATAACTCCGACTCAACTGAAGGAGACTAATCTAATCTTTGCTGAACATCATAAGTTATTGATTGAAAACCAATTACTTTCTGAGCAATTAAATAATTATAAGGAAGATAACAAACTTCTTACAAGAGCTGATTCGGTTAGACAAGCTCAGATTAAAGTCTACAAAGATTGGAATAAGTCTTTAACTAAGGATCTCAATAAGAAAAATAGAACTCTATTTTTCTGGAAAATTGGAGGCATTATAGTTAGTTCTGGTTTATTAGTACTTCTGTTAGTAAAGTGAGCCTTATAAGGATAGAAAAAGATAAATTTGGAGTTAAATTAAAGTTTCCTAATAGGGAATGTAAGTCTTGTAGAAGGTATCCATGCTTTCGTGGAATTGAAAAGTGTTCTTCTAATTTTGCAGCCTATGGTTGCACCTATTATAGGGAACTTAATTCTTCAAATTAATCATGACTGTTCTAGCTAAATTATTAGCTAGTGAAGAGGATGCTCTCGGCTATACAACATATGTCTTTGAGTGTCTAGATGAGGACGTGATTAAAGAAACTAGGTACATTATGTGCACTAGGTATCCAAATTGGGATCACCGTAAGATAGAGATAGGTGAGGTTGGTTTTCTAAACTTCTTTGAAGTAAAGGCTGGAGTTGATAAGTGGTTTGACGGAAACAAATTTGTCCCTTACCGCTACAGTAACGTTCAGTTTATGAAGTTTGTAGAAAAACCTATTAAAAAACCTCACAAGTTTACAATGTAAGATATAATTTAAAAAATAACAATATGAAAGACAGTAAATAAATTATGACAGTAATGAGAGACAAACTTATGGAGGCAATGGAAGCAAAGAATAATGATATTAAGTCATTTGTATGGAAACTTGCACGAAAGGCAGATGGAACTCAGGAGGAGATTCATCTCGTTGACGCTACTCCAGAACAACTTAATCAATTCTACAAGCATTGTTTATCAATGCTTCATAGTACTGATAAGTTAAATCCTGGTAGATATATTCTTTTGGACATTATTAGCGAGCAGCGTAAGAAGTGTAACGTTGAACTCTTCCTTCGTAAGTTGGAGTCTGGTGAAATATGCGCAGATGGCAAACCTTACCCTCGTCATCTGTATATTCAAGATCTTCGCGGATATATGAATAGTCATAAGGAGGATTTCCCTTCTAATGAACTGAAGAATATCTCTATTGCGGCTTGCACTGGAGGTCTTCCTAGAGAGTTTGAGAGAATCTCTATAGAGGATGTTCTTGACGGAGGCTTGGATCAGCTTGGTTATTTTGATAACAAACATATAACTTTTAGTTTCATTCTTAATATGGGTGTATATCTTACTCCATCTGAAATGAAGGAGTTCGATGAGAAGGATAAGGATGGAAATACACGTAGTAAGCTTGAAATAATTAAGGAGCGCCTTAATATTAAGAATACTGTACGTTTAACTGTAAAGCCTACAGGTCTTAATTTCAATGAACTGCGTGCTATGGTCAATTTAAGACCTAAGAAGTATTCTGAGTTGACTACTGATCAACTTATGGTACTTCGCAATAAGGTTCTGTTCCGTTTGGAAAATGAGGTTATGTTCCACATTGACCAGTGGGAGGAGAGAATCCGTCAGCTTAAACTAGTTGCAGAAAATCGTGGAATCACGCTTGAAGACTAATGGATAAGCTATTAGATTTTCTTATTAACTGTCAGAGTTTCATCAATGTAGATAACTATGCTATATTGTTATATGGGCTGATAGAATATGCAAGAATCTACCTTTAAAAGGACTACCAGAGATGAAAGGCAGGAGGAGTGTCGAGTCAAATGGGTAAAAAATAAGTGTAAGGGAACAATAGTTGCATCCACTGGTTTTGGAAAGACTAGAGTTGGCCTTAACTGTATTAAAACAGTCCTGAGAAAATATCCAAGTATGAAAGTCATAGTTATAGTTCCTACTACTGCCCTAAAAGAGCAGTGGCTAGGGCTACTTGACTTGAATGGATTGTCTCTTAATTGTGAGGTATTAGTAATTAATACTGCTATTAAGGGATTATATAAATGTGACATTATGGTGATTGATGAAATCCATAGGGTTGCAGCAGATACATTGAAGCACGTCTTTGAAACTGTTAATTATAAATATATTCTTGGTTTAACAGCAACCTTTGAGAGACTTGACGGAAAGCATGAGTTGCTTAAGAAATACTGCCCCGTTATTGATGAAATCACCCTTGCTGAATCAAAATTCCAAGGATGGATTTCTGACTATAAGGAATACCAAGTTATACTAGATGTTGATGATATTGCTACCTATAAAGAAATGAATAGGGAATTTACTGAACACTTTGAGTTCTTTAATTTCGACTGGGAGAAAGTTATGAACTGCCTGGGACCAAGGGGGTTTATGTATCGTTCTCAATTGAGGGATGAAATGTGTCCTAATGGGACAGAGGAGCAAAGAAAGCAGGTATTTAAGCAGATAACATATCATGCAACACAGTTTATGCGAATTATACAGTCTAGAAAAGCTTTTATTAATAATCATCCAAAAAAGATAGAAGTTGCTAGACGAATTATTCAAGCTAGACCAAATTCTAAGATTATTACTTTTTCAAATAATGTCAAGATGGCAGAATCTATAGGCATGGGGGGAAAAGTGTTTTCTGGAAAAGATAGTAAGAAGAAGGGAAGAATGACGATAGAGGAATTTAGTACTGAAAAGACTGGAATATTACATACCATCAAAAAAGCCGATGAAGGCTTAGATGTACCAGGATTATCAGTTGCTATTATACTTGGTCTAGATTCTTCTAAAATTCGCAAGACACAACGAATAGGACGTGTGGCTAGGAAGGAAGGTGACAAAAAGGCTGAAATATTTACGTTAGTCTTAGATCAAACTGTTGAGACAGAATGGTTTAAGAAATCTAACAATTCTACAAGTGTTATTACAATTGATGAAAAAGGGTTAGACGACGTTTTAGCTGGAAGGGAACCTAAGCCTTATGTTAAACATATTAAGGACTTTACATTTAGATATTAATATATGATAAATGAGAAAATGAATGAACTTCTCATTCTAAGCTCCCTCTTAAGTACAATTAATACAAAGGATATTGAATATAACGGAGAAACTAGAATGATTAAAAGAAATGACAGAACTTATTACAACGTGGATAAAATGCAAGAAAGAGCAGAAATCTTAGTTGAGGAGTTTATGGAGCCGTATGCAATTTGATTCCACCTCGAAAGAGGTCTAACTTATGTGCAGTTGTAAGATTAGTATTTTTCAATATTAACTTATAAACTGCTTGAAAAATTTAACTTTAACACTAGAAGAAGAAATATCTATACTTGATAAGTATAGAATAACCCCAAACGAGCTGATGTTTATCAGAACTTTACTGTTGCTTCAGGATGAAGAGAATGAAGATATATTCAAATCATACATAGAAGCATTATATAAATGTGAAGTGAAAACTAGGGAGGTTATTCTATCTTTACAGAGTAAAGGAATTATTCTAAAGAGTTTTCATTGTCCAAAGGAAGGAGAAGCTTTTGACCCATATTCTATACCATTCAATAAGAACTTTATAAAGAACCTTTATAGGTGCTCTTTTGAAATGGGAAAGGAATTGTTTGAAGCATATCCTCAATTTGGAATTATAGGAACCTCCACGGTTCCGTTAAGAACTGTAGCTAAAAAGTTTGATTCATTAGAAGAAGCTTATTTTAGATATGGTAAAAGCATTAGGTGGAATGAAGAAAAACATAATCAAATCATTAAATTAGTTAGATGGGCGAAAGATAATAATATTATTAACTGTAGTCTGGCTAGCTTTATTATTAATCAGGGATGGATTGATCTAGAAGCCCTTAGGAAGGGAGATGGCGCTAATGTTAATTTTGACGCAATTAAGTTAGTATGATAACTGGTAGAGAAGAGTTTTTTAACCTAGTTCGTGAAGGACGAGAGGGTAAGAATATTGGTTTATCTGTAGGTTCTAAAAGATTGGAAAGCTTTATAGATGGCTATTTACCAGGAACTAGCTACTTGATAGGTGCTGCGTCTGGTGTAGGTAAATCAACCTATGCTCTATGGACATTTGTATACCAGCCACTTATTCACTTTCTTGATGGAGAATGTCCAGAGAGAGATCCAAGATGGATTCTCTTTAGTTTAGAGATGACTAGAAGCCAAGTATATGCAAAACTAGTGTCCATGTATATTATGGATAAGTTTGGAGTAGAGCTTAGATATAAGGAGATGTTCTCTAGAGGTAAAGATTGTATCCTATCTGACGATAGATATGAACTTCTAGAGAAAGCTTCTGAATTTATGGATGTACTTGATGAAAGACTAACCTTTTACGAGGGGAGTCTAACTGAGGCAGTATATCTTAAGGAAGTCGAAAAAGAACTCAGAAAGTATGGAGAATTTACGGAGGGTGGTTATATCCCTAATAATCCTCAACAGATTCTTGGAGTTCTTGTGGATCACTTTACTCTCGTTAAAGCAACTTCTGGAAGATCTAAGAAAGAGGAAATAGATGCGATTTCTAGAGACTCTGTAATGCTTAGAAATAAAACTAAGATTATGAGTCCTATTCACATCGCTCAGTTTAATAGAGATTCTAACAATCAAGAAAGAATGAAGCAAGGGTTGCAAGATCCTTCCTCCAATGATTTCAAGGATAGTGGTGCTCTCTATGAGGATAGTCAAGTAGTTCTTGCACTATTCAGTCCTCATAAATATAAGCTCTCATCTTATAGGAAGTATGATATTAAGACATTGGAACAATGTTTCATAGGTCTATTTCTTTTAAAGAGTAGATTTGGTACTTCCGACATAATGGTTCCTCTAGGTTATTATGGTGATAGTTCTCACTATATAGAATTACCTAAACCTGATGAAATATTTGATTATGAAAAATATAAAAGTCCAGAATGGGCTTTGGAAGAGCAGCAAGATAACGTAAAGATAGAAGATGATAATAAAACTATTCAAAAATCTAAATTTACATTATAATGGCTGAATTAATAGCAATCGTCGGTGAAAGTGGAAGTGGTAAAACTTCAAGTGTTAGAAATCTTGACCCAGCAAAGACCTTTATCATATCAACAACTGGTAAGCGTCCTGGAATTAAGGGAGCTAACAAGAAATATCCTTCTTTCACTGTTCAGGATGGAAAAGTTTCTGGAAACTTCTATGTCTCTGCAAATGTTGATCAAATCGGTAAGGTATTACAGATTATCGACAAGAAAATGCTACACATTACAACTGTCGTCATAGACGATTTCCAGTATGTGATGGGCTTTGAGGCAATGGACAGAGCTAAGGAGAAGAGCTATGATAAATTTACTGATATGGCACAGCATGCATATCAGGTGTTGAAGTCTGCAATGAATATGCGTGATGACTTAAATGTTGTAGTCTCTACTCATAGTGAAAACATGGGTGATAGAGTGTCTCCTTATTACAAAATGAAGACTCTCGGAAAGATGTTGGATTCTGTGATTACTCTGGAAGGTTTGTTTACTTATGTGTTCTTCACTACTATACAGCGTGATGAGGACAATAAGCCTTCATATAAGTTTATCACTAATTCTGATGGTACCTGTACTGCTAAGTCTCCAATGGGATTATTTAACGATATTTATATCGATAATGATCTTGATTATGTGGTAAAGCGTATTAAGGAATATAACGAGGAAGACTAATGCCTACTGTAAAAGAAACTTTTATCCTAAGTCTAACCTATGAAATGTCGGTGGACACAGAGACCGGCGAAGTGTTAGAAACTAAGCTTATTGACAGGAGTGTTAATAAGCCAGTTAAAGCAATGAAAGCAACTGCAAATGAGGCAGTGCAAGATGATGATAAAGAGCCAAAACTTTATTTGGAAGATAATAAGTGTAGACTTAACTCTAAGGCTGTATCCCTTATGGGGATTAGCCCAGGAGATAAGTTAGACATCAAGTATGATGATGGAAAGAATGGTTCAGTTCCTATCATTGGAACTGATGAGGCTTTTGGTACGAAGGGAGGTAATAAACTGACTAAGTCAAATACCATAGCCTGCAGAGGTAGCAAGAATGAGGAACTTTCCAAATATGGAAAGGAATTTGTCCTAGCTATACACCCATCGAAAGCCGGATTATTCGTACTTACTTCTGAAGAGGTGGCTGTAGATCAATTAGTTGGAGATGACAATGTTAATATTGACACTCCAGAAGGGATAGATCTTAATTTAGAAGGATTAGTAGATGACAAAGATGCAAATGTAAGTTCTATAGATACAAACTTCTTTAAACTTTAATTTGTAAATATTATGTCAGAATTTAATTTTGGTAGTCTCGCAACAACACAAGCAACTTCTAATGTACAGCAACGTCTTAAACCTTGGGGAATTTATCCTGTAAAGTTCTCAGGAGCTCGTAAGGAAACTATTAAGGGTAAGAAAGACCCTAATGCAGTTTATGAAATTCTTAAGGTTCGTTTCGACGGAACTGATGGATATTATGAAGAGTCTATCTTCTATCCTAAGGATGGAGATGAAAAACGTCCTACTTATACAAGTAAAGAGGGTCATGAATATCAGGGAGCGTCTTCTTTTGATAGAACAATGACCTTTATTGCACAAGTAGCAGAGGTTCTCAATCCAGAAGGATTCAAAAAGATGCAGGCAGCTAGTGCTAAGTTTAGATCTTTTGATGATGTAGTTACTGCATTCATAAAGATTACTGACAGCGCCAAAGGTAAAGAAACTAATCTCAAACTTGTAGGAAGAACACAAAATGGAAACGTTGTAGCAAGTCTTCCTAAGTTTGTTGCAATAAATAAGAATGGAGAGAAGTTTACCTGTGATAATTTCGTGGGTGATAAACTTTTCTTCTCTGCTTACGAAGAGTCTAAAAAGGCAGAATATCTGAGTGCTAAACCAACTAACATGGATAGTGGTGAAAATTCTACTATTGCCAAGGAAGTTGATGGCAAAGCAGCAGGTTCTGAAGATATAGACTTCGAATCATTGCTTTAATAAGAATTAAGAGGTATCTACTGGGATAGTAGGTATCTCTATTTTGGTTTTTACTAGAAATTTAGTATTTTTGTGTTCTAAACACAATTATTATGGACTTCTCGTTTCAACCAAAAATTACTAAAGAATTAATTTTATCTAGGTTCTCTGAGGAGCAACTTATGGAATACTACTTACACCTTCCAGTTAAGAAGGGGTTATTTCGTTCTCCTCTAAGGAGAGATAAGCAACCAACTTGTAGTTTCTATAGGAATAAGTCTGGAACATTAATATTTAAGGATTTTGCAACTGGACAGCATTTAAATATATTTGATGTAGTCCAGTCTATCTTTAGATGTGACTATTTCGAGTCACTTAGAATTATTGCTAATGACTTTGGAATTGTTCGAGATAGTGCTCTACATAAGAATCCAGGTAAGATTAATTTAAATCCTATTAAGATTAAAGATAAAGAGATATCAAAGATTCAAATTGAGGTACAGGAATTTACAGACGGTGAACTTAAATGGTGGGGGAAATATGGAATCTCCAAGGACATCTTAAAGCGCTTTAACGTATATTCATGTAAGCATGTTTTTCTAAATGATCAATTGTTTGCTGAGTCACAGCAACATTGCCCTATATTTGGGTATTATGGCAAGAAGTATCAAGGTCTTGAGCTTTGGAGATGCTATTTTCCAAAGAGAACTTCTTTTAGGTTTATAACAAATTGGCCTAGTAAAAAGATTCAGGGCTATGACCAGCTACCAAAGAAAGGAAAGCTGCTGGTGATCACCAAATCAATGAAGGATAGTATGTGCCTTTATTCCTGTGGAATAACTGCATGCGCTCCAAATAGTGAAAATTTATTTATTTCCGACAAGGTTCTGGAGGACTTAAAGAGTCGATTCAAGAATATTGTAGTTCTATATGATAACGATAGACCTGGCTTATACAATATGGCTAAGATCCGGAGAGAGCATCCAGAGCTTACTTACGTATTTATTCCTAAGAGATATGGAAGTAAGGATATATCAGATTTTTATAAAGATCATGGAAGAAAAGAAACACTCAATTTAATAAAAACATTTATATTATGGTTAAAAGAACATAGACAGAATTAGACACATCTGTAAGGGCAACTTTCAAGGATGGAACTTCTAAAGACTTTGCATCTATAGAGGAGGCTAGTAATGGTACAGGAATATCTGTTGCAGCTATTAAGATTAGGTGTAATAAGCCCGGAACTGGTGGAAAAGACAAGACTACCTTTGAATGGTTAAATGATACTACTGCTAGACACTATAGAGCCAAGAAATCCAAGAACAAAGGAGCAGGCTTAGAAGCAGAAGTTGTAAATAAACTGAAGGAGATTGGTTATAGCGGGGTATGTAGAGCTGCTGGAGAGTCTAAGAATTTAGATGCTTCTAAGGTCGATATCGCAGATATTAATCATGAACTTGAAGTAGCTATTCAGTGCAAGCATTATGCTAAATTTCCAAATTACTTTGACATAAAGGACGAGTGTACGGATCCTCGTGATTTTGTCTTAGTTTGGAAGAAATCAGCCCAAGCAGGAGAGAACAGTAAAGGAACAGTAGCTGTTCTTGATATAGACTTTTTTTATAGGTTATTAAAAACTTACCATGAATATGGAAACAAGTAATGTTCACGGTCTAAAAGACCAGGACGAGTAATGAATAAATATATAATTCCAGTATGTAATATCTCAAATTCAAAGGTATATAACCTTAGGATAATCGCAAATTCTAATGCTGATTGTCAAGACAAAATTATGGAAAAATTTGCAGACTATTCTGAATGCGATTCCTATCGTGATTTTATTAAAGATTTGAATAGTCAGGATATTCTTATTGGGGCAATAACTGATATAGAAGAATTATGAGATTACGAATAGGACTAGATATTGATGACACAGTCTGTGATTTTATAAATCCTTATTTGAAGCGCTTTGGCGTTCCTCATAAGGATAGTGAGATCACCAGAAATGTAAACAGGATCCTTATAAAGGACAGAGAATTTTGGTTAAATCTTCCGATTATTAACCGTCCAGACTTTATGCCTACTTTGTACTGTACTAAGAGAGTACACTCTAAAGCTTGGTCTAAGAAGTTTTTGGAATTAAATGATTTACCAGTAGCCCCTATATACCAGGTTTACTGTCAGATATCTAGTAAAGCACCTAGGATTAAAGGTAGGGTTGATGTTTTCGTTGATGATAGTATCTCAAATTTCATTGACCTCAACTTGCACGGAGTACCCTGCTTACTAATGGATGCCAAGCATAATAGAAAGTGGGGTCCAGTTGGGAGAATTTTTAGTCTTAGAGAAGAGGAAATAGAGGATTGTTATAATCTATTCTTAGATACACTATATCCTAACTTTAAAGATTTAGTATATGATAAGTTTGGCTGATTTAAATCAGATTCAGATTATACCTCTATTGGATACTTTAAGATTGCAGAAGATAGACGATGTAGAGTATTTTAGCGAGAAATACAATGGCTATATAAGCAATTCTAGATTGTCCCTTATAAATCCAGATCAAGACAATGATCCTAAGGCTTTCTTTGAGGGGTTGGGAAAGCACAATAAGTACAGTGATGCCTTAATATTTGGCAGTGCTGTTCATGAACTTACTCTTCAACCAGAGTTATTCCACATGTGTACAAGTGTGGATAGACCTACTGCCAAAGCAGGTTTTATGGCAGATGAACTCTTCGAAGAGTATAAGAAAAATCCTTCTTTAAGCTCAGATGCTCTTATAAGAGCTTCTGATAAAGTTGATTATTACAAGGGCAAATTTGATAAAGAGAAACAAGATGCCCTGCTCTCAAAGTGTTCAGACTATTGGGAGGGCAGACAGGAATATGAATCTTCTCCTTTAAATAGCACTCCAATTTATTTGGATGCTAAGGGTAGAGAAAGAGTTTTGCAGTGTGTAAGAGCTTTAAAGGAAGATGAGAGCATCCAGAAGCTACTGTATCCTGAAGGACTTTTGGAAGATCCTATTTCTGAGAATGAGCAAGCAATTCTGCTCGATGTCAAAGTTATAGTTCCAGGATGTGATCCTTTCGTGTTAAAGCTAAAGGCTAAACTTGATAACTATACTATTGACAAAGAAACTAATACTATTGTAGTTAATGATGTCAAGACTATTGGGAAAATAGTTTCAGAATTTCCTAACAATTTTAAGAAGTTTCACTATCATCGGGAGTTATCCTTGTACAGTTGGCTATTATCTCTTGTAGCTAAGAAGCATTATGGTATGGAGAATTGTACAATTCGTTCCAACTGTTTAGTTGTATCTACTATACCAAAGTATTGCACTAAGGTATATGAAGTTACTAAAGCTGACTTTACAAGAGGGTGGGAAGAATTTAAAGCTCTTCTAAGGCTTGTAGCCCACTATTATAATAAAGGATATAGGTTCATCTAATGAATATCGCCATGGATGTTATAACTACTCCCCCGTACCAAGATATGCAGCGGTTATATAACCGTTACTACTCATTGGGATATTTGGAAACGGACATAAATGCTAAATTTGCGTTGATTTCCCTTATAGGATATCTGACTTTTAAACTAAAGCAAAAGAAGCCAGATGTAACTGCTTATCAGGTTATAAGGAAGATAGTTGGAGACAGCTTGCCAGAAGACTTCATAAAAGGAGTTGCGGTGGTTGTAGAAGACTTTTCCTATGGCTGTAAAAGCTTCCCTACATTTGGTATAAACGACAAAGATATTCCAAATAAAATAAAGGAAATTCTGTCGACATATGTTCCGTTTTAATTATAAGTAGGTAGATTCATTTATTTTGTGCAGATAATTTTGTTAACATTTGTTAACAATAAAATAGTCACTTTTCGTTTGCATAGGTTGAGTAATATATTATATTTGCTTTACCGAAGTCAACGAAAGAAGATGAGGTAAAATTTAGAGCTTAAGATAAACTTTACAAATTATTGTTTTGATGATTCAATAAAGAATAGTATATTTGTAATGTTAGATGAAAGATGTTGATACGAATTAATGTTTTTGGTTTTAAACTTTTTAAATTTTATTGAATTATGACACAAATTATGAATTTTAAGAGAATGGAAGTAACTGGAGCAACTAAGGATGAAGCACTCGCAAAAGCTCCTTTTGACATTATGGGTGATGCTACACAGGCTTACAAAATCTGGAAGAAAAAGCAGGTAAATGGCGTAACTGATGCTGACAAGAAGCAGTTTATGCTTGATTATCTTTCTAAGAAATCTAAAAATGTTGCTGGCGTAGGATTCTCAATTACATTGGAGTCAGCTGTTGCTGATAGCCGTGAGCGTCCTTATAGTATTCACGACAAGAAAAATGAGTCTGGTGCTCGTAAGTACAAGACAACTTATCAGTTGATTGATAAGACTACTGGTTCAGTTATTGCTGAAACAAACGAAACTAAGGCTAAGGCTAAGGAAATTGCTAAGGATTTGTATGTAGATAAGGGCTTTAAGGGCAACATTATCTGCACATATACAAAGCAGGTAGTTGATGGCGAGCCAATTGCATTTGAGGCTGAGTATACTCCTTCGAAGAGTTCTCGTGTTGGTAGTTATCTTGTATTTGGAGTTGAAAGAGGTTAATTCCATATCTAAATCCTATATTAAGGGCAGTTGTTGAGAAACGACTGCCCGTTTTTTATAGCATAATAGCTTAACATAAAATTGAATAAATCAATTAAAAATAATGAAACATTCGACTGTTAGAAAATATACTGAAATATTAACCGCAGCAAAAAATAGCGGGCAGAACTTACATCTTTTCTGTGAGAAAAACGGACTTAACTATAATAGTATAGTTGGAGCTATCTCTACTCTTAAGAAGCAGAATGATGCTGAAACTGACGAAGTGAAGACTTTACTTCGTTTGTATAGTGAAGTAGTTTCTAAGAAGGGGAAATCCTTGAAGGAGGTGATTGAGACTGATGATAGAGCAGAAACTTCTATTCTTAGAGGAGAAGATGGAAGGATTAGCTTCTATAGTTATCAAATCTTTAGAAGAGACAAAGCCCCTTTAACTGGTAAGCTAACTAGGGAGGAAATGAATACTATTCATAGACTCTATTCTTATTATGGGGATTCTCTGACTCAGAGAGTTATCTCAAGACATTTTGTAGACTTATCTCTTGTAGACTTTAAGAGAATCCTTCGTGCGTTCAATATCACTAAAGCATCTGCTCCATTTGCTCCTCATATGTTTGAGGAATTGAGTGAGGATGAGCTTAGAGAAATTCAACTTCGTGAGAAGGAGAATAGCTTTCTCCGCAAAGCGGAAGAGGATCAAATCAAAAATACGGAGAAGCTTCTAAAGAAGTATGCCCAAGAGAATATTGAACTTAAAAGACAGATGAAGGATCTGTCTGAATTTAAGGTAAAGCTCCCAGAAAATCTTAATCCTATTCTTTTAGAAGAGAGAAAGGAGGTAGGAAGGAACATAAATCTTTATCTTTCTGACCTACATTTAGGAGCTGCTTTGACTACAGGTTCCCTTTATAAGGAGAATGTTAAATATGGTTTTGTTGAAGCTCAGAGAAGACTTGCTGAAATTCTGGAGAGACTCCATCAATTTGGAACTTTTGATACTATAAATCTTGTACTAATGGGAGATAACATTGACTGTGCAGGAGTATACGGTAAGACAGCAAGACTTGATCATGACCTTCCAGAAAATATGGATGCCAGAGAACAAGCCAACAAATTCATAGAGCTCTTGTTATGGTTTATAGGATCTCTAGTGGAGAAGGAAAATAAATTCTGTTCTCATATAAACCTATATTCAGTTCCTTGTGGCAATCATGGAGGCAACTATGAATATATGTGTAATAAAGCATTGATTGCAACAGTAAATGCTAAATTTCCAAATATAAAAACTACATTCTGGGAGGATTTCTTTGGAATATTTGAGTTTAATGATAACACCTTCATATGTTGTCATGGCAAGGATGATCAATATATGAGACGAGGTCTTCCTCTAAATCTTGATGATAAGTCCAAGATTATGCTCTATGAGTGGCTTCATGAAATGGGTATTCATAAAGATAATATCCATTTTATAAAAGGAGATTTGCATTCTAATTCTTTAAACTCTTGCAAGAGATTAGATTATAGAAATGTTTTAAGTCTCTTTGGGGCTTCTGATTATTCTAATTACAACTTTAGTAGAAATTCCTATGGTATGTCCTACGACTTATTTGTAGGTAGTAATCTTATTAGAGGAACATTTGAAAATCTTTAGAAATTAAATTATTATGGTAAAGAAAGTAAGAAGGGCAATAAAAAATAAGTATGCCTTTGGTGTATATAAACCAAACAAAAATTGTAAGCCAGTTACCTATAATGGTACTGAGTATTTGTCTAAAGCACAGTGTATGGCTCTTGAAGGAATTACCCGTAAAGAGCTAGATGAATACTTAAATGGAGGTTTAGGTGAAATTAACGAGGCAATTGATGTAGCAATTGATGCTCAAGAGGAACATCCAGCAGAAGGACCTGAAGAACCCTTAGAAGGACCATGGGGTCCAGATAAAGCTCCTGGCGATATGAACTTGGATGATATACTTTGATTATAAGGAGGGGACAGTGTCCTCTCCTGTTTTTTTTTTAGACTGAATACAGATAAACTAGATTATGGAGATTACTTAGACAGTAGATATATTTTCACAATCAATCTGATATTTTAGTCAATGGAATTAAACCTTAATGAATTATTGAAAGGAAAAGCCACAGTTATACGTGGAAAAGAATATTTGAGTGCGGAAGCTTATGCTGTTCCATTTTTGGAAAGAATGTCTAAGTTTACTAAGGACTTTAGAATCCAAGCAAAGTTACCCGACCAAATGAGTCTTACAAGAGAAAAAGATCTCAATGCCGAGGATACTGTCTTTAATAGAGTTTGGATTCAGGCAATTCTCCCAGAGGAATTTAGTATTGATAATCATAGCGAGGTTATAGGTATGGTCTATGGACTTGATACTAGGAAGCCTGTAGCTAAGATTTATAGAGGAGCTTTGAATATGGCATGTCTTAACTTATGCGTATTTAATCCATCCTTTCTAAATTTACAGGAAATAGAACCAGAGAAACCCTTGGATTTTGGATGTATTCAACCTCTTATGGAACAAACCTCTACCTTGAAGGTATGGTTAGATAAATTAAAATCTACCGAAGTACCCTATGATAATCGTCTAATTAACGAGAATCTAGGAATGTGGGTAAGAGAAACAATAGCGTGCTCCTATAATACTGGATTTGGAAAAGTAAAACTTGCTAGTAATACTGCTATTGATGCATATAAACTCCTTTATGAGAAAGAAGATTCCCCTTATTTTGTAGGGGAGGGAGAAAGTACATCTATGTTTAATGTGTATAATGCATTTACAGAACTTATAAGTAATGCAGACACAAGGGATATAGTAAATAAAGTTGAGAAGACTTTGCTCCTTAGAAATATTTTACATTTATCTTAAGATTTTAAAATTTCAATAACTTTTATTATATTTACTAAATATTAATCTAAGTAAATTATGTATAGAGTTACAAAACGCGAAGGAAATTTAGAGTCTTTTGATATTAGCAGAATAGAAAATGCTATACATAAGGCTTTTATGTCTTGTGAGACAGAAGTTAGTGAAGATGTTATTAAGAATATTGCAAAAGCAGTTAATATCTGGGATACAATCAGCATAGAGGATATTCAAGATCAAATAATTGAACTCCTTGGAGATTATGACTATCCTGATGTAGCTGCTGCTTATAGATCCTATAAGGATAAGCAATCAAGAGCTAGAATGCTTTGGCGGAAAATTCAATATATGGATGAATATATAGACAGTAATGAAAATGCTGCTACTATGTCTAATACTGATGGAAACGCAAATACTTCCGCCAAGAATGTTGCAACTCTGGAACCAGAGGTATTTAAGGATGATTTCAGAACTATACAGAGGTATAGGATGAAGAGGAAGCTTAAGCAGATGTATCCAGAGGTTGCATATGATTATGAGAGAGATATAGAAGGACATGAAATTTATGTTCATGATGAGGCTTCAACCCCAACTCTAAAGCAATATTGTATGGCTGTGTCCCTATATCCTCTAATGTTGGAAGGGTGCGGAGTTTTAGATAAAACCACCCCCTCAGAACCGAATGACTTGCAGTCCTTCAGTGGGCAATTGGTAAATTCCATATTTACTCTATCTGCTCAATGCAAGGGAGCCGTAGCAGTAGGTTCGTATTTTATTGCTTTAAATTACTATATTATTGCTGAGTATGGAGAAAAGTGGTATGAACATTTGGATGATGTAGTTACATCTAGCAACTGCAAAAAGTCTAGAACTATGAGAAATATGATTGAAAAAGCATTCAAGCAATTTGTTTGTGGAATCAATCAGCCTGCAGGTAATAGGGGTTATCAAAGCCCATTTACCAATATCTCATATTATGATCATACTTACTTCTCATCATTGTTTGGAACTTTTTACTATCCAGACGGCACTCAGCCTGAGTGGGAAGCAGTTGATGCTTTACAAAGATTATTCCTGAACTGGTTTAATAAGTGGAGATTGAGACAACTCGTAGCGTTTCCAGTAGAAACTATGGCTATGGTATATGATCCAAAAACAGGGGATATCATAGATAGGAATTACAAGGATTTAACTGCTGAGATGTATGCTAAGGGTCATTCCTTCTTCACCTATATATCTGATAGTGCAGATAGTCTTGCTTCATGCTGCAGACTTAGAAATGAGTTATCTGAAAATACCTTCAGTCCTACATCTGGTATGACTGGAATCAAGACTGGAAGTGCCAATGTTATTACTTTAAATGTAAACAGAATTATTCAAAACTACTTTGGACCTTGTAAGCATGAGGAGGTAGTGAAGAAGGAGCTCTGGAATGATTCCGTACATAGGTCAGAATTTGTAAAGTATCTTACTTCAATCTTAGAGAGAGTTTATAAGTATCATATTGCTTACAAGACTATGCTTTATGAGTGGGAAAGTAAAGGTGCTTACGCCTCTTCGAATGGAGGATTTATTAATATAAAGGACTTGTATAGTACAATTGGTATAAATGGATTAAATGAGGCTGCTAGATTCTTAGGTTTAGAAGTCTCCAACAATTCAGAATATATTCAATTTCTGCAGTTAGTCCTTGGAACTATTAAGGAACAAAACAAGAAACATTCTATCCACGACAAGAAGAGACCCTTCTTATTCAATAGTGAATGTGTTCCTGCTGAGTCTTTAGGAGGAAAGAATTATCGCTGGGATAAATCCGATGGGTTAATAGACAATGCTCATCTAAAACCTTTTTTGATTGACTCGGAAGCCCTAAAAATTAGGGTAACGAGGCGCAAGCAAGGATTATATTCCTGTGCAGCGTGACAGACTGAGTAAAAAGGATTTTAATATATGGTATGTGAATATAATATATTAAAATAAGCAACAGTCGGGTCTATATGGTAACATATAGAGAGAAAATCGAAGAATTTTCTCCGTTATTTAAATATTGTCCCTATAAATTTTGTTCCGGTACAAAATATAAATATAATTACCCAGATGAGTAATTGTTTAATATTTAAAAATTTTGTATCATGGAAACAAAAATTTGTAGTAAATGTGGTAGAGAATTACCATTAAAATGTTTTGAAACTGGAAGAAATCAATGTAGAGATTGTCGAAATGCACGACGTAAAGAATTACGTGATGCTAATCCAGAAAAACATAGAGAGGAAGCAGCTAGACGCCAAAAAGAACAAGGCGAATGGTTGTTGTCATTAAAAACTAAATGTCTAATTTGTGGAGAAACAGAGTCAGTATGTTTAGATTTTCATCATATTGATCCTAATGAAAAAGAATTTACTATAGGCAAGCATAGAAATAAAAGCAAAGAAAATTTATTAAAAGAAATTAATAAATGTGTTTGTTTATGTGCAAATTGTCATAGAAAAGTTCACGCAGGAATCTTACATTTAGAGGACTATTTAAATAATCACTCCGTTATACCTACGGCGGAGGCGTAACAGTACGATTGGGTTCCCGAAGACGAGAATCTTTATAATTCATATTTCTATAATGCTCATGACAATACATCTGTTCTTGACAAGTTTATATTGCATGGAAGACAAACTGCCTCTTATTGTGATGGAGGTTCTGCACTTCACTGCAACCTACAAGATCATTTAAGTAAGGAACAATATCTTAAGCTTATTGATTTTGCAGTAAGTCAGGGAACTAATTACTTCACTTTTAATATTCCAAATAGTCAGTGTGATGATTGTCATTTCATTACTAAGCATCCTATAAAGGTATGTCCGAAATGTGGAAGCTCTCATATTACTCAATATACAAGGATTATTGGTTATTTAAGACCAATTACAGCCTTTGGTTCTGATAGAAAAATAGAGGCTGGAGAAAGAACTTACAGTACATTATAATGGAAAGAAAGAATCTTAAGTCCGTTTCGGACGATTTAAATAGGTATAGTTATGTAGCTAAAGAGGGTGATTATATAACTGTCACTGAGTGGGCTAACGAGGAAGGATGGGACATAGACCTTAACGGTACTCTTATTAGACTTCACGGCACTGAGCTTACTGCAATTAATTATTTAACTCAGGTATTAATGTATGAAAAATGAAATTTTAGTGATACCGGATATTCATGGGCGTGATTTCTGGAAAGAGCCTTGCAGAGAATGGGAGGGGAAGGTAGTCTTCTTAGGAGATTACCATGACCCATACCCTCAGCAGGTGAGTAAAAATAATTCCTTAGAAAATTTAAAAGTCCTTATAAATTTCTATGAGAATAACAAGTCCAGAGTGGTCTGCCTTTTAGGAAACCACGATGGCAACTACCTTATAAAGGATGGGTTTGCTGATAGAGTTGATTATAACAATTACAACGAAGTTACTTCTCTTCTAAAGAAGCTAGATCTTAAGGTTGCTTATCGTGCTAATGATATTCTATTTAGCCATGCTGGAGTCCTTCTTAAGTGGTTAAAGGTTAATAATCTCTCTATAGAGGATGTTCCGAACTTGAAATTTGATCATAAAGCCTTAACTGATGTATCTCCTTGGAGAGGAGGGTTTTCAGAAGTTGGAGGAATCCTTTGGGGAGACGTTAGAGAGTATGCGTCAGAGGATCATATACCTGATCTCTATCAAGTATTTGGACATACTCAAATGAAGAAAGAAATAATTCAACCTGACTTTGCTTGTCTAGACTGTAGGAAGTGTTTCATTATGGACTTAGATTCTAAGGAAATAAGGGAATATTAAATGTGAATGTATGCTTAAATACGTTAATTATGAAGTAGTATTCGCAGAAATTCCAGATGAGATTTCCTTAGCAATAAACATTTCTAATTGTCCTTGTAAATGTCCAGGTTGTCATTCCCCTTATTTAGCAGAGGACATAGGTACCTTATTGACTCAGAGAAGGTTGAAAAGCATTGTTGAGGAAAATAAAGGAATTACCTGTGTGTGCTTTATGGGAGGTGATCTTGAGCCACACTATATCAATACTTTAGCCAAGCAAATTAAGGAAACAACGGATTTGAAGGTCGGATGGTATAGTGGAAGGCAAATGCTTAGTATAGAAATCAATCCTAAATGGTTTGATTTTATCAAGATTGGACCATATGTTGAGCAGTTCGGACCTCTAAACAATCCTAATACTAATCAGATTATGTATAAGGTAGTTCATGAAAGTGGTAAAAACGTGCTGCTTAACATTACAAATAAATTTTGGAAAGAATCATGAAGATATGGGCAATTATTTTAATCATACTTAGCTTAAGTAAGCTATGTATAGTAGGAAGTCAGGAGAAACAAGAGCTTACACGGGATCTATTTTATCAAATAAGAGATAATTTAGAGGATTTTCAAAAGAAAGCTATATTTGTTCTGATTATTGACAGTATCATTGGATTAGTCTGTGGTGCTGCTATATTGTTTATTTTATGACAGACATTATTGTTGTTTACAGTGACAAGAGTCAGCTTGATAGAATCGGAGATACTTCTAAGTATACTCCGATTTTTCATTTTGTTGATTCTTTAGCTAAGAAGAGTAAAAAGGAAGCATGGAGGATTAAATCCTACTATGGAGCCAAATTAGATCCATTTGCAGTTATATTAGATGATGAAAAGCCAATTAAAGCTTTTTACACAGAAGCAGAAGATGTAATTAATTCTCTTATTAAATACTTAAACAGCAATGGAAAATAAAATAGTAGTAAACGTAATTAACAAGTCTAACAACCCCCTCCCTAAGTATGAAACAGCAGGTGCTGCTGGTTTTGACATTAGAGTCGATTTGAGTCGTGTTACTCCAGACACTCCTATTAAGGGTTTCGGAGATGCCGAGGTTATTTGGTCTGGTGAAGGACATACAGTTCCGATGATTCGAATTGCTCCAAGGTCTAGAGCTTTGCTTCCTACTGGTATATTTACTGCTATTCCTGAAGGATGGCAGGTAAGCTGTCGTCCAAGAAGCGGTATGTCTATAAAGAAGGGATTGACCCTTGTAAATACCCCTGGCACTATTGATGCAGATTACCGTGGAGAATGGCATCTCCCAGTGATTAACCTTGGTCTGGAGGATGTATACATCGAAGATGGGGAGCGTATTTGTCAAGGTATTTTAGAACCTGTTTACCACGTTGAGTGGAATGAAGTGGCATCTTTAGATGAAACTGAGAGAGGAGATGGAGGTTTTAATTCAACTGGATCAAAGTAAGCTATGGGACTAGATATATTTCTTACTAAAAAGAAACGTTCAGAAATTGGTTACTTTAGAAAAGTTAATTTTCTAGTAAAATTCTTTGAGAAGAAGGGGTTTGATGTTCCAAATCAGACTCCTCTGGCAATCAGGAGAGAAGATGCAGAAGAGTTACTTTCTAAGTGCGAGGAAGTTTTGTGGGATCACTCAAAAGGACCAGAATTACTTCCTACCATGTCTGGATTCTTCTTTGGAAGTACAGACTATGATGATTACTACTATGATGACGTAGAAGCAGTTAGAGACTACGTCAAAGACAAGTTACTTCCCGAGTTTGATACTCTAGAGGAAGGAGAGGACATATACTTTGAAACTTGGTATTAAATGAAAGGATTTATTAAAACAGAAGCAATAGATGGATGGTTAGATAAAGGAAATGGTATAACTACCGTATACCTACGTAGTGGCATTGCAATTAATATTCCAACTAGTGATTTTATGACTGGATGGAATAGTAATAAGGAAATTGCCGAAACCATAACAAAAGATCAAATGATTTGTATTGGTGGTTTAAATAAAAATAGTTGAAATGATAACTAAGGAAGAATTTATTGATCTTATTTTGAAACAACAGGAGTGGTCTAATAGAATTGATGAAGTTTCAGAAGCTCTCAGTGTGCCTACACTCTTCGAGAGTGACTGGGTAGAGTATGCATCTGTTCTCTTCGATAAAACTTTAGATCTCTTGTTTAATGAGGATGGAGTAGATGACATAGACTGGTGGATGTATGAAAAATCTGGAAACCCGGAGCTTAAGATGTGGGATGAAAATAGAAAGGAAATTCCTACAGATACAGTAGAAGATCTTTGGAATTTGGTTAAGGATAATCAGAAATGATTAAGTATCTCCTTGGTAAAGCATCAACTGGAAAGTTTCGTTTCGCAGTAGTTGAATGTGATGAAGAATGGCATGAACCTGAACATGGCTACGTAATACAGCGTAGCTATGGTCAGGTAGGCGGCAAGACTACACTATCGCCTAAGATTATTGTAGATAGGACTAAACAGAAAAGAACTTGGAAAGAGCAATATACTCTTCAATTCAATTCTGAAACCAAGAAGTTTTTAGACAAGGGATATGTCGAAGTAGAAAAACATCCTAAGGAATACACCCTTGATGAGCTTCAGTCAATTTTTGGAGAGGTTAAGACTAATCAATATGGAGTAATTAAACCCCAACTTGCTAAACAAGCAGATAAGGTGACTAATCCGAAAATATTTGAAAAGAAGTGGCTTATTAGTAGAAAACTTGATGGTGTAAAAGCCTTATTCTATTACAAGGATGGGGTAATACATACTGCTTCCAGAGGAGGTGAAGACTATGATGCTGCTACTACTCACTTGCGTGAGGATCTGAAGCTTTTAAAGTTCTTTGAAGCACATCCTACTGTAATTTTGGATGGTGAACTTTTTGTTAGAGGTAAAACTCTTCAACAAATAAGTGGAGCTGCTAGAATGGAGAAAAATGCATATGATTGTGACTGGTTACAATATTGGGTTTACGATTGTTATGATTCTTCTAATGTAGATATGATAGCTTCAGATAGATATAAGTTTCTTATGCTAGAGCTATGTGATAATTGTGATATTCCTATGTACCTAACCACTGAAGATGATGAACATAATGTCCCAATTCGCCTCCTATTACATGAATATGTAGAGGGTTGGGATAATATGAAGAAACTTCATGATAAATGGGTTGCTGAAGGATTTGAAGGTGCAGTAATTACTGATCCTTCTAAACCTTATAAGGTAGGATCTCGTTGCAACAATCTTATAAAGATTAAGCAATATAAGTCTGAGGATTTTACAGTTGTTGGATATAAGCTTGGTCTTAGGGGCTCTGAAGATATGACCTTTACATGTGCGCTAGAAGATGGAAGAACATTTGAGGCTATGCCGGTTGGAGATAGAGCTACCAAAGCTGAATATGTTAAGAACTTTGACAATAAGTATAGAGGCCATAAAGCCGAGTGTACTTTCTTTAACTACTCGGATGATGGCATCCCAACTCAACCAAAATTAAGAATATTTAGATTCGACTTAGAGTAATATCATTTATAATCTTATATATGAAAATAAAACTAATAGGCACTTTTGATAAATATGATTTAGATATGTTAAGTAATGCTCAAGTGGGCACAATTTCAAATTTTGCAGACTAATGTACTTTAAAGGAACTATAATAATTACAGATCCGTGCTATATTGTTAAAAAATGTACTGAAGAGAATCCATACCCATTCCCGTGGACTACGGTAAATATTAAAGCCCCTAATATAGATGAAATGATTAAACAATACGTTGAATGGGAAGACACACATGATGATTGGTCGAAGTGTGATTACGGATATAATATGACAGCTTTAGGTATTCATAATTATATTACAGAATCTACTATTTATGGGGATTGGAGTTGCACTACATATGAGATTACCGAAGACCCTTATAAAGTAGTTAACAACCTTGCAGAAGCATCTGAAAAGGGCGAGGACTATGAAATAAAATGTTCTAAACTTGGTAACTTCTGTGCAGATTCTGGATTAGTTTCAGTTTTTAATCTTGACGAAGTAAGAAAATATAATCCAGACATAGATGAATGGATTGCATCTCATGATTGGTGTGTAACCACAATACCCGACTTCGATGGGGAAGCAAATTACTATGTTGACAAGCAAGGTTCTGCCCACATAGTAGGAGTTGGAAATATTAATTTCTTTACGGATCAAACTGGGCTATGAGAATACCAGAGAAATTTACGCTTAATAGCCAGGAAATAACTATTGAATTAGTTAGTACTCTCCCTAATCAAAATTTTGGAGAGTATTGTTGTATAACTGACAAAATAAAGTTAGCAACTAACGTCAAAGATGATGATGGAACAGTAATTTCTTTAAAAGAAGAACAAATAGAGAATACCTTTTGGCACGAGTTACTTCATGCTTTTCAATGGCATTCTAAGGGAGACTTTTCTGAAGAAGAATCTAATACCTACGCTGGGTATTTATTGGAGTTTTTTAAATCTAGTGGATTAATAATTAAATAAGATGGAATTAATTAAAAGTAAAAGAGCAAGTGAAAACTACCTTTCTAAGATTGTGAACATTACAAATTTCAGAAAGCACAATGATCCAGAGGTAACACGACTTAAGTGTTGTACTATTGATGGATTTAACATTATTACAGGAATAGATGCACAACCAGGCTTGTATGTCTATTTTCCAGCCTTATCTTGTATCAATGGAGATTTTCTAAGATTTGCTAATCTCTATAGACACAAAGAGTTAAATAATGATCCAGAACAATCTGGAATGTTTGATGACAATGGACGAGTAAAGGCAATTAAGCTTAGAGGTGAATTATCTGAAGGATTCATCTTACCAATAGTCATACTTCAGAATTATGTTGTATCTGTAACAAATCATGAAATTAATGAAATCAAAGAAGGTATTGAGTTCGACGCAGTGTCACATGGCGGTAAAGAGTTCTGGATTAGTAAGAAATATGTCGCAAAGAGACAAATCTCACAGGGCGGCAGCAAGGGCAGGATCTCCAAGAAGGTTCCAAAGGGACTCGACAAGGTCATTGACACCCAATTTAGATTCCATTACGATAGATGTGTCGCCTGAGACAGTAATGTTTCAGTGAAAATTGAGCAAAATCGGTAAATTCTAAAATTTCATCATATACATCACTTTTTATTTGGAGTAGTAAGACTGTTTTTATATCTTTGCATATAATTAATAAAAGAAATAAAAATGATTAAAAAGTCCGAAAAAACAGAAAAAATGTTATAGACTCTTCGAGAAAACTTTACTGATAGTGACTATCAGGAATATATTCTTGGAAATCTTAAGATGAAAGATGTATATACTAAGTACAAATGTAACCAAAATGCAATGGATTATTTCTTTGCTGAGAGAGGTTATATAAAAAGAGGTAATTTACGAAATTCCAAGATTAAAAAGGATATATTTAATCCTGTTAATACTCCAGAAGCAGCCTACATTCTAGGGTTTTATATTGCTGACGGATGTATAAATAGTAATAAATTTGTAATTACTCTAAGCGAAAAAGATAAAGAAATACTTGAAAAAATAAGAGATTATATGTCTCCAGTAACTAAGCTCTGTTATAAACCAGAGAGAATTAACAAAGCAGGTATTACTACTCATCCAATGTATTCATTTTCTTTTGCTTGTAAAGAAATAGTTTCTAGACTAGAAGAACTAGGGCTTGGACAAAAGAAAACATATCTAGAAAAATCTATAAAAAACATAGTTCCTAAAGAATTTATGTGGGACTTTATTAGAGGATACTGGGATGGAGACGGGAATATTAACTCTTCTGAAGTAACTAAAAAAGTTACGTTAAAAAACGGGGAAGAAGCTACTTATCAATATAATAATATTGGCTTTACTATTATTTCTAAAGATCCTCTAATCTTAGAGGAAATAAACGATTTCTTTTTAGAATCAGGAATATCTACTCATGTATATCCGGATAATAAAGGGAATTATTTAGTAGGAACACACAGTAAGTATGAAGTAGAAAGGATATATAATCACTTATATACATCAAGTAATCTTTTTCTTAATCGAAAACGTATTAAGTTTGATGAAATCATGAAAATACCGAGGTAAATTAATGTTTAACAGCATTAGTCACCGTAACGCGTAGAAGTTGAAACTAAATAAGGGCGGTTCTGTGGTTAGAAAGCGTAAGTCCCTCTAAAAGTCGAGGATTCAAGTCCCTTCACGTCCACTATTATAATACATAAGGGCGTGTACCTCAGTTGGTTAGAGGGTTGGAGTTGGCAGTAAACATGGATTCGAGTTCCATACCGTCCACTATTTAGAATATAATACTTCCAAGAGTGCTCAACACCCTACATCTGAGGGTGAAAATGTACGCTGAACTTATAGGAAACTATAAGAACTATAGGATAAAAAGCCTATAGGATAACACAATTGACAACTCTTATTAAGAAATGTCCTCATGTAATTACTCCAGATGCATGGATTCAGCTCTCTTATAAAATCCATGGAACTTCTGGCATTTCTGCATACGTACTCTGTAAGCAGAAACTAACTTGGAGGCAGAAGATTGCTAAGTGGCTTACCGGCGAAGAGTTTAATAAGTATGATTATCTATATGCATCCAGGTCAGTAATTAAGAACAGAACCTATAATCCAGGTGTACAGGGAGGTTTCTATGGAGTTGATGTTTGGGCTGAGGCTGACAAGATTGTTCGCCCATGTCTTGCTAAGGGTCAGACTGCATATTATGAAATAGTAGGCTATCTTCCTAATGGAGGATTTATTCAGAAGAAGTACGACTATGGATGTGTTCCTCCTAATGAGGAAGAAACATATACTCCTGAGAAACACTTTAAGGTTCGTATTTACAGAGTTACTTATACTAATATAGATGGTAAAGTATTTGAATATACTCCTCGTCAGGTTCAGCAGTGGTGTGCACAAGTAGGCCTTACCCCAGTTGAAGAATGCTATTTTGGGCAAGCAAAGAATTTATATCCTGACTTGGATATTGCAAATCATTGGAATGAAAACTTCCTAGAAAGATTAGCAAATGATCCTAAGTTCTATATGGAGAAAGACTCTCCACACTGTAAAAATAAGGTCCCACACGAGGGGCTTGTAATTAAGCTAGAGGATGGACTTAGCCATGCCTTTAAACTTAAGTGTTTTAGATTCTTAAATAAAGAACAAGAGTTATTGGATAAAGGTGAAACTAATATTGAGGATGAAGCATGAAAAGTAATTTATTGCACATTTGTTTTGTACTAGACGAGAGTGGATCTATGTACAATTCCGTTGATGATGTTATCGGAGGTTTTCAGAAACTCATTGACGAACAAAAAGGAGAGAAGAATGGAGAATGTATTATTTCCCTATATAGGTTCTCAGACACAGTTAAGAAAGACTATATAGGTAAGCCAGTAGATGAAGTTTCTAAACTTATCTATTCTCCTGGTGGCTGTACAGCCATGAATGATGGTGTGGGAACAGCTATAGACGAGATAGGCAAATGGCTCTCCGATATGGATGAGTCTGAGCGTCCTTCTAAGAACATGATAGTAATCATGACTGACGGTCAGGAAAATGCCTCTAAGGAATATGATTTTGACGCTGTTAAAGGGAAAATTAAGCACCAGGAAGAAAAGTACAGCTGGACTTTTGTCTATATGGGTACTAACCTCCAAGATCTCAAGGATGCTAACAGGCTTGGTATCAAAATGAGATCTGTATCTGGTTCCAGGAATATCGCAGCTAACTATTCTCATATTGATGCCTATGCTAAGGCATTAAGAAGTAGTACTAATGCTGCTTCAGTAGCTGTAGCTGATGCATTCCTGACCAGACAACTTTGCGAAGATACTACTAGGTATCAAGTAGAAAATAATATTACTCTTTAATGAAGAGTTTTAAAATCACTCAATCTATAACAGATAGAAAGGATGCATCCTTAGGAATTTATTTCAAGGATGTGTCCAAACTATCTATGACTACTCCGGAAAAAGAAGTAGAGCTTACTAAGAGAATAAAGCTTGGAGATAAGGCTGCTGCTAATGAATTAGTAACTGCTAATCTAAGATTTGTGATCTCTGTTGCAAAACAATATCAGAATAAAGGTCTTGACTTAGTTGATCTCATTCAGGAAGGAAATATTGGAATGCTTGAGGCTGCTTATAAGTTTGATGAAACCAGAGGATATAGATTTATTTCTTATGCCGTTTGGTGGATACGTCAATCTATTATGAGAGCTATATCTGAACAGTGTAGAACTGTTAGAGTTCCTATGAGTCAAATAGTTAATATGAGTAAGATAAATAAAATGTCTGAGAAGTTTGAGCAAAAGAATGGTAGAACTCCTTCTATGGAGGAAATAGAGGAAGAGACTAATCTTGATAGAAAGAAGATAAACATGTCTTTATCCTCAACCTACAGGTCTGTTTCTTTAGAAAGTCCTTTACGGGATGAAGATGTAAGTTGTTTGCTGGATGTACTTCCTAATGATAACTCAGAATCTACAGATACAACTGCTTTAAAGAGTGATTTAATTATTGAAATAGAACATATTTTATCCAAACTATCTTATAGAGAGCAGGATGTTCTCAGAATGTCCTTTGGAATTGGAGTACAAGCTATGTCTAATGATGAAATAGCAAACCGATTTGGAATTGGGGGAGAGCGAATCCGCCAAATCCAGCATAGTGCTATTAATCATATTAGAAATAAATATAAAAACGAATTATCTGAATTATTATGAAACATGAATTAATTATTTTACAAGGTATTCAAGGCTCTGGAAAAACTACATGGGCAAAGAACTGGGTCAAAGAAGATCCTAAACATAGAGTAAGATTTAATCAAGATGATATAAGAAATATGTTCGGGGTTTACTGGGTTCCTAGTAGAGAACCTCTTGTAAAGGCAATGCATAACAGTTTCCTTAATGAGGCGATGTTAGAGGGATACGATATTGTATTAGATAACATGAATCTTAATCAGAAGACCCTCGATGAAATTAAGGAAATCGTTGAGGAATTTAATAAGTGGATTTCACTATCTCCAGTTGATTTACACTATGACATTAAATATCAGACCTTCTTCGATACTCCTTTAGAAGAGTGTATTGCAAGGGATTCTAAAAGAGAGAACCCTATTGGGGAGAATGTCATTAGAAACACTTATAATAAGTATAAGGATGTTATAAATGGAAACTTATAGATTGAGTGTTGATCGTAAGTATACTATCTGGGAAAGAGAATATTATATGATAGAGGCAGAGTCAGAGACAGAAGCTTTGGAGAAATGCTTAAGTCCAGATGTGGACTGCTCTGATTCTGAATTTCAGTATGATAATGCTGACTATATGACTCCTAAGGATAACGATAATTATCCTACTCTAGAGGTATTTAACGAAGACACAGACGAACGAATTTTTAGTAATAATCCAGTATCAAATGAAGATAGATAACTTTAAACAACTCCGTGAGCATTTAATCTTTCACAATCCAAATGAGTTTTACTTTCTTCAAATAATACAAAGGAAGAAAGACGGAAATGAAGGGTTGCATGTAAGGAATGGATATAGACTTATACGTTCTTATTATATCTATAGTCTCGAAGAATTTGATTCTTTAGAGAGTAGAATAAAAGAATTATGTGAGAGTAATAATGCTAGAGCCTACATCAATCCAAATGTACGAAATGCTCAAGAGGTTGCGCTAGAATGTATTCGCAAGTACGCTGACTTGGTAGCCGGGAACTGCGCCTTTCAGGGAAATAATATTTGGGATAGTACGTGTGGAAGTACTCGTGCCAGAGGATATAAGGCACTATGGCTAGTGGATGTTGACAATCCAAATGAATTATCTCAGGTTAAGGAATTAATACTGCAATGTAAACATTCAGAACCATTTGTAATGTATGAGGTTCCAACAGTCCATGGATACCATTTAGTATGCAGCGGATTTAATTCTATGCAATTCAACAAGGAGATTCAAAATAGAGGTCTAGATGAAGTAGATATTCACAAAAATAATCCTACTTTACTCTATTATAATGATCTTTCTAGTAAGCAAAAACAAGGGACTATTTAGTCCAGAAAAGTATAAACAGGTAGATTTTCTTGACGCTATGAAGATTCTAGAGCCCATAAGGTTAGTTCAACTTGATACTGAAACTATGGGACTAGATTGTCATACGAAGGATCTTTTAACTCTTCAGTTAGGAAATAAGGAAAATCAAGTTGTCTTTGATTGGACAACTCTCTTAGATTGGGAAAAGAAATCTCTAAAAACCTATCTAGAATCAGATAGAACTTTTCTTGGATGGAATATTCAATTTGATTTAACCTTTCTATATGTTCAAGGAATTTATCCAAAGAATATTATAGATGGTATGATTATAGAGAAACTCATATTCTTAGGGTTCCCAGCTATTCTAGGTCCAGATTTGTATGATGGACAGTTTGGATATGAACCTGTCAGAGATGAGAGGAATAATGAAATTAAGTATTGGGAAATTAGTTATTCTTTGAGGGCAGCGGCTAATAGGTGGTGTAAGATTGACATCGATAAAACCGTTCGAGGTCAAATTATTAACCAGGGTCTAACTGAGGAAGTTGTAGTATATGCCGCTGGTGACGTAACACCACTAGAAGATATTTACAATGCTCAGATGGAGGAAGTACGAAAACAGAATCTGGAGCGAGCAGTAAAGTTTGAGTGCGAAGCTGTAAAGTCTGTTGCCTATACCAAATATTGCGGAATCCACATGAGTCTCTCTAGGTGGAGTGAAAAGATGGCTAGGGATAAGATGAATCTTAATCAAGCTGTTTCAGAACTAAACCAGTATGTAGTTAATCTATATAACAGTAATCACAAATTGTATAAACCTTTTGTTAAGTGGATAGATGCTGATTTATTTGGTTTTGTCAAGGCCGGATATACTTGCACTCTTAACTGGAGTAGTCCTAAACAAGTTATACCTCTATTCAAAATACTTGGTATAAAAACTAAGACATTTGATAAGAAAACTGGTAAAGAGAAAGATTCTATAGAGGAAAAGGTTCTATCTCCTCAAGCAAGTCAGTTCCCAATTATTCCTCTTTTCTTAAAGTATCGAGGTGCTTCTAAGTTAGTTTCCACTTATGGAGAGAACTGGGTTAAAGCAGTTAATCCAAAAACTGGTAGAATACATGTGGAGATACATTCTATAGGAACTGATACGGCAAGAATGAGTAGTGGAGGCGGGATATATCGGTTAAATTTGCAAAACTTGCCCCACGATGAAGAAACCAGAGCATGTTTCACTGCAGAAGAGGGTAATGTCTGGTTATCTACAGATTATCAGTCACAAGAAAGTAGACTTATTGCATCCGTTTCTAATGATAAATCTATGATTGACCTATTTGAAACCGGATGTGGGGATGTTCATAGCCTAGTTGCCTATATGTCTTATCCCAACATTATACCTAGGAGTACTAGGATTGAGGATATTAAGAAATTATATCATGAACAGAGACAAGAGGCTAAGGGAATTGAGTTCGCAGTAAATTACGGAGGAGATGCACATACTATAGCCAACAATAAGGGACTTCCTATAAAAGAAGCAGAGAAAATCTACAATGACTTTATGAGGGGTTTCCCTGGTATACATCAATATCAACAGTATTGTCGTCAAGAAGTAATGAGAAAGGGGTATATTCTTATGAATCCTATCCTTGGACATCGTGCACATATCTTTGATGGAGAATGGCAGAAGACGATGACAGAGAAGATGCAGGATCGTGAGTTTACTAGTTATTACTGGCAGATGAAGAAGGAATCTCCTTACTGTGATACTGTACAAGAAGTTAAGCGTTTTAACAAACGTAAATCTTCCTCTGAAAAACAATCTATTAATTATCGAATACAAAATAGAGGAGCTTGTTGTACAAAATTAGCTCTTATTAAGTTCTTTAATTGGATTGTATCTAATAACTACCAAGATATTGTTGAAATATGTGCAATAGTTCACGATAAAATAATCACTTGTCGTGATTAAATCCCGTTAATTGCTGGAAATTCCTAAAGGTTAAGAAACTATAAAACTTCCGAAAGGAAGTTTGAATGTTTGAAAATTCTTAATATGTTTGTACATGAAAATTCATGTTTAATTAAAATTATAAATAATATGATTGAATGTACAATAAATGGAAAATCAGCAGCTTTGAACCTAAGTAATGAACAACTACAAGTATTAGTATCTGGAAAATTTGGAGATGGATGCTTATCTACTCCAAAAACGTGTATGGATAATTCTATGTATAGTACTAATTGCATACACAAAGAGTATATAGACTACAAAGAGAAGTTACTTGGAGACCTGGCCTCTAAGTCTAATCTCTTACTAAATAATGGTTATGCAAAGAAACCTATATGGTGTCTACATACGCATGTTAATCCAGATATTACAACCATTAAGAACATGAATATTGAAGATGCTCTAAATCTCTTAGACGACTTAGGGATAGCATTGTGGTTTTATGATGACGGAAGTCTACATAAAACTAAATTATTCTACAATCTAAATACTCAAGGATTCTCCGAAGAAGTAAATAAGGAATTATTTGTTCCATTCTTTCTAAAATTTGGAATTAAGGCCAAACCTACGATTGAAAGAAAGAAGGATGGGAGAGAATTTTGGTACTTAAGAGTAGGAAAATATGATGGAGCTTATGAAATTTCAGAATTACTTAATAAATACAAAGTGAATTGTTTTGATTATAAGGTTTGGAGTTCAGAGACTATCCAAAATTGGAGTAAGCTGCAAGAGTGGCTGAAAAGCGGGAATAACTCAAATTGCTCTACTAAAAAGAAATCAATGATTCTCAAAAAGATAGAGCAAGGAGAATTATAAGATATAGTCCGAACTGCATAGAAATGTGCAGAGAGCATGTGGAATCGACATGTTCATAACGCTATTGGAGATTAATGTGGAATGTCCTAAAGTAATGAAAAAAGAAGTATCAGATATACTTGTTAAATGTATGGTTGCTGGAGGAAAACCTTTCTGCCCTAATGTCCATTTAGGAGCAGACATTTCTATCGGAGATCATTGGATTCATTAACATTATGAAAAAACATATTATATTATTTGGGAAAGACTATTTGTTTGGTGATTCTTGCCAAGAATTGTGGGATATTGATGATAGAAAGAAACTGTATGGGGTTTCTGATTTATCAGAATGTCCTGAGGATGCTATAATTGGAAGGGCGTTATTAAGTGGTGACGAAGTTTTAGATCTAGTTAAATTGGGCATGAATTATTCCAAAATGGGCTATGATGAAATTGAATATAACTACTTAGAATGTCCTGAGGATGTTGAATTAGATGAATTTATTCAAGATTATTTAGATAATGCAGATGCAAACAATGACAAATAGAATAAAAATTAGTACCTCTCCAGTGCTTCAACAAACATTGGAGAGGTATATACTGGTAGGGTGGCCTGAGATTCAAATTTTCATGGAGCACCCTAGGTGGAGTGAATGTATATTTTGTACAGAAATTGCAGGGCATCTCTGCCCTGACAATTCATATATGGTTCCAGAATCTTTATATAAGGAGGTTAATAATGGGGTGGTCAACTGAATTATTTTGTAATGTCTCTTACAATAAGGAGACATTTAATTCTAGAGGGGAAGTAGAAGACAAAATCTCTGATTTGGACAAGAACATTGAGTCTTGTAAAAAGACCATTAGAGATATGGCTTTAATGACAGAACCCTCTAAGTTTATGAGTAAGGACAGCGACGAAAGTCCGTATTACTTTGTAACTGAACAAGTAGAAGACAATTTAGAACTTCTAGAAGAATATACAATAGAGAGATGGAAACTCTCTTTGTTACTTGAGAATTGGAACAATTGCCATACTAAAGAAGGACTTGCTATTTATCCGCCTGATAATATGGATTGGAAAACGGCTTACCTTCACGGCGACTTCGTTCACAGCACAAAATATCCAACTAATAAAGATTTATTGGGATGAGAGGAATTAAAGCTAAAGTCACGATGGAGAGAACTCTCTATGTTGATTTACCGGACGATGCTACTGAGGCAGAGGTATTAGAGGCAGCAAATAAGGAGATCATTCTCCCTACTAATGCTCTCTGTACTGCTTCACATGCTTTAAGAAATTTGCATGTTAATATTCCACATCTGGATTTAACAGACTGGAATACAACAGATATTAATTATGAAGTAATACAATGAAAAAGATTTTATTTTTATTTAGTATAGTATTGCTCTGTTCTTGTAATGCTAAGAGTGATGGTTCTAATACAATACATGCTAAGGATGGTACTGTTCCATTTTCACGTATAGAAGTATTTAAATACAAAGGACACTCTTATATTAAATTTGGTGGAAGTAGTGGAGTAGTACATGACCCAGACTGTCAATATTGCTATGACAAATTTGACTAAAAAGATTGCTATCTTCGTATCAATATCTAAGGTAGTTGATATTAAAGTAAATGAAGGTCAATCTATAGAAGAGGCAGCTTATAATTGCATCGATGGTATTAAAGATGATTGGGAAATTGAAAACATTATAACAACTGAAGTATGAAAATAATTAAGTTCTATTCAGACACATGTGGTCCTTGTAAGGTTCTGGACTCTAACCTTAAGAAGGCCGGTGTTGATTATGAGTCTATTAATGCTAATAGTGATGAGAATGACGCTCTTGTAGAAAAATATAAAATACAAGCAGTTCCTACTCTTATAAAGGAGGACAATGGAGTGGAGATTGATCGTCATGTAGGTATTATGACAGAGGAACAACTTAAACATTGGTGTAATGATTAACTTTGAAACTAAAAAAGTACTGTTCATTGATTTGGACAGTACTTTAATTCAAACTATATCAGGTAAAACATTTCCTGAAGATATTACAGATTTTAGAATACAACTTCCAGTATTAAATAAAATTGTAGAAAAGTTACCTAATTTAAATAGTTTTTATATCGTAACTAATCAAGGTGGTGTAGGTACATATTATACTAAAGAAGATATAGAAACTAAATTAAGGACAATTGAAGTATTTTGTCAAAGGTACTTAGATACTTACTATAATTTCCCTGATGATGAATTTGTAATGAATAGATTGTTTAGGTCAATGGGAATTGCTGTTATAGTTTTATTATTTATAGTACTTCTTCCCGTAATAATATTTATAATAGCAGGAATATTAACGTACTTTGGTATGAACTCTATTCTTGCATTACTTATTGGAGCAGCTGTAGCTCTATTTATTGTCATTACGATAGATGTATATCGTCAACAAGGTTGCTAATAAAAAAAAAAGAAAATGAAGAAAATTTTATTATTTTTGATGGCTGTAATGTGTTTAACACTTACATCTTGTAAGGAACATTTCTCTGATGGAGAACGTGTTGGTACTGTAACTAAGTTTAGTAAAGCTGGAGTCTTTTGGGATTCCTGGGATGGGTTACTTAACGTTACTCAAACTGGTATGAACTCTAGTGGAGAGCCATTCACCTTTTCAATGGATAATGATCGAGATGATCAACAAAAACTTATTGACACATTAGTCAAAGCTCAAGTAGAAGGTTGGAAAGTCAAAATTAAATATCATCAAGTTTGGGGAGCAAAGAACGTCTTCAATAATCGTGGTGAATGTGATTATTTTGTAGATGATGTAATTATTCTTGATAAGAACTTCTCAAAAATTGGAGATATTGTAAAGGGAACTAATAAAACAGCTCCTCACGATACGTTATATGTTAAAATAGTTAAATAATGAAACTTATAGAGCAATCTTTTGAAATTCTAGAGCAGAAAGACTTTACTATTAAGGGTATAAAGCAATTCATTGAAAGATGTGCTAGAGTATCCTATAAGAGTGAAGATAAAATGACTGATACTTCTTACGAAAAGTTTGTAGGAATACTAGAGAGTAGAGACCATGCCCGCCCACTTGAATTTGGAACAGTTCACTTAAAAATGAACGCTTCAGATTTTAATAAAATAAGGTCTACTTTATGTTTAAATAAAATTTATAATGACCAATGGATAAAACATTATTATGTTGGAGATGTTACTTATGTAACAACTAATTATAGATATTATTTAAATATTCTTGAAATATTCCCAAAAGTTGAACAGTTTTTTACTGAGGAAGACAATGAGTATTATCCAAAGAGATATACAGTCCATATGATTCTTGATCGTGGAGTTATGGATGAGTTTAGAACTCATGTAGGATTATCTCATTTAGCTGAATCTACTCGCTATTGCAACTATTCCAAAGATAAGTTTGGTAATGAAATTACATTTATCAAACCTGATTGGTATAAAGGTC